CTCTTCTTCCGTGATATTAAATTTAACTAGTTCATTTATAAATTCTTCTTTATTATTTATTAATACACTCCAAAAATTGGTTAATAGGCCAAATATATCATAACCGACGACTTCAAACCCTAAGCAAGACGAAAGGACCAATTCAACCGAACCGCCGCCGAAGAATGGTGACACTATTTTCTTTTCTTTTAATGCGGGTAAATTTTCTAATATGAGACCGATGGCTTTACTTTTTCCACCGGCGTATCTCAACGGAGATAAACAAACGCGTTTATATGGCGTGGTGGTTCCTTTGATTGACTTTAAATACTTTTGTAAATACTCTTTACTGGATTCTAACTCTAATTCTTCTAATTCTAACTCTTTTTTTTCAACCACAATATTCTCATCCTCCTCTACAACTAACAGGGTCTTTGTTTTAGTTTTTGTTTTAGTCTTTGTATTGCTCATTATCTAATATATATGTATAATAACACATATTTATATATTTTCAATTCAATTTTAATTTATTTGTTTTGTTTGCGCGTTTTACAATTCTTTCCGGGTCGGCATACCAAGCAATACATAATTTGGAAAGACCAAGTTATCTATGTAGAGAAATCAAAAGTAATCAAGCAGTTTTACCGAATTGCTATAAACAAAATATACATAAGGTATGAAAAACCTAAACTTTGGATTATTTAATTCGTATTTTTGTGCGAACTTAAATGTCCAAAGGTGTATAGTAGTAACGATTTTATTACAACGTCTTATAAATATTTTTAGGATATAACATCCAAATCCAATCAATTAATTTATAAAATTCAGGTATAGTATAACTGAGCATCAAAGGATAGATAATAATCAAAATTAATTTCACAATTTTATATACGAGAGAAACAGAACTAGAAACCAAAAACATGGCTACAATATACGCAACAACAAGCAAAAAATATATCCATCTAAATATGCTATACCAGCTCAACAGACCATCATAATTTTGCGTCTCATAATACGTTTTTCTATCTGTAGTAATTATATCTATTCCACGTAGCTTAATTTTATTATTCAACGATTCATTTTCATTAACATAATCATTATATAATTCTAAAACATGGTTGTAATTTGTAGACAGACTATTATAAGTGTCGTTCAACGATGTCGCATTATCTACACTATCATCAAATTCGTGCTGCATCTTATAACCTAAATCATTAACCTGTTGCGTTAATTGATTATCTAAAACCGAATTATATCCTGCGTCACCATCTGTAAAAGTATAATAATTTTTTTCAGCCTGTTTTAATTGAGCCGGCGCAGAAACAATATTGGTTTGTGCGTCTAAATATATTTGATGAAGTTTATCAGATTGTCTATTTTTTTGACAATTAGGACCACACATTAATGCGTCGGAAGATTGTGCTAGCATTTGATTAATTTTTGCTGTCATTTCTTGTTGTTGTGTTATGATATTGTTTTGATCCATATTTTATGTAGTTATATTATGGCTATATAAATATAATAAATAATAAAAAAATGATAATAATAAAAAATTGATAATAATATAGAATATAATAATATAGTATAACAAATAGTATGTCTCTTACAGGATTAAAACGTAATACAATAGATAAATTTTATACAAAAGACGCTGCGGTAGATTTATGCTTAGAAATGGTTAAAACACACTTATCTATTTCTAATGATGATTTAATTATTGAACCCAGTGCTGGAAATGGTTCATTTATAAATAAACTAAAAACCTTATCAAACTATTATATATTTTATGATCTACAGCCAGAACACGTCGATATAATCAAGCAAGATTTTTTAGAACTTCCCCTGAATTTAACCGATACAGAAATCAAAACCAAATTTCACACAATAACCAAATTTGAAAAAATACATGTCATAGGTAATCCTCCGTTTGGTAGACAATCCTCATTAGCAATTAAATTTATTAAAAAATCGTGCGAATTTTGTGATTCGGTTTCGTTTATATTGCCCAAGAGTTTCAAAAAGGATAGTCTTAAACGTGTCTTTCCACCCCAATTTCATCTGATATTTGAAATGGACCTTCCAGAAAAATCGTTCTTAGTAAATGGTTTGGAACATAATGTAGATACTATATTTCAAATTTGGGAAAAAAAAGATAGTTGTCGAGAGATAGTTGAAAAATTGGAACCTGTGAATTTTGTGTTTACCGCGCAAACAGAAAATCCGGATATTTCATTTCGACGTGTCGGTGTATATGCCGGAAAAATAGATAAGAATCCCAATAAAGATAAAAGCATTCAATCGCATTATTTCATTAAATTTACAAATAACAAATCCGTCGACGAAAATATAGAGTTGTTAAAAAAAGTCAATTTCGATCATAATAATACAACAGGCCCTAAATCTATTTCAAAACAAGAGCTGATATCTCAATTCAATCCACTCTTATAGTTTTATAGAAATATCTACTTACTAATCTATCTGAAAAATTTGGTAATTATATTTTGGAGATTTTTCAAATAACATAATGTATTATTCTTAAATCCGGTTTCAAATAATGTATATGCTTTATTTTTACTATTGTTTTTACTATTTTTGTTGCACTTAAATTGCGTATAATTACTAATAACACATAATAGTTTACTCTGTTCAGTATTATGCTTATTATCAACTAAATATTTATATCCTCTATTTAGTTGATGTCCACCAGAAATTAGGTCCAATTGATTCATTCCTATAATAATTTTATTTGTATTTTTTTCAAATATATACCAATCTGGTATTTCGGATGTCATATGTAATTCGTGTTTTTTCTCAAAGCAATACTCAAATCGTTCAGTATCTAGTGCTAAATTACATATACACCTTTGAACTATTTTATTGAATTTATTACCACGAATAACCCCTTTGGTTCCTGCTGGTATCAACTCCAATATATAATCATTAATTATTTTCTGCTTTTTTTCTTCATCTACATATTTATCTAATACATTTCCCAATTTTACAATTTCGTTCTGAACCGAATTACTTTTCATGTATTCGGATAATAGGTTAACATCAGATAGTTGTTCTATCGTATCATGACAAAATTCTTGTTGTATTCTATTATTGATATAATCCATATTTACTTGATAATTATAATAGAATAGAATTAAATTATTTCATTTTTTTTATATACCTCCAAATCCACCCATAGGCATTCCCATAGACGCAGTCCCAGCAGACCCTGTAGACCATGTAGTCCCTGTAGACCCAGCAGCCCCAGCAGACCCAGCAGCACTAGCACTGGACCCTGTAGCAGCATCAGTCGCATCTGGAGGGGGAGGCGGCGGAACACATTTATTTTGTGTAGGGTCATAAGTCGTTCCGTCATAGCAACAAGCAGAACCAGAACATATTACTCCGGTCGTTTGCCATGGATTATCGGTCCCCTCAGGATTGGTTGTATCTATAGGAGGAGCCTGGCTCGTTTTAAACGGCCAGTTATATTCTTGGTAATTCATATTATCACGCGAAACCGAATACAATAATTGTTTCCAAATATATATAAGACCAATCACCGCAATAATAATGACTAAAACCGCATAAATACTTCGCGGCAAAATCCCCGAATTTGCTAAAATAGTCAATATAATAATGGGAATACAAATAATTATAATCGTTTTCATAATACCCGCATGATCAGCATATCTTTCACCATAATAAGTGTTTATCTCTACTAAACGTAATTTATTCGCCTGATCTTGTTGTATAAGTTTCATTCGTTTTTTCGCTTCATTCAATTCATTTTCGACGATGTCTACTGCGCTGCTCTGTTCTAACAAGGTATCGCGAGACGCAGCCACATTATTCTGATAAAATGAAAACATACCATTCAAATTCTTATAAAGGTTGGTTCGCATTTGAGATATTTCGTTTATTTTATTCATGAGTGATTCTTTTTGTTCAGGTGTTAATGTTCCGACCGATAAACCATCTTCCAATTGAGTAAATAAATCTTTTTCAATATTTTGAAGTCCTTGAATATCTGTCAATGTTTGTGCGTTTCTCTCTTCAGTATTGGAAAAGTCTGTCGTAATGGGGGTTATGATTGTTCCTGAACCGGCATCTATATTTGTATTGGATTTATAAGGACAATTTGTAACACCATCGAAACTATTACATCCTTCATTTTTTGACCAATGGCATATTTGACCTGCTCCATCTATATAAGTATTTACACACTCCTCGCATGATGATGTTTTATTTTGTGTACATTGTGTATAACCTTCTCTCACAACACCTTTTCTCATTTATATATTATTATAAAATATAATATAATATATTATAATAATCTTTCACGTATTATTTCCTAATAACATTCATAGCAACTATTACAACAGCAATCGCTAAAATACTCCAAAAAATATACGTATAATTTTCTTTCAGGACAACTATATCACTATCAGAAAGTATTCCATTAATATTTGTCATATCAGTCATTTTCTTATATTTGGTGATAGTATCTTTATACGTTTTAAGATTCTTATCTAAAGCAGTTTTATCAATACCCATTTGATTATTTAAATTAGCATTAAGTGTTTCTAAAGACGTGATTTTATTAACCAATGCTTCAGCAGTAGCGACTAATTGACTTTTGATTTGGTCGAGGGATTGGTTCGCCGGTTCAACCGCCTTAGAAAGACCACATGTCGTCTCAGGACTCATCATCAAATCAGTATAATATGGCATTTGTTGATATTGAATCGTATCAATATCCGTCACAATTTTGCTACATGATGCGTTATTCGTTATTTTTCCATCCGCACTAACCATCGACGCAGGATATTTGGCCATATTACCATATTTGTCTACATAACCTGCCTTACCCATGTTATCAGGTATTCCAACCGCATCTAATTTGTAAATTGCGTTTATACCGGCTAAACCATACGCTTTACCATCTGCTAAAGTAGTTGTTCCTTCTGATTTCCCATATCGCGTAGCATCGTTTATATTATTACTAACAAAACACTGAGAAGTGCCTGTACTTCCGTTTTGTAAAGCAAAGTATTGATATCCGCCGTCCTTGGCATATTGTTGACAAGTAGCAACCGAATAATTTTGCCCATTAGGAACCATTTGTAAAGGCGGTGTATTCGTATATTTCCAATCCGCGTCAGTTTCAAATAAAAATTCTTTGGTAGCGTCATTAGTCGCCGACATTATAACCCCAGCCGGCCCGCCATTATTTATAACCACAGCAGCGATATAATTAGGACCGGGCGCAATAGATAATGCGATTGTTTGACTAGGTTCTTTCTGCCCCCATCCTCCTTTAAATGACCCAATAAAATTAGAATTTAAATATACATCACACATGTCGTCACACATACCAATAAGTGTTGCTTTAATATACGATGTTCCAGTATAGTTGAAATTATATATGAGCGTTACCGGAGCACCGGTATTAACTGGAGCACCATTTTGCGCATCAGCCGTATACCATATCCAACTAGCATATGGGTCACCAAAAGATTCTGTCGTTCCCCAAGGCGCACTGCCATTTTGGCCGCATACAAATACGGGAGAATATTTAGTTAAATCAGGTCCGCTCATAGTCATAGCGCGAGCTGAAGGATCGTCTTTATAGCATCCTAAATAACTAGCAACATCTCCATTAAGCTGATAAATAGCATTGACGGAAGCTCCACCATACGTTTGTCCGTCACTTCCCTGAGAACATAAAGGCACATAAGGTCCGTATTTTTGCGCGGTAGCCACATCATTACCAGTTGAACAATACGCAGTATTAGGGTCGCTGCCAGAACCGCCCACATTTTCCAACCCGAAAAATTGTACTCCGGCATCAATGGCTGCTTTTTTACACTGGTCATATGTATACCAACTGCCGGTCAACATAGTCATGGAAGGCGCATCAATATTATCATTATAAGCTCCTAAATAGGAAGCATTAGTATCATCTGGAATCATTTTGTTGACAAATACATTGATCTCTTTTTTAGGATTGGGTAGATTAGAAATAGCCACATATTCTTTGGCCGAGGAAGACAATTGAGTCTGTGCGCTATTGAATTGTTCTAAAAGAGAATTAAAAGTTGTTTGTAATTTTTCTAATTCGGCCATTTCACTTTGAGAGACTTGAGATGTGCTTAAAATTTGTTTGGTTTGAGAAGAAGAAGACATCGATCCTCCTTGCTGAACTTGGCTAGATGATGGATTAGTGAATCCTTCAACACCTTCTCGACCATTCTCTTTACTTTTAAGTAATTTATATGTGTCGCTATTTTTCACACCATTTGATATTTTATTTTGATATTTATTAAATTGAAGACCTTGTCTTAAATTTGCTGTTAATTCATCGTTCATGATATAATTATAATATAAAAATATAATTATATTTTTTCTAGTCCTATTTTTCTAATTATAGTCCTAGTCCTAGTCCTAGTCCTAGTCCTAGTCCTAGTCCTAGTCCTAGTCCTAGTCCTAAGGTTTGGGAAAAACTCCTATTTGCATAAGCACCACTATAGCAACAAGAGACAACCAAAAAAAGTAGCCGGTAGGTGTATTAAGTTGCATCATGAGCGTAATTAATAAAATAATTATAATACCCCAAAACAAAGTTTTAACTAAATTGGTTTTCAACTCAGGAAAAAATTGTAATTTGAGTGTAAAGATAACTACAATTAGAGCTAAAAAAAACCAAAACATATACGTGGTATTATTTTGAACAACGTAAATAGATTGGTCGTTATACGAATCATTTATAGTTGTGTATTCTTTCAACATATTATCGATATTTTTACGTTCTGCTAATAAGGAATCATAAATATTTGTTAATTCGGCATGTTGAGAATTTGCTGCGTTCATATTATTTTTTCCAGGTGTCGTCATCTTTCCAAGCGTATCACTAATTTTAGAATTCAAATCCATCAATTTTTGATTAAGCATTTGAAGAACTTGGGCGTTTTGTGCTAATTCAGGAACAATGGCGTATTCATTATCTTGACCAACACCTAGTTCACCCTGACCGCTAATTGTCCAACATTGTTGTTTTTCTGAATTAAACGTTGCGCCCTTACAAGTCTGGTCTGAACTACAAAGAGCTTGACAATCATCAGCGGATGCTGCCTCATGAGCAGTAACCCCTGTTTTGCTCCAGAAAGTTCTACCGGGTAACATGGTAAATGTTTTAGTAGAACCTGAACCTGAATCTGACCCCATATCAGCGTTTTGGATATTACTTATATAATTCGCATAAGCCTGTTTATATTGTGTCATGACTAAACCGAATTCGGTTTGTAATGATTGTAATTTTAATACTGCGGATTCAATTACTTCGGAATCAGATGAACTCATTAATATATATAAAGAAAAGAAGACCTTCATTTTTTATTTGTCCATTGCGTATAAATAAACCGACCAATTACAAATGTCATTCCTAAAACCAAAGAAATAGATATAGAATTAGAAAAAGGTTCATGAGCTATGACCTGTTTTTCATTTTCTAAAAAATTAGGGTAGCTATAATAACTAGGCATTACTTTATCAAAGACCTTTGAATAATTTATTAATATAGGTTTATGCGTATTAGGTTTATGCGTATTAGGTTTATGCGTATATATATTTGGTCTCGTATTATATTTTACTATTTTATTTTTTGTTATTTCTATTGATCCATTTTTTGATTCATTTGTTTCTTTTTCCCTTCTTATTTTTGTCTGATTATAAATATTCATAATTTGCTTAATTTGATTATAAACATTCGCCATATTTACAATTTATTATTTTATTTTTATCATTTTTCCTCATTATTGTTGTAGGTTAAAAAGATGGTAAAATATATATCATAATTCTATTATTACCTGTATCACTGACAAATAAAGTGTTACGATTAGGAAGCATAGTTATTCCAGAAGGACTATTTAACCCTACCAAAAAGGTTGTATTAAACAAATTTCCGGTTATAGGTGATATTTGACAAATTGAGTCTCCATTACTATTTGGCGCATACATAAAAAATTGTCTATAATCAATCACCATGTCTTCAATGATATAATCATCAGGAAATGTTGTCCATGTAGAGTTTGTAATAGTTGCGTTAGATATATCTATTTGTTGAATATAAGCACCAGTGGAACAATATAAATATGTGCCAATAGTATCCATAATTAATCCCACAGGAGCAATAATATTTACCCAATTTATAGAATTACCAGTTGATATATCTATTTTACAAATTGTATTTTCTGATCCATAATTTGCTACATAAAGATATTGACCTGTAGGATCTATAACTAGTCCACCAAGAGAACTACCATTCGGCAAACTTACCCAATCGGCGTTTAAATTACCATCGACCATATTTATTTTAGCAATTTGTGAATTAAAAGTGCTTGTCGCATACATATATTCACCACTTGGATCTATGACTAAATATCTGGGATTTGTAACTCCAGTTACCCAACTAGCGTCAACTATACTTAAATTGCTATCATAAGTAAGATTAAATTTAGCAATATTGGAACCTCCGTTATTTGCTACATACACATATGATGATGTGCCATCTATCACTATACCAACCGGTGATGGGAAACTAACAGCAAAAGACATATAATTATATAATTATATAATAATATATAAATTTTTAAATTACGCAATTTAACCAAAAGAAAGTGTCCCATTTTACACCCTTGCTTTGAACAAAAGATTACCCATGGTTCAGTAAAAAGCAATATCTTATCTCCTACTACTAGCAGAACTATTTGTATTACTAGTTGGCGTTTTTTTGAAAATGGTAAATAATGTAATAAGCAGACCAACACAACCAATTAATAAAAAAACATTTGTCGTATATTGCGTCTTGTATAAATCGGTCGCATCGTCATTCATTTGTCTAGCCGAACTCAACCCATCACAATCTGTTCCATATTGATCATTTTTCGCAGTCACTCCATTTGGACAACAACCAAATTCGGTGCCGACACATCCTCCAATCAAGTCACTCCCATCACTACCAACACCCTTAACACTACTCCATGTTTTCTTTAAATTCGCATTAATACTTTTTTCCTGACTAATCCTTATATCTAAAATCGCAATTTGTTTATTTAAATTATCCATGTTTTTCTGAATATCATTCGTTAAAACAAAGACATTCGAATTCAAAGTGTGGAGCGCCCCTTTATTTTTCGAATATATTTGCGAATATTCATTATAATCCGGATTTTTATTGTAATTGATATAAGAACGTTTATATTCATCTAAAACAGACGGAAATAGTTCGGAATAAGTGTTCAATTTTTCATAATTTTTTTGCGCGGTATTCATTATATTATCATAATAAAATAATATAATGAAATAACAACTCATCATACAACACGTTCAAATCTAAACACAAATTCGGTAATATAACCCAGTAATTGCCGTCTTGCTAGGTCGAATAATTTCACACACTTGTCCAGGACGAATACCTATAATTTGCGCCACAGGATCGAATCGAGAAATGTCCGGAAATTGTGTATCTTCCGTAATATTATACCTTTTTTTAACTTCCGCCACTTCATTATTAGACAAGATTCTATGAGGCGGAACTAAAATATGATCTAAAATATTAAACATGAGTCTTTTAATACTAATAATGACTATCAAAATCCCGTCTTGTTCCCAAATATGTTTTAACAAATTAGTCAACGTTTCATTCAACTCGTCTTTAATGATAATCATCAAGGTATCATTCTTGGTCAAAATCTCTTCTAAATTGAACAAGTCATCAATCATTTCTTGAATATTTTTATCCGCAATCTTTTTACCTAAATAATATCTAATATAAATTTTATCTTTGCGAAGCGTATCTACATTTTCCTTCTCTTGTTCTAGAAGCATATCCAACTGCTTGTTTTGAAACATGGCGTTTACTTCATTGACGCTGAAATTGGAATATTCTTCTGTATTATAACCCTGCTTCTTCATCAATTCTAGAACCACCTTTCTAGATTTATAGACGGATGATATTAAACTACTGGAATTTTGCGTTGCCATTATAAATATACTAGACATTATCATTTTATTTTTAAATTTCAATTTTAATTTATATTCTAATTACAAATTTATCGCAATAGATTTTGTAGAAGAACCGCCAGAACTATTTCCACTTCCTTCATCGCCATTATTACCCTCATTACCCTCCTCATTGCCACTATTGCCCTCCTCAATAGCAGGCTCATCAATATTCAATATAGAACCACCCATATGTTGAGCTTCTACAGGCTCTGGTTTAAATGACAGATCTGTTGACGGCTCTATAACAGCCTTTTCCGCCTTTTTCTTTGCTATCATTTCAGCCAAGATTTTCTTATCTCCTTCTGGAAGTGATTCCCATTTTGCTTTAAGCTCTGGATCTTTAATTTTAATTTGTTCATCGGCTTCTCTCATATTACTACTGCCTACGCTACTACTGCCTACGCTACTAGTGCCTACGCTACTACTGCCTACGCTACTACTGCCTACGCTATCCAAATCCGATTGTTCTGTTGAAGGAAGCTTAGGAGAAGATGATGGCGGTAAAAAGTCTGGCGAATTGACAGGGCTGTTTGTCTCTTGTCCCGGGTTGTATTGTGGACTTTCCGGATTATACTCCGCACTATCCGATGGTTGAAACGCAGGACTTCCAGTTCCATACTCCGGCGAAGTAACACTATCAAAATTATTATATTCAGGGGTTTCCTTTGCTTGTTCAAATGGATTACCAACCTCCGTATTTTTCTTCAACTTATTTCTATTTTGTATCATCAATAGTTTCAAATCCGTATTATCCGTATCTAGTAATAATTTATTAATATTGTTAGAATAAGACATACTCATCAATTGGTCAATATTATCTTCCGTAATAATTCGCATTTGAACATTCATCACTTGTAATTCTTGGATAAGCAATTTCAGAGCATATGGAACACGAACAATACTAAACGATCTACCAAAACGACTTACATTTTGAATATTCATTTTTCCATCTAAAGCCGTATTGAATTTAATAGGCCCATCTGAAAAAGGACTCAAGAACAAATTCATCGATTTATTATATACCGCAATACTGCCAGTTTTATTACAGACCGCCATAAAATATTCGTCGCCGCGAATCAAATAGGATTCATTCAAAAATCCAGCGCATCCATGAGCCAAAATCCCATCGCGTTCCATTTCACCAATACGCAGGCCACCATCATTCGCACGTCCTTGAACCGATTGCCTAGTAAGCATCGTATTCGGTCCTCGTGCTCTGTAATTGATCTTATCCTTCACCATATGTTTCAAACGCATATAATAAGTCGGCCCGATATATATTTCAGAATATATTTGTTCTCCAGTCATTCCATTATATAGTAGTTGATTACCGGAACTATGATAACCCGCACGAACTAAAATTTCGCCATATACCTCGGTATTGGGTCCTTTATTCGCAAACGCGGTACAATCTCCGAATCCGCCATACAACACTCCCACTTTACCCAACAATGTTTCAACCAGCTGTCCAATAGTCATACGCGACGGAATGGCATGCGGGTTTATAATCATATCGGGTTTCAATCCGTCCGCAGTAAAAGGCATATCGCATTCAGGAATAATAAGTCCTATAGTTCCCTTTTGCCCAGCACGACTCGCCATTTTATCACCAATTGCGGGTATACGTTCTTCCCTCACCCTAATTTTCGCCAGACGGAATCCTTCTTCACCTTCAGTAATAAACGCCTTATCGACGAAACCCAATTGACCCTTCTTGGGGAAAACTGATGCATCGCGCACCTTTTCTGAACCAGCAGAATCCGAGGTCACTTTTCCAATCACTACCATCTTATCATCCAACGCAGTATTTTCTTTAATAAGCCCATATTTATCTAGATGCGAATAATCATATCCCGGTTTTATTCCGCCCACATTTTTACTTTCAATATTGGAAAAATAAGAACTGGTAGAAGCGCCTGAAACTTTAGTGCTTTCTTCTCTCGACTCATACATGGAAAAATAGGTGGTATTAAATAAGCCTCTTTTAATAGAGCCTTCATTGATTAAAATAGCGTCTTCTACATTATATCCAGTATAAGACATGATAGCCACAATAGCATTCACGCCATAAGGCTGCTCCTCATTATTAATATATTTCAAATAACGGGATTTGACCAGCGGTATTTGTCCATAATTCAAAACAACCCCCATCTTATCAATACGCATCTGATAATTCGAATGATACACAGAAACGGCCTGTTTACTTTGACCGCACGAAAACGCATCACGTGTAATCGGGTTATTTTCAGGAAAAATAACCATATTCCCCAACACTCCTAAAATCAAAGACGGGTCAATTTCCAAATGCGTATAATATTTGGATTTCTTCAAATCATCCAACTGGGTAGCAATAAGCGCGCCTTCTTCTTCTGCGGTATCAATGTAATCGACGACCGCTTTATTTTTCATAAATTCCTCTTCAACGTTTTCTATAGAATGTAAACTATGATAGAGTTCATGAATATCGTATATCTTATTGTTCTTGGAATAAAAACCCTCGTCCGATTTTGTTTTAAACCCCGCAATAATTTCTTCCCAAGAAAATTTACCCGAATTGATAAGTGTTAAAATATCTTCTCTATCGTAACTGGGCTTATTATCTCTACCATCACCATGACCATGACCATGACCAATACCATCGATATAATATACCGGTCTGCTTAATCGTCCAGCATCCGTATAAATAAATATTTCTCTGCTTTCATAATTGAATGAAATGCTTGTATACACTGAAATTAATCCATTCCTTCGAAATAGTTTCAACATTTTAATTGTTTCAGTAGGATTATCAATAACCCCAATCCACACACCATTCACCAACACCTTAGTAGTCGCGCCCAAATATTGCGGGTTACATTCTTGAAGAAGTCGCAATGACGTTTTTGCTCTAAGCCATTTAATAAGCGGTTTCGCCGAACTGCCATTGGTAATTATCGTGCTGATAGCCATATGTTTGTGTAAACCGATATTTCCACCATCCGGCGTATCGACCGGGTCAATATAACCCCACTGAGACGAATGTAGCAATCGCGGCCCCACCACTTTCGCACTCGCATCCAATGGTAAATTGATTTTTCTCAATTGCGAGATGAAAGAATTCCAAGAAAGCCGGTTCAAATCTTGAACAGCACCGACACGTTTTGTATGAGCTTCCGCGCCCCAATTGCCCTTGAATGCTTTTCTAAATCCGCTTTCAACTACTCGTTCTTTGAAAATTTCTCGTGAATTATTTTCAATCAACTTTATAAACGACTCTTCTTTATATGCGCCCCTGTGATAATAATGCTCTTGATCGATTTTCAACGCAATATCTCTCTTTTGAATCAAGAAATATTCTCTGAAAAGGTCGTATATTAATGACCCGGTCAATTCAACGCGTTTAAATCTAAAGCTGTCTCTATCCGTCGGTTTCTCTTCTTTATTATAAACGCGTAATAGTCGTTTTACCATATATCCAATAAAATATGCCTTATCTAAGAAATTCTGCTCACCCACATTTGGTAGAAAATAATTCATCAATATATCCCAAACTCCGGTAATAGTTCTGCGTTTTGTTAAGAGCGCAATAAATTCCAACGCGGTTTCCTGTGTAAATATTTTATTTGCGTCATGAATGGAAGGAATAAACATATCAATATAGGATTCATTCTTTTCTAAATCGAGAAGACAATATTCGATAATACTTTTATCTGATATGACACCAAGAGCTCGCATAAGAATAAATAAGGGGACCGGTTTGCGCACATTTGGAACGGCTACTACTAGTTGACCCATGCTATATTTGGTAAGACCAAAATTGGCAGGACCAGCGACCATTTTAACCGCGGTAGTGCGAATAGGTTTGGACGCGTCTTCAGAAACAGACCGGATTTCAGCCGAATAACTATACGTATTATCAGGTTTATTTTTTTTAATGTAAAGCATATTATCGGCAAATTTCTCTTGACTAACAATGGCCTTCTCCTTTCCATCAATAATAAAATAACCGCCATAATCGTTTCTACATTCGCCCATATTAAATCGCACTTCTGGGCTAAGACCTTTCAAGATACACAAATTCGTTTGAAGCATAATTGGAAATCTGCCTAAATAAATTTGTTCCAAGGTCATTGTATGTTGTTTAAGTTCGTCATTAACATAATAAATAAATTCGACATCGACGTCGTAATGAATAGTGATACCATAAGTCATATTGCGTAAACGTGCGTCGTTGGGATACATATAATGTGCGTAATTGTCGTCATAAATAATTGGTTTACCGAAATAGATTTTATCGCCGTTTTTTCCACCTAAATACAATAGACATTGGTCTCGATGTTCTAGTCCTTGTCCTTGTCCTTGCCCTTTGGCTTCTTCATCTTCTCTCTCTATGAATCGAATAGGATTGTTTTCTTTGAAGATACGATTGATTCCTCCTGAAAAGAAATCATTATAAGATTCTAAATGATGGGCTACTAAATTGGATGGATTATCCTTGAAATATTTATCTATCAATTTCCAAGATATATTTTCCATGGATATATTCGCCTTTTTTTCTTTATGAGCCATTTATATAATTATACTCTTATTTTTTATCTTATTTTTTATTATTATATTTTATTTATTTTGAATTCTATAATAGAACTCATATTGAAATGTAATAATATTTCAAAATATGTAAAACATTGTCATTTACATAGTAATAATTTTCTAAGCTTATTGTGTTAGGACGTAGAAATCCTAGCCATGTCCGTGTTTAGCTCAGTTGGTAGAGCATTTGACTGTAGTGGTTAATTATTTGGAAATCAAATGGTCTTCGGTTCAATTCCGAAAACACGGATAATTTTTTTGTTTTTATTTTTTATTTTTTGTTTCTATCTCTATTTTTATTTCCTAATACTTTTGTTTTTACTTTTATTACCCATTCTTAAGCGTCTACTTTTTTTATTACTCGACTTATTACTCGACTTATTACTAGTAAACGCAGTCCATGGTTCGCTAGGCCTGTCGTGTAAATAAGGTCTCAAATAATTCCATTGACGATGTTTGTCACAAAATTCAGCAGCTATAAATGGAGTTCCGCATGAACTACCCCATCGTCCCATAAAAGACATGTTTTTAATCATCTGACTATCGGCAACACATCCGTCGACCGCACCTCTAGGCGCAAAAGGTTTCGGTCTATCCGCTTGAGACATATATTCGCGCGCATCCAATTCATAATGAGAACACACCGATCTCGAACATTTATTCTCTTTGTTCAAATATACGTCATAATGATCCGCAATAAGTTTCATCGCCAAATCCAGATTTAATTTTCCCTTATATTCATCCATCAAATCGGTCAATCTGACTCGTCTTGCGCCTTGATGACGTCTAATATCGTCAAACCCAGAATTATTACATTCTAAATTGCGTATGCGGGGATCATATGCGGCATTGAATCCGACAAAATACCCGTTTTTCGTTCGTTCGGTATTATGATATTTCAACCCCAATTCAATACGCATAATTTCATTCGTATTTGTGTCGCCGAATAACCACGAGTTCGCATAATCGCCGGAATTCCCGTCTAATAATATGCGTTCATAATCGTCCATTGTGTTGCCATACTGCATCGCCTTTCGAATACGGCACGCAATCGTATAATTATTTTCATACACATTGAAACCGCCGATCGTCGTCTCCGTTCCTAAAATACCTTTGCTCGTGACAAAAAAATCTGTCCCGCTCCATATCCATCCAGGACTTGTTTGCATCAATATGCGGTGACCATTATCCGGGGTAATATCTAAAATAATATTGGAATATTGTCCGTCGATGAAATTGGAAAAACTATTATGTGCGACTACAATTTTGCCATCTTCAGTATAATCACCGACAGCAATAAAAGCGCTACATTTGTCTTGAACGCCACTCCCTCCCTCTCGACTACCAGCAGTTATCCCTTCTTCTTCAACCCCCATTTCAGGATACCAACTATCTAAAAGCGTAAAATAATTATTCCAGGCTAAAATTTCGTCGACGCTTGTCTTTGTTCCATTAGCAGAACATCCTTTAGCTATACCTTCCATTTCCTCATAAATTTCTGGAAAATGTGTTATGATGGTTTCTTTAAGTGCGGTTTTACCTGCTTCAATAAAAAAATCCCATGTTTTACCGAAATCATTGTATATATTATAATTCAACATTTCTTGGACTTTTTTAAATTCTTTTGCGATTAGATAGCCGTAGGCATATCCTCTATCTTTTGGCGAACCTTTGATGGAAACATACGTCCACCCGTTTTTTTTATAAGATAATCCATTTTTTATTTTTATAGGTGAAGACTCGGAATCAGTCATTTTAATATATAAATTAGGCATATATTAAAATTTATTTTTTATTTTTTACAGCAGCAGTAAAAGATTCTTCAACCACTACACCGCTATCAGTTTGTTCTATCTTTTCCTCACTCTTTTGTTGTGTCGGTTGTTCAGGTATAGGGATATTGAATATTTTAGATACAACATGAAAAAAACTACAAATATATCCAAAAATAATAATAAAGAAGGCGATAATATCGCTTCTATATATTTCTTGTTTCAAATAAAATTTATTAATTAATAACAACAACGTAAATTGAACAACAATTAGTAAAAATGTGTCCTGGGTAGGAGTGACCAATTTTTGAGTATGTCCAATATCAATAGCAAATGTCATGAAAATCCAATCAACCCACGCATAAGGAAGCGCCATAGTTAGACCCTGATAATAGGTCAAGTTTTTGAAAGGCAATGTAACATACTGCCCCCACATGCTTAATGATTGACCCAATATAAATAATGAAAAATATATAATATAATTTAGTGTTTTAGAAAGCATGGATTTAATTATATTATATAAATATAAATATAAATGAATTCAAAATCAATAACAAAATGGAATATGAATTATGTTTTATTAATTTTATATTGGTTATTTCTTAATGTAATGATAAATATAACATGCCAATTAGCATTCTTTTTACAAACAACGTTACCTCCTGGAGCATCAATTTACCAGAAAATATTAACATCTGAATTTTGGGCGACTATGGAATGGTTATTTATAATTCCTTCTCAAAGAATTGGAAATACCTTTTTAAATCCGGCACAATTAGCAATGTCTTCTTATGTTTTCGGATTTTTAGCCCAATTAGTAAGTAATCAATTTTGGTTAAATATAGTGACTACTATTGACGATTATGTTGGGATGGTTTTAATATTGCTAGGAATGGTTTTGTCTAAATTTAGAGCCTTTGGCTAAAATTAGAGCTTTTGACTAAATTTAGAGCCTTTGGCTAAATTTAGAGCCTTTGGCTAAAATTAGAGCTTTTGACTAATATTTCTTACCATAAGTCATTTTCCATCCGTATTTATTTTTCGAATACTTACCATATACCAAAAGCATAAGTAATCCGATGAAAAGAAAAATAAAAGGGAGTAAAACTAAAAACCACGCAATACCACTATGTCCATCACGACATATTAAATTCAAGATCCATGTCCAGAATAAAATGTAGATAAGATTAATTATAAAAACCATCGTAGTATCAGGAACATGTGCGATAAAAGAGCCTAAACTTAGATGTTTAGAATTACCAATATTTCCTAGAACAAGCATAATTAGGCCGATCATGGAAATGACAAAATAAATAAACGCGGGGGTGCACAACTCTTTTAATTTTCTGGGAAATGCCATTTATATATAATATTTTTATAAAAAAATATTTTATGTAATCAAATTTATTTATTTACCCATCAACTGGTCTTTATAAGGTAATGGATTCACTGGTGCGGGATATCCAGCCATCGCATTATATGTGCTTCCTAAACCATACATTATATTTCTACCACCATTAATTAAATCCTGTGGAATAATTCCTCCACCTGTTTTTCTCATTCTTTTACTCATTCTTTTACTCATTCTTTTCCCTCCTGTTGTTTCCGATCCCTCACGCCTTCCTCCCATTATCGCTTTGGGAGGATTTAGTGGTGGGTAGATATCACCACCTCGTCCAGTCCAAACAGGCTGTGGAAAAATACCGCCGTCTCTCTCAGATATGGATTGAAGATTAGGATCTTTAGTTACATCATAAGGACTAAAATGATTAGTCACACCAGCAATACCCTGGACTCCAGGCCAACGACCGACATTTGCCGCCCATGCATCGCCTACAAATGGATTTACTATTCCACCACCACCACCCATTGCAGGAGGCACAGACATTCCAGCCATTCTTCCACCACCTATTAATTTAGCAGAACAGCCACACCCCCCACCTCTTCTATTTCTATTTCTACTTATTCTTCTACTTCTACTTCTACTTCTCCTTTTACCTCCTGTTAAAGAACACATTGAACATTGACCTCCTACTTTTGCTCTCCTCGCACCTCCTAAATACTTTCGGCTACTACATCCTTTCATTTTCCATACTTTTTGTTGTTTTCTACTTTTTCCCATATATAATACTAACAGAAATTTATTATAACGCGTTTATTCAATATCAACATGAGTGAGTAAATGTCTACGACAACACATTTTAGTTAATCCTAATTCGTCCATAACCTCACCTTCCGGCGTTTTTTCATTGAATTCTTTTGTTAAATACATAACTTTATCAATATCCATATCTTTCGCCAATTTTCTTTTCCTAACTTCTTCTGCGTAATAACGATATTTATCTGCTATAACTGTGCCACATGAAAAACACTTAATCGGGATAATCATATTTGTTCTTCCTATAATACTATTTGTTATAATTATTTATATTCTAATATTATTAATCAATTTTTATTTTTATTGTTATCCAACAAGTTTACCCATATAGTAATAACTATTAACCGATATCGGCATATTATTATCATCGGTTTTATAAGTAGGCCCATTAGCCCCTCCCGCAACACATTTATTTCCATTCAATAATCCACAACAAGAAATATTTTTACAATTCTTTTCTGTTAGTTTAGAACACGCTTCTTCTAAACGCTCGCTTTGTCCAACATATTCATTACAAAAACTTGTGCTCGGTTCAAACATATTGTCCATCGTTTCTATTGTAGCCGTGTCGACCAGTTTATATGTCGGATGCGTATTTAGATCTATATTTGTAATAGTAAAAAGTGTTATTAGACAAATAACAAGTGCTACTACCAGAAATATACCTACATAATTTGTTTCAATAAAATTGGACATATACTATAATAATAAATAATAAATAATATAATTTATTGTTATATATAAAGAAACATGCCGAAAAAGTCTATTAAACATCCAATAGTGACAACACTAAAAAAAGGTTTTTCTAGCGTATTTGGTGTATTCGATGCATTACGTAGTTCAGTTGTCAAAGCAGCAAAGAAAACCAAGAAAACCAACAAAAGTAAAACCAACAAAAATAAAACCAACAAAAGTAAAACAACTAAGAAATCTAAGACAACAAAATCAAAATCTAAAAAATAGGGCCTCCTATTTTCTTCTCTTGGATTGCTTTTTACTTTTCTTATTTCTCTTATTTCTCTTATTTCTCTTACTTTTGTTTTTACCTTTGTTTGACTTTCTTTTACTTTTCTTGGTTCGCTTGCCTCCAACAACTACAATCCCTTGTGCGTAAGATGACCCTTTAGCATTTTTAACATCTTCTATATATTGAGGAACAGCTTCATCTTCTAATCCATTATCATTTATACTTTTTTTAAATGCTATTGGTAAACCATTTTTAAATTCAACTTGTGTATCTCCTCCCGTAACTAAATCTAGAAAAACCTTTCCAGTATCTTTAACATCTTCATGTAAAACGCTTTGTTTTTCTCTCAAATTAACTAAATCAACAAATTGAATGGTATAAAGTCCTGAAAGACCATCCCCAGTCATTTGAACAATCCTTAATTCGCTATCTCCTGCTTTAATTCCATACATGGCATCATCTTTTTGAACACGCCCAATCTCTGTTGTGCTCCAAGTGAGTGCCGATCCTACAAATAAATGTGATATATCTGCCGCTTTAATAAAGCTAACATATGAATACGTCGTATGATCCGCAATATTAGGGGCCGCGTTCATCGCCTTTGTTAAACTACTCGGTTCAACATCTCTACAATTTATTGGTTTAGTATATTCTGAACGAGGTAAAGGCCTCACAACAATTGAACTTTTACAATCTCTCGATACTAACTTTCTATTACCAGATTTTTTATCTTCCGCACTAGAACACGGGTGATAAAATCCCAGACCTGGTGGGGGTAATGATGTTATAGGGTCACCATCATTTGAATAACGATGGACTATTGTCAGACCATCTACTGCGTATTTACATAATGTTTCGCTAGCCAATTTACCTAACGCACGTGGAGCACCAAAACTAACACAAATAGATGATTTTGGAAGCAACACAGAACCAGGATCTGCTGCGGATATACGTTTACAATATTCCAAATCCAATATAGTAGCCATAGCTCCTCCGAGAGAATGTCCTGTAAATACGGGTATTACTTCCGAGCTATTTAAAAATGTGCTTACAATATATTTTGAAGCATCTATTATGGTGTGCATTATTTCAAAAGTAATTTTCGCAATACCCTTTAATAATTTGGTCTGACCTTCTGCGTCGATAGCAATAGGTATGATTGAATCAGGCCGCGTATATGATGCCAATGTCTTTGTGCTATAAGTTCCTCTAAACGCAACAAATATAAAATTAGGTAAATATTTTACACCGATAACTAAAGCATCTCCGTAGTTGGAATCAGCCACACTGATTATTTTTATATTTGGGTCTGTTTCTTGCTTATAAAAAGGACTTTTTAATGTATTTTCAATCAAAATATTTATTTCTTTGACATATGCCATAAAATCTATACATTTTTTTCCATTATATACTCTTACTGGAAATCCGTCTGGATTTGCTGTTAAATCATATATAGATTCTTCATCTTGATTATCAATAGTTTTAATTTTACTTAAATGTTCTAAAAGTTTTGGTGGTATTATTCTAAATACGCCTGATAATAAAAATAAAGGCAACGGGGCATCGGTATAAGCAATTCTAGAAATCACGGCACATAAAAAATCAAAAAAACTGACCAGACCTATAATATCTGGTTTTGATATAATAGTGCTAATAGCCCCTTGGGCATTTGGATTTGGACTTGGATTTGGACTTGGATTTGGATTTGGATTTGGATTTGGTTTTGTTAAACTACTGGATGATGAACCCATTTATATTATGATTATACAATATTTACAAAGACCCCTTTCTATTTTCACTCTTTCTTTCTCCCTTGTCCCCCTTATCCCCCTTATCCCCCTTTCCCCTTTTTTTAGGTGCAGTAGCAGCAACAGCAGTCGAATGAAACTTATGGTGACATTTTTCACATACCGACATCAAATTTGCCACATGATTTTTATGAAATATAGAACGATCGTTAATAATAATTCCATCCTCATTTGCCTCACGTTGATGTTGTAAATGATGAACCTCTGTTCCCATCGTTTCATTACACATTTCACATAATCCTACCACTTTTTTAGAATTATAATGGGATGTTTTGAGAGAAAGAACACTAGCCGTTTCAGGATTATATTTCATTCTAATATTATGTGCCATTGTTAAAAAATCATCCGGCAAATTCAACGATCTACATACTTCCAAGCCATACATATTATTTCCAGGCCCGTCTTGAAGTTTTCTATCATAAACCAATACATCTTTCTCTCGATCATACATTACCGACATGTGTTTCATGACAACCGAATCCAATTCGGTAATTTCATCATACCTAATAATTTCATGTAAATGTGTAGCAAAAATAAAACTGCTTTTTTTCGAGTGTAATGTTTTCACACCCGCAGTAAAAATACTAATGGCTGAAATACTTTCAGTTCCACTACACAGCTCATCCCCCAAAATCAAACTCTTTTCATCTGCTAATCGCAAAATAGTTCGCAATTCAGACATTTCTACCGCAAAAGTAGAGAGACCTTTGAAAATATTATCATTTCCCAAAATGCGCGTAAATATATACTTGTATGGACAAAATTCGAAAGAACTACATGGCACATAGAGGCCAGATTGAGCCATAATAACGGCTATTCCAATAGCACGGATAAAACTCGTTTTACCTACTGCGTTGGTTCCGTATAATAAAACGCCATCGGTATAAGAACCTAGACAAATATCATTTGTTACATATATTTCATCATCCTGTAATCGTTCAATTAAACAATGGCGCAAATTAAAAGCATTTACGAATGATTTATTATGTAACCCTTGAGCGATTGAAGGTTTACAATAATTATATCTTTTAGCAATTGTCGCCTTCGCATAAATAACATCAATAATGGTAACAAAATCTATAATGGTATTTATTTCTTCTAAGAATCCTTCCATTTTTTCTAACATTTTCAAATATACGTCGGTAATCAATTCTTTCATTTCAATCTTGATGGTGGATATATTTTTACATAATTCTCTAATTTGAATGCTGGTTATGCTATCGTTACTAGCACTCTGAGTATTAAATTCAATAGTCTCAATAAAATCGAATGTTTTCAATTGTCCGTTGTAGGAAGAGGTATAACTTAAAATGCTAGCACTAGCTCCGCTACTACCGCCTCCACTAAATAGTTGCTTAATAATATGACATCTTCGTTTCGTCGCAATTAAACTAAAACTATTCTTTTCGGTTTCGTGTAATTTGACATAATCATTCTTTGCGGTTTTGCTAGCCTTTTCATATTTCAAAATGCGTTCATTGAAATATTGTCTAATCGCTTCCAATTTATCCATCGATTCCATCAACAATTCGGTTTTGCTATCCAACCCCGTATCCACACCCCTTTTAATAAAATTCAGTTCAAATTGACCCATGGTTTCAACATCCGCACACATTTCTAAAACCAAATTGTTTTCCAAGAATAATGAAATAGAATCGCAATAGTGAGAGAGAGTCCCTACATTTGGAATCTTTGAATTCAAATAAGTCATCACAAAAGCATCGGTTTCGCAATAAGTAAATATATTTTTAATGACGTGTAAATTATTATAAAATTGGTTCAACATCTTTGGGCAAATCTTTTTAAGAAAAATTTGTCTATTCAATTTGGAAATATCTTTAATCAGACCCAATTTATTTTTGAGGAAATCGTAATCGCTGTATAATTCTAATAAATGTCCAGTAATATCATATTCTTGTTGTAAATAGAGAATATTGGTAGAAGGATTGGTTAAATTATACGAGAATTTGCGTTTTCCCATAGATGTTAGACAAATATTCAACATTTTTTCAACCGACGAATATTTCCCCGTATACGTATTGTCATCAATAATATTCAATTGCTTTAATGAATGATTTGCCAGAATAAGCCGTTCTGAATTATTTTCAAATTTAGGTTCGCTAATTTTATTAACCAAATTAGGATTGTGTTGATAAATGAAATCCAATAGAAAACAAAATGCTTGTGTAGCAATCACATTTTCATAGAAATTCTGTGAAAATATGGTGAAATCGAAATCAGACTTGCTATTATAAAAACGTTTTAATATTTCTTGTTGGTAATTTTGCTTTTCACTATTTAATGCGCGTTTCATGATCTCGGTACTATTCCCGCTAATCAAATTTATTTTATGTATGGAAGCACATTGAATGTTTCCATAACTAATAATCTCATCTATTTCTTTGTCTGACACATTCGCAATGATAATAACTTCACTCGGATTATAAATGGAAATAAATCGTTCTAATTCATCAAATGTAGTTGGACTATTTAAATAAGTTTCTTTAAATTCAAAAATAGATGTTTCACCGGTATAAATATTAATATTAGCCAGGCCGACGTAAACCATTCTTTTAATACCACTTCCGCTACCCCCGCTACTACCAATACTTCCGCTACTACCACTTCCGCTACTAAAATATTTGCTTACCAACGACGATGGTTCTAAAACATTTACCCAAATACAAGTCGTATTATTAGTTATATGGACCGAATCGGGAGAGAAATAAGTGCCTGGACTAAAAATTCCAGTAAGGCTTCGACTCGTATTAGATTTTTGTTCATCTTGACTATAAACAACAATCGTATATCCGGATTCTTGTAACTTTTTCAGGTATTTATCAATCATGTAATGAGAGAAACCTGCCATAATGACACCCGCTTTTCCAACACACGTATTCTTATTCGCCATATTTAGATCACAAATGCGACAAAAATCAGCGATTTGACTGCCCGAAATAGCGCCGTTTGTTTTATCTTGAAGCGCATAACATTCATAAAACGCACCGACTTGCATCAAGACAAGTGTATTTAATCCATATTCTGCTTGATATTTAGTTGTTAAATCGAAATATTCTTTTATGAGTGCCATATTTATAAAAGGTGGTGTTATATTATTATATTTTTATATCTTTAATTGATTTTTATAAATATTTTTACATCTATATACACCTTTGAACATTGTAATCCGCACTTTGTGTGGATAGTGTTCAAAGGCAACGTTACCGATAAGACGCACACGAAGTGTGCGAACTTAAATGTTCATCGGTGTAAACGATATAAACATATTTTGTCATTATATATACACAAAAAGATGTCGGATATTTTATCAGAACAATTATTGGATGATTATGATTATGATGAAGATAACAACGATAAAAATAAACCGACACCTAATAGTTGTTGTGACGCATGTTATTGTGACATTTTTAGTTGGAATATAATATCAACTTGTTGTATAACTTGTTGTAACGTAACATCGTAGTCACTATTTTGAATCATCTAAAACAATAAATTGGTCGTCTGGAAGACCAATACCAAATGTTAATACTTTTCTTTTCAAATACTTAAAAATATCATAATTCAATAAATGTAAATTGTAATAGATTATTTTTAATATTATGAGTAACCAAATCGCATAAAATGGCAAATCCGTTTTAGCTAAATGTTCTTTTAAAATACATTTTCTATATTTTTCGTTATAAATAGAAAATTCGACATTGAAATTATGTTCTTTATTTTTATACATAATCTTGTGGCCGTAAGCCATGGTGTTGTTATGATTAAGACGCCATGCGAATCTTTTGAACTTATGCTTATCTACATTTAAAAAATGTTGCATTTTAGTCATGATACTATGTTCATTTTCTGTAAATATATCTACATCAATATCGCTTTTACCGGGAAAATAATCGCCTCTTTGAACGCTTCCAAAATATAATATTTTAGTATTTAAATATTCACTTAATTCTTTAAAAAATAAATTTATATTATCAGGTAATTTATTTTTAGTGGTTTCCATTTTTATCTGTATTATTATAGTTATAGATAAAAGAAACGAAGAAATAAATAATACAATTATTCATAATAATATAATAAACAAACGTCATCGAGAGTACTCAAAATGAATATTTTACTACTATCGTTATTGTAAAACTCTAATTCGATAACACAAGCTTCTAAGTAACGATGACTAACATCGCTACTACTTTTGAATTTACCATGAGTTATTACTTTATTGCCAATTATATCATGATAATAAATAATATCCTTATTTTCAGGTAGACTGAAATTCCAATCTTTGTCTAGATAAATTTTACGCGACATTTCTTTATACTAATATAATAATATAATAAGATAATAAGATAATAATAATAAGATAATAAGATAATTCAATTTTTTATTATTATAATATTATTATAATATTATGATATCATAAATGTATGGACAAATAATTAATCTAGACAATAACACCGACAAAATAGCAGAACAAATAAAATTATTATTTAAAAATGGATGTGAATATGTAGTAATTAAAAATAATAACACATTCTTAGAAATAGATAAGATTATACCTTATTATGAAGCATTAAATAGTAAAATTGGTATAGTTAGGCAAGTCGATATAACTAAATATACAGACAGCAATCAAAATAATTATTGGGTAGATGTTAAATATGATTTTCAATCCAATAGTATACAACCATGGAAAAGTAATTATCATCTAAAATTACATACGGATAATACAATTAGCACAAATGAAAACTACGCATCATTAACAGAATTAGTTTGTATAGAACCATGTAAATATTCTGGACTAACTACCTTAATTAGTAATGATTATATAGTTGAAATAATCAAATTTATAGATGAAAATGCTAATGATAATTTATTTTCACAAATATTCGATCGTGAAATATATCATACGTCAGATACTATAACACATTTCAAAAATAAAATATTGCGTTTTGATAATCATTATATTTTTTCGTTCAATCATACACAAGCAATGAAAAGTGATAAAAATTCAGATTTAGATAAAGAAATAATAAATAAATTAAATTTATTTTTGGAAGAAAAAATTATGAATTCAAATTTAATGAATGAAATAAAATTAAATACGGGGGACGCGTTAATATTTAATGATGAATTGATTATGCATGGGCGCAGGTCGGTTATAAGTAATAGACACTATAAAAAATGTACTATAAATACAATATAGTTTTATCTATTGTTATTTTGAATATAAGTAAATAGCGGTTAAAATACAAACAATACCGCTAATAATATGATCAACAAACAACGGCTGATAATATAAATGTTTCACCTTATGAATTTTCAAATAATCTTTATGAAGTATAGATAAATTTCTAAAATGATTAGAATATAATAATGATGCTATTCCAATTATCAAGAAAAATAAAGGTGGAATTTTTATATTTTTATATACAGCAAGATATGCCAAATATATTATACCCGATGCCTTTAGAATTGGTCCTAAACCAAATTTGAAATCATACAATACACCCCCCCGGTGGTCTTTAAATTGAAACATTCCATTTGTCATTTATATATAATACATATATTATTTATTTTCTTCAGTATCCTTCAAAAAATTATGTAATAGCGTATCCTTATTATTATTTCTAATTTCACCTGCGAGCATGGCAGATTCATATGTTTTACGTATAACATTATTAGGCGCATTACTTCCAATTTTTAATAGACCATGGTCTCTTAAATATTTTTTCACTTCATTAATCGATTGTTTTTTCAATTCTTTGTGCGCATTAATAACATTTTTACGCGTATTCCTGTCTTTGATTAATATAGATACCCTTTTATACATTTTAGATTTACCAAGCGTATATTTTCTACGAATAGTTCGCTTTACCTTTTTGGGTTTTTGATAAATTATTTCACTAAACTCATTATCGACCAATTCAGGCTCTAAATGATGATTCATAATAAACATCTCTGGTTCAGGCTCATATTGTGGAATTATAGGTTCAATAGTAGGAGGCGCACTAATAATAGGTTGTGTAGTAATATCAGGATGCGCACTAATAGCAGGATGCGCACTAATAATAGGTTGTGTAGTAATATCAGGATGCGCACTAATAGCAGGATGCGCACTAATAATAGGAGGAGTAGTAGCAGGAGGAGCCCCTCTAAAAATAGCATGACCATTATTAATCGATTGTTTTCTTTCTTGAGCTTGTTGTGCCATAATCCTATTCTTAAGTAATTCCAATTTTCGTTCTCTATCTGTAATTTGAACGGGCTGTTCTTTTTCTTCTTGATTATAATTCTTTTGAGTATGCGTCCATGCTCTATAAGTCGGTTTGACACCATTTTTTAAACAACCATACGGCACAGAATTATCTGAAGGGTAATTTAATTTAAGTGCTGGTTGTCGTGATTGTTCTTTTAATTCCTCTGGAAGTTCCAATTCGACATATGGTAATGGATACGAGGATGATATAGGTGTATTTATAGATACAGGATTTCTAATAGTCTTATTCGCTATTTTCTCTCTCCTTATTTGTTGAGCTTGTTCAGTTTTGATTTTATTTTCATCATCTTTCTTTTTTTTAGAGAGACTTGAAAGATAATTAATAGAATCATAAAATTCATCGGCAAAATTACTAGGATTTTGTTTAGTATGTTCTAATGCCGTCTTATTGAAATTAAGTTTTTCTTTATTTTTATGATTATTATCATGCTCTATCTTTTCTTTTATTTTATGTTCTTTAATTCTATTTAAAAATTGTTTTTTTAATGAATTCGGATTAACAAGAAGCGGTTGTAGATTTTGTCGTTTTTTCTCGGTAACCTTACGTGTTTTAGTCCCGCTTAAATTAAATAAATCTGGATTAATTTTAATTGTTTTTTTTGATCCACCGCCACTAGAATCAGACATATTATAATGATGAAAAACATTTTGGTAGAAAAAACACATAACAATCTAAAAAATCTAAAAATCTAAATGTACAACGATTTCATTATATTTTCTCTATTTTGTCCATCCTTTCTATTTTTCACCTCGTCGTTTTTAAGATACAATTCAAATCCTTTTTCTAAATCAGACAAAGTTATTTTTGTTTTATCGTCCGCCGATTTACAAAAAACACGGCGACTATGAGCGATTTTTGTTTTGGATAATAATGTCTCTATATCTCTTCCAAAAAATTTAAAATATACTAGTTTCTTTTCAAACCACGTGCCGTTAAGTTCAGTAGAAATAGACCAACCAATATCGCCCACCTTTTTAACGAATATTTTATACAATTCATCGCCCTTGTAATCATCTGTTTTAAATCTCCATGTAAATCTAGAATCTAGCCCCTGATTATAACTAAAGAAACATTCTTTCAGTTCAAGTTCATAACCGGCAATAATAACCATCAAATCATCTTTATGAGCACTGAGCGATTCACAAAGAGTATCTATACATTCTTTGGAAAAACTATCTCTCTTCTCGCTGTTTCCGAGAGAATATGCTTCATCAATAAAAAGCACACCACCTAAACATTCGTTGATTACATCTTTCGTTTTAATTGCTGTTTGTCCTAAATAACCGGCCACTAAATCACTTCGGGTCACCTTTTTAAATGTTCCCTTTTTAAGAATACCTAAATTACTGAAAATATTTCCCATTATTTTTGCCACTTCTGTTTTGCCCGTTCCAGGAGGACCATAAATACACGTGTGCATAAAATCGCTGCCCGTCTTATGAAGGTCTTGAATAAAATAAATGATTTGGTCTACTACATTATTTTTCATATCTGCTAGACCAATCATATTGTTCAGTTCTGATAATGGAACACGAATATTATGTAATGCTTTCAAGTTGATATTGTAATCAACAGATTCATCTAATGGATTCTCATCAATCAATTTTAATAAATCACCAATATTATTAATTTCAACATCTATATTTACCTGTCGTTTAATTATTTCTATTTTATTTTTCTTAGTTTTCTTATTTTTTGTAGACGTGACAAGGTCGTCAACACTTTTGAAATTATATGGGCTTATACGTAAATTAGGTCTGGGTTTAGGTCCATAGATAGATTCTTCAAAATCATAGTCATTATATTTATTCGGATCATTCAATTCATCATGTTTTGATTTAAGCACATCTAACGCAGTCCATCCAATATAATTAATATTTTTTTCTAGATAACTTTCGTCAATTTGTATTATTAAATTGTCTATTTCTTGTTCTTCTGATAGTATTCCCTCTTTTTCTCCTGTTTTCTCTTTTTCTCCTGTTTTCTCTTTTTCTCCTGTTTTCTTTTCTTCTTTGTCATCTAACGCATCAATCAATTTATGTTTATTGGTTTTAGTTTGACGAGTTATTAATAGATTAGTGTCAGACATATATTACGATATAATAAAACTTTTTTATATTCTATTACAAAAAGTATTATAATATATGTAATCCATAATCATGTCAAAAAAATAAACTAACAGAAATTATATATCATATTAAAACAATTTAAAAATAAATTGAAATATTTAATAACCTATTGATGAATGTACAAACTATAAATAAAATGGCAAGCATTCAAGGTCAAAATGAGCAAAATGAGCAAAATGAAGATAAAAGAGAGGAAGTAGAAGGAGAAAAATCAGAAGTAGAAAAAACAGAAGTAGAAAAAAAGGAAGATCCCTATATTGAAACACCATGGGACATCATCCAAACATATTTCAAAGGCCATCATCTCGAACGCCTAGTGCGACATCAATTGGAATCCTACAATAATTTTGTTGGATACCAGATTACCAGAACTATCGAGATGTTCAACCCGGTTCGTATTGTTTCTGAACAAGATTTCGACCCTAAATCCGGCAAACACGCTCTAGAAATCTTTGTCACATTCGAAAATTTCCATATTTATCGTCCACAAATCCATGAAAATAACGGCGCTACTAAATTGATGTTTCCCCAAGAAGCCCGTTTGAGAAATTTCACGTATGCGTCAGCAATGACCATCGATATTAACATTAAATTTGTAGTGAGAAACGGCGAATCCTTGGAAAATATACAAACATTTTATAAAACATTACCCAAAATTCATATTGGTAAATTGCCAATCATGTTGAAATCGAATATTTGTGTCTTGACTCAGTATAAACATGTAGAGCATAACCAAACGGGCGAGTGTAAATTCGATGCCGGCGGCTATTTTATTATTAATGGTTCAGAAAAGACTGTGTTAGGCCAAGAACGAGCGGCAGAAAACAAGGTCTATTGTTTCAACGTATCCAAAAATCAGACCAAATATAACTGGTCCGCAGAAATCAAATCTGTTCCTGATTTTAAATGTATTTCGCCAAAACAAATAACGATGTATGTTTCCTCGAAAAATAACGGATTCGGCTATTCGATCTACGTCCAATTGCCGCGCGTTAAACAACCGATTCCATTATTTATAGTGTTCCGCGCACTAGGTATATTGTCGGATAAAGAAGCGTGTGAAAAAGTGGTCCTTGATATTGACAGCACAAAGCAGAAAGAGTTGTTAGCAGGATTACAAGCATCTATTATTGAAGCCAACGGATACATGACACAACCAGAGGCGATCAAATATATTATGGGGTATGTGATGTATACGCCAATCAATATGGATAAAGAAACCGGCGCCAAGAAAAAGCACGAATTCACATTGGAAATATTAAACAGCGATCTGTTTCCGCATTGTAGCACACTCACTCAAAAAATATATTTCTTGGGCTATATGACGAACCGATTGTTACAAGCCAGTTTCGAATGGACCAAGCAAGATGATAGGGATTCTTATGTGAATAAACGCGTCGACCTTACTGGCACACTACTCAACAATTTGTTCAGAAATTATTTCAACAAGTTAGTAAAGGACATGGAAAAACAGATTTGTAAAGAGATTAATACTGGTTCGTGGAGATCGACAGATGATTATCAGAACATTATTAATCAGACAAACATTTATAAAATCATCAAATCGACCACTATAGAAAACGGATTGAAACGAGCATTGTCTACTGGCGATTTCGGAATCAAGCATATTAATAGCAATAAGGTGGGCGTTGCGCAAGTATTGAACAGATTAACTTACGTTTCCAGTTTAAGTCATGCTAGACGAATTTCTACGCCTACGGATAAAAGCGGTAAACTTATTCCGCCTCGTAAATTACATAATACGACATGGGGATTTTTATGTCCAGTGGAAACGCCAGAGGGCCAATCTGTAGGTATTGTAAAAAATCTGAGTTATATGACTCATGTCACTATTCATTCAAATAGTGTTCCTATTTATGAATATGTTGCGCCTCATATTGTCGATATTCAGAATTTAACAGCGGCTGAATTGTTTGAACGTGTTAAAGTGTTTGTCAACGGCGCGTGGATTGGAGTCGCAATTGACCCCGTAAATTTATATAATATGCTGAAAGATAAGAAATATAAGGGAATCATCAATATTTATACCTCTGTAATATTCGATTATAAAATGAATGAGATTCGCGTGTGTAATGATAGTGGTCGTGTAACGAGACCTATTTTGCGTGTTAAGGATAACAATGTTCTTATCACAAGAGAAATCGCAAAAGATATTCGTTCAGGCAATTTAAATTGGGACGATTTGTTGACGAATTGTAAATTGGAAGAATCGATTATTGAATATATTGATCCTGAAGAACAAGCGTGGAGTATGATTGCGATGAAACCTGCTGATTTAACTGCCAGTAAAACGCAAATCGACGAGATTTATAAATATACGCATAGCGAAATTCATCCGAGCACGATTTTCGGAGTGTTGGCATCATGTATTCCATTCCCGGAACACAACCAATCGCCTCGTAATACTTACCAATGCTTGGATATACATGAAAAAGTTCTTATGGCAGATGGGTCAAGAATAGAAATTGGTAATGTTAAAATAGGTGATGAGGTTGTTTCATTCCATCCAGAAACAATGGAAATGACGAATACAAAAGTAATAAATCAATATGTAAGGGAAACTGATAAAGAAATTTATAAAATTACAACGATTAGTGGTAGAGAAATAATAGCAACAGAAGATCATAAATTTATGACAACGAAAGGGTGGAAAGAGGTTAGAGAAATGATATTAGAAAAAGAAGATACAAAAATAGGAATTTCAACTACCCCAACTGAAATATGTAATACAATTGAAAATAACATATTAATTTTAGACGAAACAAAATTTGTTAATAAATTAAGAGAATTATCTATTAAAGAATCGCTAATAAATAAATATGTAAAAAATCTACAAAACAATAATTTACTTCCATTACATAATAATCATCCAAAATTACATATAATTGCAAGAATATTCGGGTTTATATTAGCTGATGGTTCCATAAATATTTATACAAAGCATAATACAAAATCATTATCATGTTCTTTAGATTTTGGAACTATTGAAGATATTAATGCCTTTGAAAATGATATAGAATATTTAGGGTTCAATAAATGTAAAATATATGAAGGGACGAGAGAATTTAATAACACATCACATCATACATTTTCAGCTCATAGAACAGGTGTAATACCAGCACTATTAATTATATTGGGGATAACATGTGGGAAAAAAACAGAAACTATGAGAAATGAAATACCTGATTGGATAATGAATGGTTCTTTATTGATTAAAAGAGAATTCCTTGCGGGATTTCAAGGTGGTGATGGGTGTAAGATTAGATGGAATAAAATGTATAAACGAGGATTTAATTTTGTTTGTGCTGAAACCTCACAACAAATTAATCCGATACATAAAAATAGTTTAATTAATTTTATGAAACAATGTGTAACATTATTAAAAGAATTCGAGGTAAATGTTATTAAAATTACCGAACAAAAAGTAGAAGAAAATAGATGTAAAATCGGTTTTAAAATTTCAGATAGTCAAGAAAATTTAATAGTATATTTTGACAAAATAGGTTACAGATACGCAAAAACTAAAAATATTGGTGCTGCTCTAATTATAGAATATTTAAAATATAAAAATATAATAGTTGATAAACATGTCAAATTAGTTGAATTAATAAGACAAGATCATGATAATCATGCGACTAATACTGAAATTGCAAATAAATTATTAATGAAAGTTAGTCGTATATCAGATATTATTAGAAGTTATAAAAATAATAGGTCTATTAGTAGTCCAAATTTAAAAGAACATAATATAGAAAATTGGATTTCTATGACTGAAACTAAAGGTGAATGTTTATTCATTCCTATTGAAAGTATTATTAAAGTAGAAAATAGATTAATATCAGATATAACTGTAGAATCTGATAATCATAGTTTTATAGCCGGAAATAACTTTCTATCAAGTAATTGCGCACAAGCCAAACAGGCGATGGGAGTATATGTTACAAACTACGAAAACCGCATGGATAAAACCGCGTATGTTTTGAATAACCCGGCGCGTCCATTAGTCGACACCAGAATTATGGACATGATTCATATTAATAAAATTCCGTCAGGATTCAACGCAATAGTTGCTATCATGACACACACGGGTTATAATCAGGAGGATTCCTTATTGTTCAACAAGGGATCGATAGACCGCGGATTATTTCAAGCCACGATTCTTCATACAGAAAAAGACGAGGATAAACAGAAAATCAATGGTGACGAGGAAATCAGATGTAAGCCGGATTCGACGAAAACAAAAGGAATGAAATTTGCGAATTACAATAAGGTGAATAGTAAAGGGTTGATGCCTGAAAATACACTAGTAGAAAATCGCGATGTTATTATTGCTAAGATTACACCTATTAAAGACGCTAGAAATGATCATACTAAAGTGATAAAATATGAGGATCAGAGTCGCATTTATAGAACCGACGAAGAAACATTTATTGATAAAAATTACATAGATAGGAATGGAGACGGATATAATTTCGCAAAGGTGCGTCTACGTAATGTTCGTAAGCCGGTCATTGGGGATAAGTTTTCATCGAGAAGTGGACAGAAAGGCACTATTGGTAATATTATTCCAGAACAAGATATGCCTTTTATTAAAAATGGTGTTAGGCCAGATTTGATATTAAATCCACATGCGATTCCATCAAGAATGACTATTGCTCAATTGAAAGAGACGATTTTGGGGAAAACGCTGGTAGAACTAGGTCTTTTCGGAGATGGAACCAGTTTTGGCGAATTGGATGTTCGTTCTATATGTCAAGAACTACAAAATGCGGGGTATGAATCGAAGGGTAATGAGATTATGTATAATGGACTTACGGGTGAGCAGTTTGAATGTAGTATATTTACTGGACCGGTATTTTATCAACGACTTAAACATATGGTGAACGACAAGCAGCATAGTCGTTCAATTGGACCGATGGTCAATTTGACTAGACAACCGGCAGAAGGACGCAGCAGGGATGGAGGACTTCGATTTGGAGAAATGGAGAGAGATTGTATGATCTCACACGGAGCGGCAAGGTTTACCAGAGGCAGAATGTATGACGCGTCGGACAAATATCAAGTTCATGTATGTAAAAAATGCGGGCTTATTGCGTCGTATAATGACGAGGTTCATATTCATCATTGTAGAACGTGTGACAATAGAACAGATTTCGCTTACGTGGAAATACCATATGCGTGTAAACTATTATTCCAGGAACTTATTACGATGAATATTGCACCGCGAATGATTACGACCAATTAAGAAAACATAATAATAAAAAACGTTATCTAAGCATTACATAAAACACTATCAAATCAATATAAATATTATTTTTTATTATTATCATGACCAATCAAAATAATAATAAAGAAGATCCATACCCATGTCCATACCAAAACGCAAAGAATTATGGTATAAATATTCCAGCAAGTTTACCTCAAAATATGAAAGATTATTATTATAGACATTATTTTTTACCTAAAATGAGAGAAATAGAAAAAATGAGAGAAATAGAAAAAAATAATAATAATAAACATAATAAAGATAAAAAAACATTTAATCAACTAATGAATACCTTACCAGAAGACGTCCTATATATAATTTCAGGATATTATGGATCTCAGATCCCATCCAATTTATCAAGAGATATCAAAGATTACGCATTATTGTTGGACATAAAACAACAAGAATATTACAATGAAACGACAAACACGTGGAATATTGGTTCAGTATTAAACAAATTGAAAAATCCACAATATTTCAATATACAGAAACAAAATATTATGGCCAAAAAATTTTATAGAGTAGAGGATAATGTATGGTCTAAATGGAACAACCAAGTAAACAAGTTGTGGTTTTTACACTCGCCCGAAGAGCGTAGAAAAATTTATGACAGCGATTTTACACAAAATCAGATAGGTAATCAGATAGGTAATCAGATAGGTAATCAGATAGGTAATCAGATAGGTGTATAAAAACTATATGCGTATACATATCGCAAAATCAAATCTAAAATAAAAACAAAAAGAAAGTGTAAAAATACATAAATATATTGAAAATTTTTATTTCCTACAGGAAATAATTTATAAATATCGGTTTTATATTCACCGACTATTTTGTAGAAAAAGAAAGCCCCTACAATCAATATAGCACTATCTAAGGCTTGTAAAAAAATACGTTTTTGAACAAAATTATTATTTATGTGTAACAAAACACGATTTGTTATAATTTCATTATTAAAAATATTATTTGTCATCCTAGTATATAATAATATTTTTATAAATGGTAATATTCAAAAATATATCTAACTTTTCAAATACTTCCGACTATTTACCCATTATAAATGGGGTGTTGTTAGTAGAAACAATCATATTAGGACTAGCATTAGTCCAGCTAAAGCATTCAAAATATTTGCGATATTGGTATAAAGTATACGGCTTATCCGCGGTATTAGCAGAAGTCACCCTTGTAACTATTGGAATAGTTTTAACGCGATTTGTTTATCATTATTTTTTCAACACCTTTTCAATTTGGACGTTTACATTGCTAGCAATCGCTATACAAATTACTCACGATTTGTTATTCTATTCTTATCTAAGAATTATTCCGTATAATACAAATTTGATGTTTGATATTTTCAAAAAATACACAAATGAAACGGGGTTAATTGCTATTTTTAGAGATAGTATTATTATGGCGAGTTCTTGTTTATCTGCGTCTTATTTAGCAACCCAATCGTTGAACATTAATATTATCAATTTATTAGTGACGCTTTATATTGTTCCTTACGCTTTACACGCATAACAACACGTATATTATCTAATAAACATTAGACAATTTATATACAAACGTCGTGGTCAATGCGAATAATATTCCACCCCATAATGTATCTATAACTGCAGTTGTTACAAACCAGTTTTTCAATAATGCTAAAGTAGTCAAATCATAAACAGAATAAATGACTAAACCTAATAAAAACGCATCAACAATACTTCGTTTATCCTTAAGAATAAAATAATATAAACCGAAGATTAGTGAAATATAGCACAAAATAGAAGCCACCATATTTAATTTGATAGCTGAACCTTGAATACTTTTTACCTGATTGTTGAAATAGCTGGACATTAAAGACAAGTAAACCGAATCTAGAAGAACAAATATTATAGATGTTGCCGCTATAATAGTTAGTTTATGCATTTACTATATATACTATACTATAAAATATTATATAAGGCATTTAGCATATTTCGTTTAATTTTTATATTTGTATAATTTATATATATGTCTGTTGGTTATACAAATCCTATATCTAGCTCTGGCGGGCAAACATTTATTAATTCTAGATTCAGTTTAAGTCTTGGTGGAGGTATTCCAGGTTTTATCCCTCAACAAGTCCAAACTACAAACAACTACGATGCTTTCGCTCAAACTCGTTTTTTATTAAAAAATGGATGGAATACTACTTATCCTACTCAATTACAAAATTCTCCTTTATTAAAAGACACCCCTATTATTGATCAACCCATTTGCACACCTTTTCGCGCAGTCAATAATGCCGGCGATTTATTGAGTCGTAAATACTATTCTTGTGGTGGTCCATGCCAAACATTTCAAAGTCGACCAGGACTTTTTGGTTTGAAGAACGCATTTGGTCATATTCAAGATCAATGTGATGGTTCAGGTATTCCGCCCGCAAGTTGTAACATAAAATATGTATATGATAGTTCCGATTACTCCAGATATTTAAAACAAAGAGCAATTAATAAGAACTATAATGATTTAACATATGGTGGTAATGATGGATCACCCAATCAATCTGCTTGGCGTGCTATTCGAAGATATTAGAACCCAATAATTTGATTGAGCCAATAATTAGAACTCAAATAATTTGAACCCATTTATTTTGATATAATTGATATATTAGCAAAATAAATAATTCTTTTCACATCAGTATATAACTTACTACAATGACAACTTTAGCATATAAACAATATTGTAATATTCCCTTTTCATCAGGCAGTTATGCGAGTGGGCCTATCATGGGACCTATTTCTCATCAAGCACCAGGACAAATGCCTTATCATAGTTATGGCATTTTAGCAGGAATACATCCTAATCCACCGCAATTTGGAGTGGCTGATGGTGCGAGTCAATTTTCAAACGCAAGAAGACAATATGCGAGAACCGCATGGTCGATGGAAGCGTCGAAAACAGGCACTGATATGTATTCGCCTTTAAAACCTACCTCTGTTTTTAATGCTGGAACCCAAAAAAGTTATTTATTATCTCAATCGACCAAATATATTGCGCCGACATCATCCGCATTATTTACTTCTACACGAAAAGCCAGAGCAGTAGGTCAAAGTTCATATAAACAAGGATTACCATCTTCTGCGCCATTAACGTATAAGAATTATAATACAAATGATGTTCGAACCGCACTTAAATCGGTAAGAGGTGGAGGATGCGTTGCGCCTCGTAAAAAGGGGGCTATTAGCAATACCAGTTTAGCGAATAATGGAAGAGGAGCAGGATGGGGCGAAATTGTTAGACAAACATATTAGTATATTTTATATATTCTTTATAGTATATATAAAAATGATGTCCAAATTGTTTGTCGAATTTTTAGGAACTTTGTTCCTCGTATTTATTATCTTAGCAACCGGTAATTATTTAGCCATAGGTGCTGCGTTAGCAGTTGCAGTATTACTTGGTGGGGCTATTTCAGGTGGATGTTTTAACCCTGCGGTCACTTTAGCAGTATTTGCTGCTGGAAAAATGGCTGCGTCTGATATAGTTCCGTATATAGTGGCGCAAATTGCCGGCGCAATGGTTGCCGTTGAACTCGTTAAATTAGTTTTGAAGAGATAACAAAAATAAAAATTATAAAAATAATAGATTTAGCAAGAACCCTTTTAATTTCTGTTATTATTATATATAATGCGTCGATCGAGAACGAGAACGAGAAGTAGCATGAGACAAAGACGAGGTGGACAGACAGCCTATCAACAAACTAATAGTGCAGCACAAGGAGCTTATGATACTGCTGGGAATGCTTTAACTAGCACTGGAAATGCTTTAGGTGATGTTGGAACATCGGTTGTGAAAAAAACTACAGAGGCCGGAAATTGGTTATCAGGATTATTTAAGCCGCCAGCACCACAAGCAGGAGGAAGCAGACGTCGAAAGCGTTCTAGCAAGGGTAAAGGATTTTTAGGAATGTTTAATATTTTTAGTCGTAAAAGACAAGGACGCTCACGAAAAGGTGGAGCAGCTATAATGGGGACAAACTCAAATACGAACATGAAGCCATTTGCAGGACAAGCTGTTTCCGCGCCAGTTACAAAATCATTTTCAGCAACAGGTGGAAGAAGAAGAAGAAGAGGAGGACAGACGACATTACACTCTTATCCAGCAGCAGGCGGGTCAAGAAGAAGAAGAGGGGGACAATACTTTGTATGGTAATAACATAAAACATTATCCACAAATATATGATTGTTTTTATTTTTTTCATAACATTCTGTGATATAATAACCATCAGCATCATATCTATCATTTATCCATTTAATATCATTACATAATTGATAGTCGTTTTGAAGCAACTGGGCCTGGTGCATTCCCTAAGAAGAAGAAAGCATAGAAAGCACTAAATAAGTAAGTAAAAACACAATTTCATCAAATAAAAAATATTTTATGAAATAATTTAGAAACCTTTTTCTCTCTATAATCAAATTCTAAAACCTAAAATAAACCAAAATTATCGTTTCTTACCACTAAAACCTCTATTCTTTTCAATAAGACAAAACAAGATATAAATACCTAAAAGACCGATAGAAGCAAAGAATATTTGAACGATAGGGTCAGAAGGTAAATAAACCTTTGAATCACTATCATACCCCACTTCACTATCCATTGTAGTAAATGATTCAGAGCATACTTTCCCCGAAATAGGATTTATTTTATTCGGAAAACTACAAGCATCCATATTTTGTAAATCAACGACAGATACAAAATGCGTTTCACTAGAAGAAACGCTATTGTTATCAACCACTTCTAATGATATTTCCCGGCAATCGGGTGTAGCACCAGACATAAACGCTTGCATAATCGTAAACGGGTTCAATACATTCAAATTACTCATTGTTCCAGGAATTAATCCTTTAAATTCGGTAAAATTGGTGCCTAACCCAGAAGAGATAAATGGAATATTTCCTTGTGGAACATTATTAATATAAATATATCTATCCACATCTTTGCTAGTAGCAACATCCTTACATTTACCACCTGTTTGTAAAAAAAATTTATTTCCTAAAACCTTGCCACCAGTAGCATCACTCGCCCCAGTAACCAATACTTCTACATATTGTATTAATCCATTAATATCCTTTCCCAAAGCATTTAAAGAACCCTCATCAGACATACCAATCTGCGAAGGTGTCTTAATATTTTTCCAATAAGGGTATGAAGGGCCTAATAATCGTTCTTCAACACCTCCTACATCGGTTAATACTTCTTGAAATATATTTGATTTAGAATCTGTGGTTGTCATAATAATTTATGTAGATATAATTATATTACAAAATAATAGTTTATTCATATTCTAATATTTGATTTACATACCTGCCCAACAAAATACACATCGATTTTATCTATTTTTTCGTTGATTTTTATTTCGATTCTATCAACAACCTCCTTTTCACTATTATCCCTATTATCCCTATTATTTACATAATCGTTATAACAATATTTGTCTTCATTTACGCAGTAGTATATTCAGATTCAGCAGATTGAATACCACTAATATTTGCCGGCTGACTTCCAGCTATACTTTGCGCATAAGTTGCTTGTTGTTGAACAAGACCAGCAACCTGGTCGTTCAAAGCAACTACATTTAGACTAATATCGGTAACTTGTTGTTTCATTCCCATCAAATCATTCACACGCTGTTTTAGGTATTCTATATTTCCAGCATTCTGTTGTGCTAATATAAGCGCTGAATTAGGATTATTAGGGTCATTTGTATTATATTCTTGATATGTTTGAACTGGTGGAGTAGTAGTCGTAGTCGTCGTCGCATTTTCCAACCCTTCTAACACATTATTCCCCCAAATAGCTAAAATCAATTGATAAGAAATGAGTATAATAAAGAATATGATTAATAAAGAAACAATCATTAGAGCTATAATATACAAAAATATATTTTTTATATATTATTTTCTATATTATTTTCTATATTATTTTAATTTCTAAAGGGTTTATATAGAATGGCATTGTCAACATTAACATCAAGTTACCCACAAGGAATGGGAAGTTATAATAATAGATCAAATATAGGCGGATATGTCACCTGGAAAGGAGCAGGTATAGGCAGCAATCCAGTCGCAGTAACCGCAGGTAATATTAGGCCATTAACTAATCGCGACTACACAAATATAACACCTGGACCTACACCTATCAACCCATCATGTGCCGGCCGATTTTCGTTTGTAAAAAGAAATTTCTTACCAAGACCGCTTAAATGGGCATATAGAAAAGGAACAACCACTCCTATTCCCCCGCAAATTGTAGAAGACCCGGATAATCCAGGCACCTACATTACTTTAAATAGTCCCTATTCATGTTTAACAAACAGAGAATCAAAAACTTCTAAAAGTTATTCATTAATAGGTCAGACTATAGATAGACCGGGACAATTTTCAATCAAACCGAATATGCCAAGTGCCGCCGTTCCCGCAGTAGAAATAGATGGAACCATTCAAATGGATAAGAATTGTAAAACGTGTGATGGGATAGGGCTAGTTTCAAATGTGTATCCAGAACCGACGTATTTATCAAATAATCCTCAAAATGTATGCACTAATTTTTTAGGTCAAAAAACAAGTCCACAAACATCTTATTGCTGTAATCAACCGAGAAACGCACTTTTGCGTGTGAGACCCGCAAGCACCAATTTGAAAAAGAATTATTATACAACACTTCAACAATATAGACAAAATAGATGTCAGACATACGACCAGAAAATATTCAATTTCTATTCTCCGGCCATAGCAACAACATTGTCAAAAGAAGGCGCGGATGTAGAATCCTTAGCGAATTTATATGTCGGCAATTGTTATCCGAATACAGGTAATAATCAGAGCCAAGTAGAATTAGTGACCGCAGCTTACCAATACTCCGTTACTCAAGGATATATTTCTATAGCAGACCAAATTAAATTTAATAGTTTGAATATTACAACATTGGCAGAATATATTAATTATTTATCCACGCTATCTCCCGAATCTAATGGTGCTCAAGCTACCACTATTTTCAACAATTATATTTCGAACCCGTATATTGGGATGGGATTTTCTGGACCCAGCAATCCCAATGGATGTAAATTGGTTATTTACAAACCCAGTAACCCACAATTCGCAGTAGAAGGCGGAGTATCAAGCAGCACAAGGACAATGAAATTAGCGGTCGATACGGCAGAAAAGGCAGTATACAATCAAAATTTATTATCTGGAAGTGCTAGTTATATTCCGAATGTCAACGGCCAACCATTTGTGCCATTTATTTATAAGAATAAAACGCCCAAGTGTAAGCCCAATCCTTACTATCCGTTTATGTATGTTCCTGTTGATAATCCAAAAACGTGTTTTCCAGGTTCAAATGATTATATGGATAAAGCAGTAATCAATTTGGGTAATCTAAGTTGGGGGCCATCAGTAGCAAATAATGGTATATCTACATCATGGAGTGGATACACGCCTCGTCATTAGAATCTACCAAAACTAGGTCAGTCAAAATATTCGCATCTTTTTTATTTTCAATCGCGATGTCAGTGTCAGTGTCAGTGTCATCGTTCAACTTGATAAAAGCATCATCGTCTAATAAATGGTGCTCGTCATAAATAACTATCGGTAGAAATATATTTACTTTTTCAGCGAATTTATTATTGGGAATTTTAAATTTTTCACACCATTGAATACATTTTTGAATATTCGTTTTTTTCAAAGATTCTATTTTATCCATTCTATTTTTGTGTTTAACAAGACTTATAATCTGATCCATAAATTCTATTTGTTGATGAGCTATAATAATATTTGAATCTTCTACTTTATTTAAAAAATAATATGGAAGCTCAGATTTAATCAACGAATGAATGAAATATTTATTATTTATAACCTCATTTAATAAGTTAACAAAGCTTTCTGTCATTTTTGAAGAATTATTCTGTGAAGAATTATGGTTAAAATGTTTACAAACTAAATATCTATCATTATTATTAATATCTGATGTATTAGGTTTTATAATACTAACCTTATCATATAGACTAGTTAAAATAAATAAAATATCCAAAACCGGTTTATAAAACAAAGTGTCTACTTTTATAATACATATTCCTTGAGAATTTTGATAAGATAAAATATTACAAACAACTACTATTAATTCAATAATATAATCCGAACTGGTGTCAATGTCTGAACCAATACTAGTTCCAGAATTAATTTCAAAATATAAAAAATCAGCTGAATTAGGTCTCAGTCCATTAGTTGCGAAATTATTAGTTAGTTCTAGTGAATAATTAATATCATTTTTATCTTCGCGAAACATACTTAAACATTCGATAGACGCCGCACTATTTGCTGCATAATGAATAGCGGTAATATTTCTATTGGTCATCGATTCTAATAAATTAAATGTGCTGAACAATTCATAGATTACATAAAATGTATTGGAAAATGGTTTTAATTTACTTACAGAAAACTTGGAACCAGGCACTTTTGAAAAAATAAATTCATACGGATTCGCAATTTTACGGATAAATTCGATACTATATTCAATAGGTGATAAATTCGATAAATTAGTTTCAGTTTCAGATAAATAAGATACTATACTTTGTGATATTACAGGTTTTAATTTAACGGGTGGACCGGTTGATAAGGTTGGATTTATTTCAATCTTAATATGTTTTTTTGGTAATATATAATAACTCATATTAGTTTGAGGGGTATATTATATATTAATTATTTTTTAAGTTGGTATATTCATATCTATTTATTCTTCTTCATCATTTATTACAAATTTCCCTAGCTTTTTTGGTGGATTCTTCTTCTTAGGTTTAACAACCGGATTTGGTTGTTCGCCTTCTATTTCTTCAGCAATAACTGGTTCAGACTCTTCTATAACCAATTTTTTGGCTCTAGGTTTTCTAGGTTTCTTTTCCTTATCTTTATTATCTTTATTATCTTTATTATCTTTATTATCTTTATTATCTTTATTTTCTTTATCCTTTTCTTTTTCTAAGGCTGGGGCTACTACGGATTCTATTATAGGCTCCTGTTCAAGAGCCGGTATATTTGGTTCAACCGGTAAATCTTCTACTACAGGCGATTCGGTAGCCCCAACAAGAACCAATTTTTTATTCAATTTACGAGCTTTTGGTTTTTCTTCAACTAACACAGCTTTAGCCTTTGTTTTGACTTTTTCTTTTTCCTTTTCCTTTTCTTTTTGTTTTGGCTCCGGTCCAGCCAATTCCTCCATTTCATCAATCATATCAAGCGCCACCTTTTCAGCATTTACATTACTAATTTTCTTATATACAAAATATCTATTCAAGAACGATATTTTTCGTTCATACGCGTTCATATTCATCGCCGTTCCATAATCATTCTTTTTAGAACTATTCCGTTTAATCTCGTCCAACATAAAATTAAATAATTCCACGAATAGACCAGACCCTTCAGGCAATCCCATATTCTTCGCTTCATCTCTAGTAACCAATTTAAATCCATAATTTTCCATAACCCGATTCAAATAATCGAAATTCACCAAATATTCTGGAAACATTTTATTAATCGACTCTTGGTATACATTTATTTTATATCCAATACTGCTCGCATCATCTTCAAATTCACTAGAATCATAATCTTTATTTATTTCCCAAATTTTAACATCATTATCGAACAAATAAATACTTTCACCCCTTGCCTTGTTTTTCAATAAATTGAATATTATTTTTCCATCGTAACAAGTGCCAATAAAATACCCGCCGATTTTAGTGCATTCCGCCACATTTCTCATATAATTTTGAAATGTTTGATGATTTTCAAAGAAATAGTGTAAAGCGAATTGACACGATGAAATATTAAACCCTTCTTCACCTTTGCCATATTGGCGAACGACGCCCTTACCCAGCTTCTCCTCGTCGCGACTACCTGAACCGAAAACCGCTTTAGTAATATGAACCGCTTTATCGTTTAACATCGCAGCACCTGAACGAATATTGGCGCCACTATTGCCGTTGACGAATAACGCATAAGGCACGTGTTCAAAATCTTTCCTATAATTCAAGAATCTCGCACAAGCCCCGTCCAATCGATTTTCCAAATTATCTTTTGAAATATCAATGCCGAATACAAATGATAGTTTCGCACTAATCCATTTCGAAAAATCGCCACCTTTTCCACACGCATAATCGATGAGTGTATCGCCTCTTCTCGCAGTGCGTGTAATCAAAAGTTGTTTCACATACAAATTATGAAAATCTCGCAAGGAGCGCGTTTTATCTGAACCCTTGGACGAAAATCTATTATAATATACATCATCATTTGCTAATTCGTCCGGAATATTATTACCTGTTGAAATCATCTCAATAGTTATCGGATTGTGAATAGAATGCCAATTGCTATTAGCAACCGGATACGCATTTCCAAAATTTCGTTGCCCCTGCCTTAATTGTGCCGTTTTATCATAACGAACACGCAAAGGAACCCATCTCCATTGCGCGTCATTCGACATTTCATAACGGAACTCTACTATCGTGTTATCATCAAAGACTTGATTTTCCTCTGTATACATTTGCTTTACACCTGAGTCGTCCATTTTAAGCATGATATTACAAATACCCGCATTAGGATCATACGGATTTGTAGGAACAAAAACAACAGGTTTATATTTATTTTCATTGTCTATACCGCCTTTTACACTAGGTAAATTGTCATTAATCACATCTTGGCATGGATTTATATAACCATCTTTGGATTCATCGAATCCGCAGCGCAATTCAATTGTTTTAAATTCGTCCAACTGATTGACAGACGAGGTATCAAGACCATCTTGAAAGATAGGCGTCACCATATCCGCTCCCGACTTGTTAGATTTGATAGTGGTGACCAAGAAATCAATCGTATTAAATTGCGGCGGTTTCCATTTAAAAGAATTGACCCAGGTGGATTTTTTGTTTGGACTCGGTTTACCTACTTTATCTGTTCCTACCCCCATATTAGCAGGAGTAAATATCAAGCCATCGGTATTATATTCGAATAACCCCTGCTCTTCTTTCCCTAATATATAATTACACGCATCAAATATATTGCCGCTATCTCCACTATACGGATAGAATTGTTTACTAGTGATTCGGATAGGCGATATTTCATCCGGAACTATCGAAACCGGTTTTAATATTTTGATTAAGTTTTCCAGTAAAGGAATTCGAAATTTAGATCTATTATCGTCGGCTTTTCGTGGAAGAAACCCGAATGGTCTCACATCAATATTATTGATAAAATACACGTCAAACGCCGCATATAAATTAATAAATTTGCCGTATTTATCGTGTAAAATTAATTCGCCGTCTATAAGCGAACCAAACACTTCCTTGTTTAATGTTTGGGCTCCGGTGAATAATATTTTCATATTAGTATTAATCAAATATATTCTGCCAAAATTCGAAATGAATAACATATGTCTATCTCCGTCGGCTTTATCTGTAACAGTATAATCATTTCGTATATTTGGAATAACCGCGTTTTCATTTATGGGCGCAATATTTGCTATTTGTAAAGTATATGAATTGGGACCAATAAAATTCGATGAATTAATTCGTTGTTCTGATGAATTATACTCTTGTCCGTAAATCAATCGCATATAATCGTGTGAAATGCGTGCTTGTTCTGGATAGGAAATAGGATAATTCGTTTCTTGTAACCCCATTAGAACATATTTTATTGTTTTACGAAGCGCTGCTAGTAATTTCGCTGCCGAATCGACCATTGTTCCAGGACCTAAACCATTGGGATCAGTATTCACCTCTAACTCAATCTCATACACCTCCGGATTTTGAAACACATTGGACTCGTCGGTAGTATACGTTAATTTAGGTCTTCTATTTTCACCCATACTTGAACTTTTAACAATGCTTATATCGACATTGACTGGAATATCCGGGTGTTTAAAAGTAACGCGGTTGATATATCTGAAAAACTTTTTAACCTTTTCCCAATTTTTAACTAATTCGGTAATAATAGCATTTGATTGCGGAATTTCTTCTTCTGTTTGATATGACACACGGAAATTGAAGTCATCGAAATTGACGGGTTTTAATGATTCAGTATCTGTTGGTCCCTTATAAAACTTTTTTCTATGGAATTCTACAGCGCCATATGATGAGGATAATAACTCTTGTAAATTATTATGTTTACAATATTCTTGGATTCTGTTAAACCCACTAATTTCCGTTCTGATATCCGAATCTCTAAATACGCCAGTAGCAGGATCTAAGAACTCGTTGGATATACGTAACATAAAATCGCCTGCCTCATTTTCACACTTAAATCCAAGCGATTTTATTTTTTGAATAACATTATCATAATCGATTTTTGTAATGGGTTTAATATTCCTTGTTCCAAAACGGACCTCCAACTCGTTTTGTTTTTTATAATTAGGTATAAATGGACTATTCGCCCAATAAATATTAGCCATTTGTTCTAATAATTCTTGAGGCGGTTTATCATTTTTTTTATATCTATTATCTTTATTATATCTATTGTCTCTTCTTTCTGTATTGTCTCTTTTATCTCTATTATCTCTATTATCTATTGACTTAGACATGGTTTATATATATAATATTACATATTTTTAAATATTAAATATATATATCAATTTTTCTACAAATTCTGAATTAATAATTCATATAATTCCTTTTTTGTTTTCTTTTTAAGATTTTGTTTATTCAGAGCATTTGTCGTTGAATCATCTCCAAAAACTAATCGAATACATAACTCCAATAATTCATCTGATTTATATGATCCGATTGCTTTCAATGGCTTATCTACACTTTCCCACTTGAATAATGTATTTCTGTAGAGCTCTACTTGTGCTTTATCAATATTCAATTGTCCCCAATATTTGAGATATGGTTTTGTATTACATTGAACTAAATGTATAGGTTCATTCTCATCATGAATGAGTTCAAAACATTTCCTGTTGTGAATGTAAAGGACATTAATTTTGCTCACGATACACATCGCTATAAATGTTTTCATTCCAATACGTTCTTTATTTGCCAAATCGTCTTCTATATCTTCTTTTAAATTTTTAATTTTATTTGTTTTTAGTGCGGATTTATTATCTCTTAGAAGTTGAACACATTTGAATTTTTCCGTTTTCTCATTTACGAATGATGTTGCGTTGGGATATTCATACGCACTTAATCCATTTTTCAAAATAAAATAGCACCAAAAAAGAGCGTCCTTTTCTTCTGGATAAAAAAGAATGCTTTCATTCATTTTCTCATTAGCACTATCACTAGCACTCACATTAGCACTCACATTAGCACTTACATTAGCACTAACACTAGCACTACTAGCACTATCACTAGCATTAGCAGTAGTCGTAATAACCTTTTCTGTAGCCGGCTCAGCAACTATAAAATTCAAATTGTTCTTTTGTTTTTTCTCTGAGGATAATTCCCGCAATTTATTCTTTGTGGATTTAATTAAACATTTTCCTGTTAACATATAATCTTGTAATACATGATTATAATTAAGCTGTGTAAGCATGATACTTACTATTTTTTGTAGCATTATCTTTATTATCTTTTGGTTTATCTTTTGTAAAATATGTATTCTTGAATTCCTCCTTTTGTAATTCCATTTCATTCAAATTTAATTCTTGTGCGTTCACATAATTAATATATACTTTCAACTCATCAATAATAGAAGGTTCAATTTCTGTCAAATTAATATGAATCCCATATTTATTTTCATTTAATGTAACATTTTTTCGTTTACTCAAAATTCGCAAAACTTCAATTTGATTAAATTTAGACATCGATTCAATCTTTTCACGAATAGTATTTAATTCTATTACAGAAACATCCATTTCAATAAAAAATTTCTCATTATTTTCGATAATCATATTTTCTGACATATATACTAATATAAATTGTTATTTTTAAATAGTTTTTATTTTTATACAAGAAAATTTATAATAATAATATAATATATAAATGTCTATGTTTGATAATGAAGATGGTTGGGCAGCCAAGCAGAAAGATGCTGAAAGACAAAGGATAGCCAAAGAGGAAGATGCTAAAATAATGAGTGAATTAACGAATATTATACGGAATGGTAATTATGATAGTTTTGTAGAAAAAATAAATTCAAGCAAACAAGATTTTGTAAAAAAAAAATATAATGATATCGGGCTCCAAATTTATAATAATATAATATTCCAAAATCGTGGTAATCAAAATAGTTTTGGTGATTGTTCTCATCTGAACCCATCCTTAAATATGTTAAAAATTTTGATATTTGAAAAATATAATGGTAGTTCTCTACCATTTATACCTGATTCAAAATTTCGTCCATTAATTCCATGTTTATTACAAGGCTCATCTACGCCAGATGAAGATCGAGCAATAATAAATAACATAAACAAGGCAAGAGCTCAAGACAAATATAGTAATAGTTCTGTTGGAAGAACATTCTCCAACCTTGGTAGAACTTTAAGAAGCAGTAGCTATGGTGGAGGTAAAAGAGCCAAAGCAGGAAGAATTAGAACAAGAAGAATTAGAACAAGAAGAATAAGAACAAGAAGAATCAAGAGACGCCATTCTTTCAAACGGAAAAAATAATAGGTTAAAAAGTGGACCCCTGAATAAGGTTAAGTAATGTTAAATAATGTACAATAACATATCATTAACCTACAAGCTACTGGAAATGACACATGTGTCATTTCCCGTTGCGTTAGGTATGACATTATTTTTATTCGAGACCAGGTATGGTCTCGAATAAAAACGAGTAACCCTCGAGAAAATCCGCAGGATTTTCTTGGGGTTATAAAGATTAAGGATTTATTTTATGTAATTTAGTCTTCAAAAACTATTCTAGGCTTAGCCGGTTCCTTATCTTTCTTAGTAGTATCCACCAATTCCGCAATTATACTTACATATTTATCATTTAATTCATATCGTTGACCTACTACACGCGCAACAAACCGCGTATTCTCCTCAATAGATGAGAAGTAAGTATTCGTATAATGATGATCACGCATAATAAATACGACTATTGGCGACGGCGTTTCATCTACGCTTTCGCCACGAATACCTGCCTTGGTAATATTCTTAGCAACACATGAAATAAGCATTCCTTCAACAGGACAACAAATGTAACATTCAAATACAACTTCAAATTTAATATTGGTAGCATAAACCATTCCACTCGAATAAGTAATAATTTTAGACGAGCCCGGTTTTATGAACCCTTCAACAACACATTTGCCTTCATAAGTCGCCCGAATATTTTTCTCGATAGTTTCTTGAATATTTTTACCAATCGATGTTATTGGTAATGATAAGGAACGCGTAAGTAACGACCTCGAATATATACTATTATACCGATTATTATCTCTCTTTTTGTTGGATAATTTAGTTACTGCGGCAGGTTCCATTATTATATTATAAACATATTTCTTTTAATTAATTTCGATTCAATTTTATATTTTATCATAAAATACAAAATTATATATACTATCAATTTTATATTTACCAACAATTTCATATTTACCAACAATTTAGAATTTATATAACATTGCCAATTCAAAATTCAAAAACCAGATTTTACCATTTTTCTTTGTTTTATTATAATATCTCATCAGAAATTCTTGTGTAGCACACATCATAGCTTTGCCCATCCTCTTTGTAGGTATCATTCCATTTGCTTTTTCTTCCGCACTAATATCAGCTTCATTTTTATCGATAAACTTATTCTCTCCTATAGTCTCATTCAACATTAGAAGTCTATCACTATTTGTCTTATCTAGACATTTTGCTCCAGTATTTCGTTTCTTTGTAGTATTTTTTACTTTGAAAACAATAAATCTATTCTGTTTGTCATAACCCATAAATCCCATAATTTCATTATATTCTTCGGGAGATATGCGTAAAATCATATCAGCCCTTTCATATATTTCATTAATATCTTCAGATTCTGCCATTATCCATCTATTATTAGCATCTAAAATCAATATTTTTCTTGTGTTTCCAGAATATAAAATAATACTTGTTAAATTCGAGGTCTTGATTATTTTTCTCTCTAAACAGAGTTTTAAATAATACTCAAATGTTCCTTGTTCGAATTCTTTTGAAAAAAGATAATTCAATAGATCCAATTTGTCATCATATTGAATTTCATCTACAATATGTTCTATTAAAAATTCTAAAGTGTCGGAGACTGGAACCTGAAAATGTTTTATTAAAAGACGCATAGCCGAGCCGCAATGCTTATACCATTCTTCGCCCTTTTCTTCTTTATCTTTTCCTTCCTTTCCTTCCTTTCCTTCCTTTCCTTCCTTTCCTTCCTTTCTCGTTGGATTATTCGCAGATTCAAGCGCTAAATCATAATTAACTTTTAATTCACGAACGATTTTAACCCCCTTTTCTTCAACCACTTTTTCTTTAATTTCTGTTGCTTGTTCTAACTTTTGAATAATCCCCGATTGTTCAGTATCATTTTTTATTTTGATGCTGTTATGTTTATAATCTATAGGTGCTGCCCTTTCAAAAATAGATATTTTCTCATTATTCAATTCGCCAGGTTGAAATAAATAGTAGTCGCCAATATTGACTAAATAACCAGTGCGACCATATGCGTCTGTTATAAATTCATTACTATCCTCGATTAATTGCGTTAATGCGGCGTATACTTGGACACGGGGATATGGTTTGGGTCTATCTATTTTATTCAACAAATCCTTTTTCTTATAAAAAAATCGCTCTTTCATTAAATTTCTTATTTTTTGTAATATTTTGTCAGCATTCATCATAATAAATGTTTCATTATACGTATCTTCTTTAACACGGATTTCTACATCAGCCGCTGGGCTAGCTGCGCACTCATAATCACAATCCTTCATATAATCGCAATTCGCCGAATAAGGCGTATCCCCTACTTGAAAATCAATCTCCTCACCATTAGATAATAATTGCGTAACGTTTGTTCTCATATTCTGTTGTGTAAAATTGATTTGATCGTGATTAATTATACAATCGACCGCGTTTTCTTTTAATACACGACTGACATGACCTATTTGGATTGCTTTATATTCTGCCGCTCGATAAATATATAAATCGGCTGCTTCCTCAATGTCTTCGTCATCGCCTAGCACAGAACCATACATGAATATTTCTACATTTCGTTTTTCAAATGGTAAATCTTTATGACTGAAATTACGAACCGCGCGGCCAATAATTTGTTCAATACGATTCATATTATACCATGGATCTAATATATGAACTTGACGAATAAATTTCAAATCTATTCCTTCGGCACCTGCTTTTGAAATTAAAACTACCTTTATTTTTTGTCCGTTAATATTATCCTCGTTTGTAATCGCTTTAACTTCATAATCGTTATCCGGCGAAATACGGGGTTGACCGGTGATCATCGAATATCGCGCTGGTTGAAACGGATCAGACCTATTTTTTCTGGGTTTCATAGTATTCACATCTACTGGAGGTGTTGGAGCCACTTTGAATAATGATTTGGATGTTTTAGAAAATCGTGTAAATCCCAATTCTTCTAATGCTAATGCTACTGGAATAAGACCGCCGTCAATATAATTTGAATAAATTAAAATAATACCTTCGGAGACTACTACTTTTCCTCCAACCGATGAAACAATGCTATCGCAAATGTTTTTAATCTTGGAACTATATTTGCCTATCTCTTGGGGAGAGAAAATATTCCATCCTTTGGCTAATGCGGACGGCTTATATTCAAATGAACCTCTTTCAGGTGGATTATTACTATCTATAGAATCCATGATTCGGGCTAATCCTTTTCCACCGGTCAAATCATTGGCGTTTATATAAATATCTGTTGATGATGAAGATGTTGTTGTTGTTGTTGTCGTTTCAACACCCCCTCGTTGTAAGGAACCTGTATAAGATGGTTGAGATGTGGGTCTAAGATTTACTTCTAAATTATTTATCATTTCATTTTCTATAGGACTATCCTCTATTATTTGTAAATTTGGTTTAGCTCTTGCGTTCTTAGGCACACACTCGCCCGTTTTTGGTGGTTTTCTGATAAACCCGGGCTTACATTTTGGCAATTTTTCTTCTACGTGAATATCTTCTACTGGTATACACTCGCCGGTTTTTGCTGGTTTTCTATGAAACCCGGGCTTACATTTTGGTAATTTTTGTTCTTCTTTTTGTTCTTTTTCTTTTTCTTTTTGTTCTTCTTCTTCTTCTTTTTGTTCTTCTTTTTGTTCTTCTTCTTCTTTTTGTTCTTCTTTTGTTGCACTAATTAATGAAATTAGTTTTTTTAATTTATCTGCGCTTTGTTTATCTAATAAATCATTAGGAGATATTGCTTGTTCTAAATCTTCATCTAAATCTTTTTCTAAATCTTCATCTAAATCTTCATCTAAATCTTCATCTAAATCTTTTTCTAATTCTTTTGCTTCATCTGATTCTAATTCTTCTACTTCTGCTTCAACTGCTTCTGATTCTAATTCTTCTACTTCATCTGATTCTAATTGTGCTTCTTCTACTTCATCTGATTCTAATTGTGCTTCTGCTTCCAATTCCTCAGCAGATTCTACCCCTTCTTCCGTATCCTTAAATTTTTGAATCGGCGTAATATTTTCCACTGCGTATTCCAAATTATCAATAGGATATATTATATTGAGTGCTTCAATCGGAAGTTGTAATAAAGTATATCCAAACTTCTCCATATTGTCAAAACTAGGCATCTCTTTAATTTGCCCCATCTTCGTCGTCAGCGTTATTTTCCGTTTTCGAACACTATCTATAATATATTTATATCCCATCAACTGATAAGGTCCAACATCCGTCAAATAAATACTTAAAATGCTTTCCTTTTCAGAATCAGTTATAACTTTTCCATTCATCTGATATCTCGGGTATTTTATTCCGCCATATTTAAATGTATGCGCCTTTGCGAACTCGGAAGGGTAAACTCGAAAAGGAAAAGTATAAGGATTATCACCTCTAACAAATGACACATATCCAGTAGCCTTTCTAACCAACAAGTCTTTACCAATTTCTTCACCTTCCAGATTTTTTTTGAAATTTCCATATTTATCAAAAATATCACGCGTGCTTATCATAGCACGTCTATCATTCACATTCATCAAATTCAATAGCCAAATGATTTCCTGATACGTATTATACATTGGTGTAGCAGAAAGTAATAACAATCTCATATTATTCGCCGATTTAACTAAAAACATTATTTGATCTGCCACCTTTTTGCTTTCATTATCGGTTATACGAATGTTATGAACCTCGTCAATAACTATCAGTCTATTATTAAATTCATTTTGTAAATTGCGCGTCATTCTCTTAAGCTTTTCCTTCTCCGATTTATATTCCATCTCACTACCTTGTGCCTTTTTCGCAATATAGTTTGCGAATTCAACATAACCAACAAATATATAAGATTGATTGATTAAATTTTTTATTTGACTGACCACTTTTTCTCTTGATAACCCCTTCATATTCATCGGGTTTATTTCTTTCAGTAATTTATTTCCAATACACGCTCTAATATTCCATAATCCGTCCACATTTTTCAATTTCCTCTCATCGAATATTTGAAGACGAAAATTGTCTTGGACATTTGGACTAGCAACTATTATGATTTGCTTAGAAATACCCATCTGTTTTAAATAATCGCGCATCTCTTCGCTTACACCAATTGCGCTACACGTTTTTCCTGACCCCAAACCATGATAAAGCAGTAAACTATTATAAGGCGTTTGAAAAGAAAGAAAATTGCGAACAAATGCTTGATGCGGCGCTAATTCAAAATCGGCCTTACTTAATATTTCTGCCTGTTTTTTGACATCATAAATTTCCCCGTCGTATTTATTGTCACTAAATTCCTTTTTTTCGGCAATTTTTATGTTGAAATTGGGATCATTCAAGTTGGGATATAAATAACTATTCTCATCAGGATGCTCTTCTAATTCTTTACTTTCCAAAATTTCTTTTTTTAATAGAAACTTATTACAATTCTTATCATAAAGATTTAATGAATCGGCACAATTATTCGTATCAAACTCCATTTTTAATTCATAACTAGGTTCTGCCATATCTAATGTCTACTATATACTATGAATATAATCTATATTCAAGTAATACTTTATTTATATTTGTTATAATTTGTTTTTTTTCTAAATTGTAGGGGCGTATTGATTCTAAACATTCATCTATCGTTTTCCATTCTAATTTGCTAACCTCGGCTTTCTGAAATCCATCCATATTATCAATCATTTCATTCATATACGCCAAATAATATTTATGCTTATACGATTTATGATTCGAACCGATAAAAATCTCTTCAAACGGCAAAATATTTTCAATGACTTTGATATCTTTACACGAATACCCAGTTTCTTCTTCAAATTCTCTCAACGCACATTCTAAATCCTTTTCTTGAAAATTTCTTCGTCCTTTTGGAAATTCCCATTCGGTTTCTACCCATCGTGTGGCGCTTCGTCCAACTATATCATTTAATGTTATCACCTCGTCATTTAAAATGATTCCATTTTTAATGGATTCGAATTTCTTTGAGGCTGCCGTTTCTTCGCCCCTATAATTGGCATCACCCCATAACGTAGACCATAGGGACTCAAATGGTTCAATTAATATACGTGCTTTTTCATCTATAGACATTTCGTCAACACATTTTTGTATTTGTTCTATATTTATACACGAATACTTGCCCCTGATAAAATCTATATATCCAAAACTATCTTTTCTTCGAATCATCAAGAATTGAAGCCCTTTTGCGCTTGATCTAAATAATACAATGCCATAACTAATGATGGGTAATTTACACTGATTGAAAGAATGACCTATTTTACTACAATTATGACAAACGTTGTTATTGTTGTTATTGTTGAGATTGAACATGTTATTATTACTATTATGGTTGTTATTATTATAAAACGGCTTATTATTCATTTTTAGGATAGATTATAAATGTTATTTAAGCATAATACGATATATTTAAGTTATGTTCAAAACATAGAATATAAATATTGGCGTAAATTATGAAATTGGATCCGAATGTCTGGGGCCCGCATTATTGGTTCTTTATTCATACTATCGCAATCTCTTATCCGTTGCGTCCAAACGCGGTGACTAAAAAGAAATATTATGATTTCATTCAAAACTTGCCGTTATTTTTACCGAATGAACAGATGGCGACACATTTTGAAAAGCTGTTGGACCAGTATCCGGTAACACCCTATTTAGATACGAGAGAAAGTTTTATTCGATGGACACATCATATTCATAATAAAATCAACGAATTGTTGGAAAAGAAAAAGATTAGCTTGTCTGAATTTTATGAACAATATTATGATCATTATAAACCGAAAGAGGTTAAATTTAAGGAATACTATAAGATACGTGCTAAGGTAATATATTTAGTCATTGTTGTGTTATTTGTTGCTGCTATTGTTTATTTTTACAACAAGTAAAATCAAAATAAAATATTTCAATAATATAAGTAAAGTATATGATTGACTCTAAAAAAAACAAGAAAAATAAAAAACCATATAAAAACCAATATAAAAAAACACATAAATTGAAATATAAAAAGCTACAAAGAGGAGGAGGTGAATATATAAATATGATAATTAATGAACCACAATCAACAATATTGACAGATGAAATTATTAAAAATCAAAATCTTCCTAGGGAATACATAGGGTGGAATATTGTAGATTACGAGTTTAATTTAGATGTATTGTATAGAGATGTATTAACAGAATCAGTGTTTTTAGAAGGTGATCAAATTAATATTGAAAAAATTGATCACCAAATAATGTCAGATATGAATCGTGTGGAATTATTATTTAATAATATTTATATTTATGATAGTTTTTTAATATATATAGGGTATCCAGCCGCCGCGGCAAAGCTTACTCGTGTAGATACACATAAATTTTTAGACATTGTAAATGATAAAAAAGAAAAAAAAGAAGATGATGATGAAGAAGAAGAAGATGATGATGAAGAAGAAGAAGATGATGATGATGATGATGATGATGATGATGATGATGAAAATACCAACACAGAAGATGATAATAATAGATTTAAAAAATCAATTAAAGAAATGAAAAAAATGAAAAAAACAACAGATGTATCAAAATTTAATAGCTTATTATTTGGAATGTTTCCAGGATTAGAATCTATTGATTCTCGTGAATTAGAAGTTATAAAAACACAAGCACGTACTAATGATTTGTGGTTTTTAAATGCTTATATTGATTATTTATGTGTGAGTAATGGGATAAAAAACGAATTAATGATTAAATTAAAAGTTTTTTTACAACAATCAATTGCCAGTGATGCATACCATATTGCACAATCATTTTATGATCAAAAAACCATATTTAATGGTAAAATTATGTTATTATCAGATATTATTTCTACATCACAGAATAAGGATACAAGTGGTAATTATATTAACAGATTTCCGGATGATTTTCTTGATGACAACGGAGAAAAATTTAATGATGCTTTAATAATAAATACAGATTTAACAAATATAACATTATCATATAAAAAAAAATTCCCTATTATTTTCTTTGAATCGGAATATGGAATATGTTTAATCGAGGTTATTATATATTTACAATTTATACCAAATAAATTATTTTATTTTTGGAAAATAATTAAATGGAGAACGCCTTCAATAGAAAAATATTATAATTTAGTTATAGATAACACTTCCCCAGATGTCACAAATGATGACAAAGCAATAAATATATTAAATCCAATAGTATTTAACCATAATAATACATCGTATCAGATACAATTAGTAGAAATATGTCGATTGTTATTGGTAAATATAACAGATTCATCTTTTCGTTTAAAAATAAGTGAAATATTAAAAGAATTTCTTACTTTATTATATAGAAATAAAAGAGATGATGCTAGTAGAACAGAAATATTAGATCAATTAGTAACACAATTAACTAACAATTTACTAACAAAATACTGGTTAAGTTTACCCACTCAAGAAAAAATGAGTGAAAGATTTATAAATATACTAAATAATGTTATTAGAGAAAATAATTTGGAAAACGTGTCAGAACCCACAGCAGATCTAAATGTACCCTTATCAGAATCAGAATTAGGAGAACATGGCAACGAAGGAGCTCAAGGATATCAAGGCGATACTGGAGCTCAAGGATACCAAGGCGACACTGGAGCACAAGGTTACCAAGGCGATACAGGCGCTCAAGGATATCAAGGCGATACAGGAGCACAAGGATATCAGGGCGATACTGGAGCTGTTGCTGCTGGGGAAAATGTAGGTACACCATTATCCTACTCAAAAATAGCAAAAAATGTTGTTCCTTTAGCAGTAATCGGCACAGGCGCAGGACTTCTTTTAGCAAAATATGTATTTGGAGCAGCAGCTCTTGCTGGTGGAAAAACCAGAAAAAATAATAAAAATAAGAAAAATAAGAAGAAACCTGTAGGCGGAAAGGTTACCGGCTCCGGCGGATTTGGCTGTATTTTCAATCCCGCATTAAAATGTAAAAACAAGACGATGAAATCACAAAAATCTAAAGCTAGTGGTCAAGAGCAGCAGCAAAATCAAATTACCAAATTGATGAAGAAAAAATACGCAACAAAGGAATATCAAGATATTGTGAAATTTCAACAAAAACTCCAGAGCGTCCCCAATTATACAGACTATTTTCTCTTACAAGGGTTCTCCATTTGTAGTCCAGATATTTTATCCGATTCCGATTTGGAAAATTTCGATAAGAAATGCTCTGCGTTGAAGAAATTGGATATAACGAGAGAAAATGTGAATAGTTCGTTAGACCGCCTTTCAGCAATAAATATGCCCTATGGTGGAATAGATGTGGGCGATTATATTATCAAAGTGGATTTAAATGGATTAAAAATGGCACAATTAAACGATGCTCTAATAAATCTTTTATTAAAAGGAATAGTGCCTATGAATAAAAAACACGTTTATCATGTAGATATTAAAGATTCAAATGTCCTGGTAGATGACACCGGCGACCATAAGCATTTATATGCGAGATTAATAGACTGGGGATTGTCCGCATCGTATGATGGTGAAAAACAAGTGCCAAAAACGATGCGTAATAGACCATTTCAGTTCAATGTTCCTTTTTCCAGTATTCTTTTCAATTCTCTATTCACCAAAATGTATGCGGACTTTTTGAAAAAGAATCCTAATCCTAGTTATATATCAATAAGAACTTTTGTGATTAATTATGTAGTCGCTTGGATAGCAAAACGAGGCTCAGGGCATTTGAAAAACATTAATGGGGTATTTAAAAAGTTTTTCGATGAAGAATTGAAGAATGTAAATATTGATGAATCTTATAAAAACAATCTAATTATTTTCGACTATACTTTTTATTTCATTTTTGAATATATTACCCAAATTTTATTTAAATTTACAAAAAACAATCAAATGAATTTGATGGATTACTTTTCTAATGTATATGTAAAAAATATCGATATTTGGGGTTTTGTTATGATCTATCTTCCTATCATGGAACAACTACATAATAACTATGATAAATTAAATGAAGCGGAAAAACAAATTATCCAAGAAATTAAAAAAATGATTATGTTTATTTTGGCGGCAAGCTCTACGCCGATAAATGTAGACAAATTGGTAGAACAATTAAAGGTGTTGAATGGGTTATTTATCAAGAGTCATAAACATAATAATGTGTTATGGAATATGGGTCAAGGTTTAGGAAATGGAAGAGGAAGAGGAAGAGGAATAGGAAATAGAAAACAGAAAAATAGCCAGTTTTCATATACGACAAATATGGTTAGCACAACAACAACAAGTAGCAGCAGTAGTAGTAGCAGTAGCAGTAGTACTCCACCCTTTAGTCGTAAGAGAGAAAAAGTAAAAAGAAGCAAAACACGCAAAAAACATAATAGAAAATAGAAAATAGAAAATAGAAAATAGAAATTAGAAAATAGAAAATTATAACAAAGCAAAATATTTTGCCGTGTTATAATAAATGAGATTTGAAATAATAATAATGGCCATCACCGCATTTTTGATATTCAATACATATCACGATGGAAAATATAGTAAAATGTTTTTCAAATATAAAAAATATTATCAAATGGCGTTTTTTGCGTTCTTAGGTATTACTTTTTATTTACTCGTTAAAAAGAATCCATTAAGATGTAAAAATATTTTGTTACATGCGAATAATGTGGTAAAATATATGCCTATTGACAAATCTTCAATGGACATGATCTCTCCCATATTAGATTTTACATCTGGAAGAACGGAAGAAAGTGGTGGCGGAGGATCCGAAAAGAGTTTTATGGACCATTTTAAAAATATGGTAGGCGACGATGAAGATGGCGGAGCTTCAAGTCTTATAAACTCGCACGAGAGACGATTATTACAATCGGGCAAGAGCAGTTCGAATGGCGGAAAAGCAACTAAACGTTCAGTAAGTGAGACCAAGAAGAAATATGTAGCATCTAGTCAAAATTGGAAATGCGGTGATTGTAAAACTCAATTAAATGCATGGTTTGAAGTAGATCATAAAGTGCGATTAGAATATGGGGGTGGAAATGAAGTAGAAAATTTAATAGCTTTATGTCGTGAATGTCATGGGAAAAAAACAGCACATGAAAATATGTAAAACAACAAACAACTATTGGATTTAGATTTAGATCAGTCTTTTTATTTTCACAAGATATAATAATATGAGTGTTTTAAAAGAGAATGAATATAATATAAGTGATATAAGTGATATATTAAATGATAAAAAGCAAATTGAACCAATTACTAAACCAAATGAACCAATTGCTGGTCCAATGTCTAAATTAAATGAATTTTTTAAAAAATCATTTTTGTCTGACGCCGATAATATATCAATTTTAAAATACGCTGCGGGAACTTTTATCATTATTTTCATAACTATCACTAGTTTAGTTATTCTTTATTCAAAGCCGTCAAAATCTAGTTCAAGCGCAGGTTCATCTATGGGGTATTTTTTTCTATTTTTAATTATTGCGCAAATCATACTATTTGTTTATTTAAAAAGAAAAGAAAATGGTAGCGACAAAAGCGACAAAAGCGATAAAGATAACGAATTTAAAAAAACGGCCAAATATTTAATTCTGAACGCATTTCCAACCATATCTTTAGTTTTATTTATTATAGGGCTTATCATACTATTTAGTTTATTAAATAAACAACAAATTCATGATTATGCTATACTTATTTTAATTGCTATAACTCTTATTGCTGGTTATATTTTTTATAAAAATATTAAACAACACTCATCATCTAGTTCAACAAATATTGGATATGAGAGAATAAAATTCGCGATTATTTTTGTATGTATAATCTTTTTTTTGATAATAATGTGCGGCGTTGACCCCGGCGGGTATATTAAACAATATATGGGAACATCTCTTATAGCCATCCTCTTGTTAGTAATTTTTGGATTACTCTATTTATTAAGCGCGTATAATTTTCCAACACTTCCCGATAACAAAAAGGTGAAAAATAGTATTTTAAAAGGGTTTTCAACATTTAGTATAATTAGTGTAATATTCTTCATCGCAGCCATTGTGTTATTTACCTTTGGAATTGTAAATATGAGAAATAATGGGAATGATTCGCCAGATATTCAAGCGACAATTGGAATATTATTATTTATTTTTTTTATAATTTATGCGGCTTATTTTTCTATAACGCTTTTTCCATCTCTTATCCCATCTTCTGCGGATCCTGCTACTACTACTCAACAAGAAAATAATAAGACTACTACTATTTGGGAACGATTTCGTAGCGTATTATTATTGTTTCTAGGTTTAGGATTTTCAGGAACCTTAATTGGATGGTTAGTAACTATCGCACAAAATTTATCATCTCGATCAGGCATCATATCATTCATTGTCAATTTATTAGTTATTCTTGTTATTTTAACTCTTGTATTCAAACTATTAACACTTGGAACTTATTATAAGCAGAGTCCACTTTATAAGTTAATCGTCAATACCATTTTATACATTCCTTGTATTTTGGTTTCACTTCTTGACGGATTAAATTTATTAGCAAAACCCGGTATCCCTGGCGAATCGCCAACAAAATATTTGGGCCTCCTCGGTCTCACATTATTTGGTTATGCTATTTATTTATTTACACCATATTTCGCTTCCAAATTCGCAAAACAGGGAGGTAGGCAACTAGTAAATAAACCCACATATTTAAATAAAGAACAATATTTCGGGTCTTATCAGTCTTTAAATGATATTAAACTTCCAGATGCTAGTGGAAATTATTATCAGAATTTAAACGGCGGTTCAGGATTTTACAATTATAATTACGCCATCTCATTTTGGTTCTATTTAGATTCGACAAATCCGGAAAAGGATATAGAACACAAAATATATACGCCTATTTTGAGTTATGGTGGAAAACCATGTGTCCAATATAATCCCAATAACAATGTGCTTATGGTAACGATGCCTCCTGATAAAGATGTAGGAGGAGCAACAGACGCCAGCACAAATTCCATTTCCAAATTTACAAAATATGATGAAAATGGTAACATCATTATTTACACAAAGGCAGATGTATTATTACAAAAATGGAACAATATGATAATTAATTATAATGGCGGAACTTTAGATATATTTTATAATGGTCAATTGGTTAAATCGGCGCCAAATGTTGTCCCATACATGTCTCAAGATTATTTAGTTGTCGGTTCAAATAAGGGGTTAAATGGGGGCATTTGTAATGTGGTTTATTTCAACACCGCTATCGACGCAAAACAAATATATTATTTATACAATTTTGTTAAGAATAAAACGCCACCTCTTCCTTCCATTTGGTTAGATGTAGTAGCCGACGAACTCGCAGAAGTTACTCATACTGAAACGTCGAAAACAAATACAAATGCGGTAATTGATTCTATTCTTATTCCTACCCAGAATGTGGTTGAGAAAACGGAGGCGGCAGATGTTGTTCCCGATGTGAACACATTTAATGCGAATAACTTTTTGTCGTTGCGATGGTATATGACGGGACATGGCGACAATTATGGTGTCCCCTAATTTGTTTGAGTTTTATTGATTTTACGTAAAATAATAATCATCATATATTATATTATGGGTATCGGAAGTATATTGTTAGTGATAATAATTATTGTTTTATTATATGTTGCTTTAAGATATATTTTTTCCGATGTAAATACATTAACTGGTATTTCATCGGGAACTATTAAACAAACTATAGATGCTTCTACTTTAGCAAGTAGTGGCGCAAATACTAGTAATTTTACTTATTCTATTTGGTTTTATGTCGATGACTGGAATTATAAATATGGTGAGCAAAAAATAATTTACGGCAGAATGGGCACACTATCCACGACACCTGATGATATTAAAACCATGGACCCTTGTCCGGCGGTCACTTTAGGTAGTGTTGAAAATAATTTGGCTGTTTATTTAGCATGTAATCCGACTGATGACGAGACCGACACAGACCCAACAGATTATGTCGACCCAACCACTAAAGCAATTATCCATACATGTAATGTAGCAAATGTGCCTATTCAAAAATGGGTGAATTTGTTAATCAGTGCTTACGGAAGAACTTTAGATATTTATTTGGATGGTAAATTAGTTCAAACTTGTCTTTTACCAGGTGTAGCAAAAATTAACGCGGATGCACCTGTTTATGTCACCCCTAATGGCGGATTTTCTGGCTGGACCGCTAAATTCCAGTATTATCCTAATTCTACTGACCCGCAAACTGCTTGGAATATTTATCAGGCTGGGTATGGGGCTAGTATGTTATCCAATGTATTCGGTAAATATCAAGTGAAGGTTTCAGTAATGGAAGGGTCAACTGAAGATTCTAGTTTTACTATCGGATAAAAGGTATTCTATAGGTTTTTCTTATGTTATAATATATATAAGATAAGATGAACGGACCACAACCAACAACACAATCAGCACCACAGCCATCATCATCCCGTCTTGGAATGGCAAGAGGGTCGGGGCTTACCGATTTTTTAAATTCAAATAGTTTAGTAGCACGAATTTCTTTTTTACTTTTAGTCATTTTAATTTTTGTTGTCGTTTTACAAATTTCTATTCAAATAATCGCCATGTTTTTCGCACATTCTACCTCGCCGCATCTAATCGACGGGATGGTTGATGCTAAACAACTGATAATTATCCCTCAAGACCCATCCTCTAATGGCGCAAAAACTATTTCTAGATCGGTAAATGATACTACAGGTATTGAATTTTCATGGTCTGTATGGATATTCATAGACAATTTACAATATCAAGCAGGACAATATCGTCATATTTTCCACAAAGGAAATTCTAATATTTCGACAGACCCTGATACAAAAGGATTGAATTTTCCTAATAATGCGCCGGGACTTTATATAGCTCCCAACACTAATGAATTAGTGGTTATTATGAACACATATAATGTCATTAATGAAGAAATTGATATTCCGGATATTCCACTAAATAAATGGGTAAATGTCATTATCCGTTGTAGAAATACGACGTTGGATGTTTACATCAACGGAACTATTACAAAAAGCACGCAATTATTGGGGGTGCCTAAACAAAATTATGGGGATGTGTATGTCGCAATGAACGGCGGATTTTCTGGATATATTAGCAATTTATGGTATTACAATTATGCTTTAGGAACCACGGCTATCCAAAGTTTGGTTAAAGGCGGACCGAATACAAAGATGTCTAGTTCATCCGCGATGAGTATGATTAATCCTAATTATTTGTCGTTGCGTTGGTATTTTTATGGAGGGCAATAATAGAAAAAAAATATATCTAAGTATATTATTATATATTATGTCAGAATTAGGTATTTTCCCTATAGTAGCAATAAGTCTAGCTTCTGTTACTACAGCAGCTTTATTTTATAGATATTTGAATCCCCCCATTTCTCATAATGGTGACGCTCTCGACGTAATAAATACGGGTAGCGGTAGACGGCGCAAATACACCAATAAAAATAAAAATAAAAATAAAAATAAAAATAAAAATAAAACAACAAGAAGTGGTAAAAGAAATAAATAAATACACCAAAAATATTTTTATGTATTCAATACATAAATATAAATGTCAGGCGGATTAGGTCCATCTTATAATCCGGATCCAACTAAAGAATGGACTAGATTTGAAAATAGTTGCGTATATCCTGTTAATCTACCGATTTCTATATCGCCAAAAGAAGCACACAGATTAGCCATGCTTTATAAAGGCAATATTCTTCAATATAAAAATAATAGTTCAAATATTACTAAATCGCAAAAATATGGACAAATAGCCAGAGGTAGTTGGACAAATAGAAACACGACTTGGGCTACACAATCTCAATCATATACGAATCCCAATACGCAAAGCTTAAGGCGTGTCAGTTATAGCACAATTACACCTACTTCTGGAGGAATAGCGGTTCCAACCGGCAGTCCATTAACGTGTCCCCCTGTAAACCCTATTATACCTATTAATCCGGTGTTACCTAATACTGATGGCGGGGGAGGAGGAGGTCCACCACCACCAGTTATTCCGCCTCAACCTTCAGGAGGCGGCGGTGGGCCAGTTCTTCCAGATATTATTCCCACAATACCACCAGAACCACTAGTCATTCCTGATGGCGGAATATTAATATGCGGTAGTGTAGAAGATTTATGTCATCCAACACCTTATGTGCCCGTGTTGACAGATATATGTAATCCTACGACGGCATCTGATGTGCCAGGACCTATCGAAGAATTATGTTATAATGATGGCTTGCCTACTTATTATCCTAAAACTAAATTGACTTATGCGACGAGTGGAAACAAATGGCCTACGAATGAAAAGTTTTTTAGATCGGCGAATGCTATTCCGGCGTATGACCCTGCTAACCCGACTTATTATGATCAATGTTCAAATGTTCCTACTGAACCGCTCAATTTTCAGGGTAGCGGAGGCGTGACTGAAGTCACATTATCGTGGACAACACCGGTTAGTGATGGTGGAGCGTCCATTTTGGATTACATTATTTATTATTATACGGGTGACGACAATTCGCAGAAAGTAGCGGTTCCACCCAGTATGTTGACAACAACTATTAAAGGTCTTTTGAATGGACATATATATTATTTTTCTATAGTAGCAATCAATGCGAATGGGTCAAGCCCTAGTAGCTCAATAAGCGTCAACATAACATGACATGACAGATTATGGTCTCAAATTAGGATTAACACATACTTCACTCGTCGGGAAAATATCGCCAGACATACACTGGTCATTTGGTCCTACTTCCGCACAACTTCGAATACCTCTCTCTTCTCCAATATAACACCAACCCGATTTATTACCAGATTGGATGCTGCTGTATGAATCGTCCGCCGCATATCCACCGCCAAACTGCTGCTGTTGTTGCTGTTGCGAATATGCGCTATCCAAAGCATTATTCAACGTGTTTTGTTGTAGAGCATCTACCGGCGGCATAGTAGTTGACACAGATTGTGCTGATTGTGTCGATACTGAGTTAGTAGTTCCTTGAATAATAGCACCAGCCGTATCTATCGTGGTATCAATAGTTCCTGCCGTAATATCAGCCGCCGCTTTTGTGCCAGTCGCCGAAGTATTTACTACTTGTTTTGTCGTGCTGCCCAAAGTTTGGCCGAACAATGCACTAAAATACGCAATATAAGGTGCTAAAAAATTGGAGATAGTTTGGGTTCCGCTTGCTAAATAATAGAAAATGTTGAATCCTAATAGTGCTAAAACTAGGAAAACGATGACCCAGGTTTTCCAAGATATTTCGCTAAACCAAGTAGCCCATGATTCAGTAAAAGATGAGTTAGAGTTAGAGGAGGAGAAGAAGGAGGAGGAGGGGGAGGAGAAAGCAAAAGGCGATGTACCAATTTTCATATTATTTGAAAAAGAATCGGTTGAACCTATTGCTGCTGAATTCATTATAATTAAAATAAATATTATTTAATTTGATTATACACTTATTACTTGAATGTAAGTAAATATAAGAATTGATTAATATCGCCTAATATTTCATCGCGGACATTATATAAATCTGTATTGGCCAAATTTTCCATACTTTTATTTGTATTTAATTTTATCAAAAATTCTCTGAATTTTAGAATTTCTCTCTTGAAATCACTTACAGAAGTGTAGTCTTTGAGAGAAATAGATTTCACTCGGGTTAAGTTCACTCTATCGCCGTTTTTCCCTAACATGATTTCCACAAAACTATCCATATGGTCGTTCAATTTGGAATATAATTCGTCGGTAGCCTTATGTGTTGCGTAGCTATATGTTTTCCAATGATATAATTTAATCATATTCAGTGTTTGTAAAAAAGTGAGAATAATTTCTTGTTCAAATTTTTTACTTTTGCCTATACTTGTATTTTTACGTGTTTTATTTTTACGCATTTTATTTATTCGCGTTCTATTTACTGGCATTATATAATTACAAGATATAATTATATAATTTTTTACTTTCCGTTTGTCTAACGTGTCGCCATTTTCAAAGTTTCCAAAGAGAAAACAACAGTTAAAACGATCATGATAAATGGTAATAATACCAAGAACCAAGAAATACCGGCATGTCCCTTCTTACATAAATAATTCAAGAACCAAGTCCACAATAAGACAAAGAATAACTTGATTATTATAGATAACGCGGACATTCTATTCAAAAGTGCCAATAAAATAGTAATCATGGAGAGAACAAAGTAAACCATCGCGGGGGTGCAAAGATCTTTGAACATTATATATTAGTCAAATATAATTTTCTTTTTGTTATGTTTTTTGTGTTTTGTATTTCTAAATGTTCTTATTTTCTACTTTTTGCTTTTATGACGCCGTCTGGATTTTTTTCCTTCTCCTGTTCCTGTTGGCCGCCAACTTTTCTTATGCTCATATACATCAGCTTTATCAAAAAACTTATCTACTGCGGTTACTGGCGCATTCCAATCTATAGTAGATGCTGAAGATGTATTTACAACAGACACACTACTCTGGTTTTTTTGGTATTTGTTGGTTTGAATAATTTAGTAGCTGCTAGCGCTAATACTACTCCACCAGTAATAGCTATTGCGGTTATAGCATCTGTGCCTAAACCTAATCCTAATATTTGACTCATATACAATATAACATTATTTTTTTCTACCTTTACTTTTTTTACTTTTTTTATTATAGCGACGTCTGGATTTTCTACCGCCCAAAATACCATTATTAACTGCGGGTATTTGATTAGGAGGTGATTGTGATCCAACTGCATCTTTCAAATCAACTTGAGAAGTTATTTGATTAGGAGGTGATTGTGATCCAACTGGATCTTCCCAATCAGATTGTTGTGATCTATCTGATTCATTGTTCTGTTTTTTATTGTAATACATAACACCACCAACAATCCCTCCTACAACTATTACACCTGCTGCTGTTATTCCTATTATCTCTGCTAAACTTACTACTTATATTATTTTCTACCTATTGTTTTTTGCTTTTATTTTTATTATGGCGTCGTCTAGTTTTGTTTCTTCTTTTCTTGCCCTTACCCCTTGCTAAACCTTCTAGACTATCAAGAATATCACTTGCTCTTTTATTCATTTTATCCGCTTCCTTTTTTATTTTATTTTTTGATAGTCCAATACCAGCAGCACCTATACCTATTACGGCAACGCTACCAGCAACAATCCATGCGATAGTTTCAATCGGCAAACTCATAATTATATTATAGACACATAAAATTATAATCGTGGGATAAAATCATAATCGTGGGATAAAATTCTCCCCGAAATTATTCATTTTATCCAACTTTTCAATCGTCTTATCCAAATTCGATTTGTTCGTATTAGCGAATAAATAATCCGTATTCGGCGATTTCTCATTCTTCTTAATTTGTTTATAAATATTATTTATTTTAGATACAACAACATTCACATGGTCTTTGTCCTTAACTATCTCTTCTTCCAAATTAATGGGTTCTGTCAATAATTCCACGGCATAATATAAAATATAACGCCGTTTCGTATTACACGAATTATTATATCTTAGAGAGAACAATTTCAATAAGCTTTTCATTATTTTTTTAATCAATGGAAGATGATTTTCAGTTTCTTTTAAAATAGTATCCCAAATTAACCATACAATATCCATTTGATTTTTACTATCCACTGGCATTTGAAGTCTTCTTTCACATTTACATTGTTGTTTCTTAGATTTACAAATATTTTCGTATTCTGCCATCCATTCAATCCAATAACAAGCGTTGATAGAATTCCGTCCATCTTTACTCAAATTATACGCCAATTCATTAATCGCAATAAATAATTCTTTAGGATCTCCTTCTAACATAATAGGTCGACCATAGTTCACATTTGGCGCTTTGAATCGGTCGGTCATTTGTGTCATATCGAAATCCTCCTTTTTAATTTTCACATCATCAAAACTATGTTTCCGTTTCGCACAACATAAAATACACATAATTTCACAAAACAATTTTCGCATTTTCTCACTATTTCTCATTTTCAATTCATTATTTGCGTATCCACCAGAAACTATTTCCTTGAAATTCTCTATTCTTAAATCTAAATAAATTGCGAGTTTAGGATTCCCTAAATGAACATGTTTGCTATAAAAAAACAAGATGATTTCCCATAACTCTTTATAATGTCCAGCACAAATAAATTCAGCAGACCAATAACACGCCGGTTCTATTTTAGAATTAATTAAATTCTTTAGCAGTTCTTTTTTAACATCGGACTTTTTAAATTCAGAAAATGTCACGCCTTTAAATTCCTTTTGTTCTCTCATATCATTTATTTCAGAATCGTTTGACATAATACAATTGTATAGAATAATAAACAAAAACAAACAAAATCAAAACAAACAAAAAATCAAAACAAACAAAATCAAAACAAAAACAAACAAAATCAAAACAAAAAATATCACAACTATACATATAAAGGAATATGTCTATGAAAAATATATCAAAAACAATAAAATCAACTATTCATTCCATAACTCAATTATATTATAAATCTTCTAATTGGGCAAAAGTATTGATAATAGTAGTTTTATTATTGATAGTTATAACTATTACTAAAACACAAAAAGAAGGGTATGAGACTCAAGACAATTTCGATTTCAAATCAGGCGATGCCGTTTATGACGATTTCTATGCGACAATTTACGATCATCTGGTATATAACAACATTTTAGACGATTATGTTGTTACTGAACTGGTTAATAGAACACACCCATCCAGTGAATCGATTATATTAGACATCGGCTCTGGAACAGGTAATATAGTCGCCGCTTTAGCCAGTAAAGGATTACACGTTACCGGTGTTGATAGCTCCGAAGCAATGATAACAAAAGCCAAAGCGAATTACCCAAATTATGATTTTGAACAAGGTGATGTAACACGAGCACAATTATTTAATCACGATTCCTTTACACATATTCTGTGCCTGTACTTTACATTATATTATATGCCTGATAAATCGGTATTTTTCAAAAATTGTATGAACTGGTTAATGCCTGGAGGATTTTTAGTGGTTCATATAGTAGACAGGGAACAATTCGACCCGATTATTCCGCCGGCAAACCCATTAATTACATTGACACCACAACGATATGCGTCTAAACGTATAACTACTAGTAAAGTAACATTTGACGATTTTGTGTATCAATCCGATTTCCAATTGGATAAGAATTCCGATTCAGCAAAATTCGTCGAAAAATTCTCTAATAAAAAGTCTGGGAAAACATTCCGAAAACAAGAACATCAGATGTATATGGAAGGTGAACCTGCTATTTTAGCTATAGCGCAAAGTATCGGGTTTATCATTCAAGGTAAAATAGATTTAATAAAGGCTGGATATGAATACAATTATTTATATATATTTCAAAAACCGGAATAGATTGTTCCGTTTCTTTCAATATATTTATTTGATTATAATATGTATGTTTTACATATTATATTTTTACATATTATATTTGCTTTTATTCATATTTATTATAATCGTAGCATTATGTGCCTACATTAAAATCCAGTTTCGTTTTTGGTCCGAACAACCCGTTTTTCATGTATACGATTTCCGCTACTATTTATTTCCACCAGGAATTATCAATTTTGAACTGCCTGAGAAAAATAGATGGACCAATTTTAAAAATATAGAAACGATTAAATATTCAGACAATGTGGATTTAAAACTCAAACAATTTACACATTTTATCCGTCAAAATTATCTTCAAAATGGCGAAAATCAATTTAATCCTACAAAAGAAAATATTGGCGCTTATTTTTCAGGTCATAATTCATCCAGTTTTTTCAGTTATTATTACGATGATGAAATACTTATTGATAGTAAAACCAGCGAACAAATACTCAATAAAAAAATGATAGGCGCCATGACATCAAGACCTATTCGTATAAGCATAAATAAAACTAAAGATGCGTTTTTTAGTGCATACTATGTCGATTATTTGTGCGTTGATAAATCAAAAAGAAAGCAGAACATTGCGCCTCAGTTGATCCAAACCCATCATTATAATCAACGATTACTCAATAAAAACATAGTAGTTTCACTCTTCAAGAGAGAAGGAGAAGTTACAGGAATAGTTCCTCTTTGTATTTATAAAACATATTGCTTTGATATGACACCTTGGGCTAAACCTCCCGCCCTATTACCTTATGTCGCCTTAGTAGAAGTCGGTAAAACGAATATTCATCATTTATTAGAGTTCTTCAAAGAGAATAACGAGAGAAAATTCGATATTTGTATAATGACAGAAATAGGAAATATAATGGAACTGATAAAAACCCATAATATTTTTGTTTATATGATAACGACAGGGGGCGAAGTGTTATGCGCCTATTTTTTTCGAGATTCGTGTGTCAGCCTAAAAAAAGGCACCGATTGCCTATGTTGTTTTGCGAGTATTAATTGTTGTAAAAACGACGGCTTATTTGCTCATGGATATAAAGTGGCGTTGTGGAAAATACATGAACGAATGACGCGATTTAAATACGCGGTAATAGAAAATATATCGGATAATGATGTGATAGTAAATAATTTGTTGAAAAAATCTAGACCGATCATAGTGAACCCAGCCGCATATTTCTTTTATAATTTTGCTTATCATACATTCAACCCTAAAAAAGTGTTGGTCATAAATTGATAACAATATTACAACAATATAAAGATAAAGATATACACCTAGGTATGCTATTCAGAAATTTTCATATATGCGCATTGGAACTACCATTAAAAACTACTTTTGATAGAATATACGCATACAATCCCGTCAAAAATAATTTCGGATTATCAACAGAATTAGATACTACACATTTTGTAAAAGATGTAGTAAAAAATGTAAAAGTATGTATCAATGAATCATTACAAAGTAAAAGTAATTTTTCTGTGGAAATAGAAAATCATCAAATATATAAGCATGATATACGAGCATTATACACAAATAATGATTTTATAAACTTGAAAAAAGCATTATCTAATTTGGAAATTGGAATAAATATGTGTAAACATGAGAACAAATATGTCTATTGTAAATATCGTATACATTATAATCTCAATAGCAAAACATTAGAAATATATTTATAGTAACCAGTTCTAATTGGCCATATAATGTTGTTGTAAATTCTTGAGGTCTTCTATTATTAGTGGTAATTGCTCATATAATTCGGCATTTATTGTTAGAGCATATTTACATTCATTATTGAATATTTTTAGTGTAGTATTTAGCTCCACATAGAGTTCATTTATTTGTTTTTTGATTTCTTCGCAGGCAATACATGTTACCTTTTTAACATTTTTGTCTTGACATACACACCATTTATGATGTTCATAAAATAATTTATGTGAACATAATAAGCATTGTTTATTTTCTAAATATTCGATTTCTGTTAGTTTACATGAATGTGCCATATATATTTTACACATTTTTACAAGACTCATTTAGACCCATTGTCTATCTCGTATATTTGCCAACACGAGCAAATGAATCTACCACAAAAATAATGAATATGCCTAAAAAAGAATACAAAACGACTTCTTCGGTTACATTATTTGTTCGTTCATCTTGCTGTTCTTCCAACAGATTTATCATATAATTCAATTTTTCAATCATGACATCATAATTGCTAGATGGTTGTGCGTCGGGTTGTTGTTGTTGTTGTGGGTAACCAGTATAGCCATAATTGCTGTGTTGTAATGTATGATAAGGCAAGTTATTAGGATTAAATCGTTTATTGATATCATTTACATTTTTTCCATAATGACTCTGACTTTGACTCTGAGTCTGACCTTGACTCTGAGTCTGACCCTGTCCTTGAGCACCCGGATATTGATAACCAGATTGATTCATTAAATCATTCCCATGATCGCTAGACATATGATTATCCGTTTGTTCGTTATTGGAATATGGCAAAGACGAAGAAGGTGTATTGTGTTGCGAATATTGTTCTCTAAATCGCGTGTTTTCTACACCGGCAGAACTGGGTGGGGGTAATGGATTAAAATCGGCTAAGCTATCTCCTTCTGGTTCCGTTGAATTATGAATAGTTTGTAAAACAGAATTTACTTTTTCTGAAATGGATGAGTTTGAATTAGAATTTTCTTTAGGATATCTTTTTTGTGTTTTGTTAACAGCAGACCTTTTTTTATTTATATGATTATCTGTATCTTTTACTTGATCTATATTATTATCAAATGGAGCAGCATACATCGCTAAAGACATTCCTCTTAATAAAAATTAAGATAATAATTTGAAAAACAGACTGAATATACAGATTTAACCTACAAGCTACTGGAAATGACACATGTGTCATTTTCCGTTGCGTTAGGTATGACATTATTTTTATTCGAGACCAGGTATGGTCTCGAATAAAAACGAGTAACCCTCGAGAAAATCCGCAGGATTTTCTTGGGGTTATAAAGATTAAATTCTAAAGAGAGAGTATATGAGTAATTTTCCAAAATTAAATGATTTAGCAAGTGTCAGATACAGGCATGTTATTTTAACCATCGTTTTCATTATTATGGTATTTATTATGTTACACAACAATTATTTTAATAATTTTATCATAAATACGATTTTAGGAAGAACTATTATGCTGTTTTGTTTAATCTTTTTGACATATTATAATATTGGGCTTGGTTTAGCAGCAACCCTTATAGTTGTTGCTTTACATAGTGCTTCAATTATGGAAGGAATGGATAATATGACTGAATCGCCAAAAGTAGTAGGAATAGATAAAGAGGCAGTTATTCCTACACCTGATACGATTGGAACACCCGCACCCACAACCACACCATCAACAGCAACCACTAATAGTAAAGATAAAACCAAAACAACGACTCCTTCTGAAATACCTGCGTCACCTCCTTCTAATGACCAAAGTAGCAGTAGCAACGTAAAAGAAGGGTTTGAAGGATACTCTAACAAGGTTAGAAATACGGGTGTAGATCGAATATCCGCTGAAAAATATATTCGTTCAAAACCTTCTAAAAGTTTATTCATTCCTTACAATCATCATAAATCGGATCCGTCACCAAATTGGCCGGATAAAGATGGTTATACTACATTATATGCTCCGATAGTTGTGAATCAACAATATGTTTAGTTAGTTAGAGCTCAAAGGTGTAAATAAAAATATAATATAATTATATACACATGTCTAATAATTATATTATTAATTATATTATTACGATATTGCTTATATTTATTATAGTGATGGGTATAATCATCTGGCTGAAAAATAGAGAAGTTAAAGAAGGGTTTATGCCAGCTATTCATCAAATGTACAGACCTTATTTAAGACGGGGTCGTATTTACACAAATAATATGGCAAATTATGTTACTAGTCGTGGTATGATATTATTCAAAAAAATAGGTTTGCTCTAATTACCTACTACGCATAAAAAAATAGAATAAATTATTATATATTATTATTTTAATAGTAAAGAATATGACAAAAAAAATACCTGAAATTCATCATTCACCTAGTTTTATGATGGCGCCATTTCAATACATACATGAACATGTTTTATATTTGAACAATAGCAAATTTTTTGCCGGTGTAGTAATGATATTATTAAACGTTGGTTCTAAATTTATATCTATTCAATTTAGCAAATCGACCGAGGAATATTTAAAATTTTCATTAAGCAAACAATTATTAGTATTTGCGATGGCATGGATGGGCACTCGTGATATATATACGGCTTTAGGATTGACTGCGGTATTTGTAATTTTATCAGACCATTTATTTAATGAAGATAGTAAATTTTGTATAGTTCCAGATCATATGAAGGTTTTACCTTCTTTAATAGATACAAATGGAGATGGGGTAATTAGCGATGAAGAGATCAATTCAGCTATTGCTGTTTTAGAAAAGGCTAAAAAGGAAAAACATCGGTCAAACCAACAGCAAGCCTTTACTAAATTTCAGGAGTGGAAAGATAGACCGGTAATGCCATCATCTAAATAAAACAAGTGAAGATTACAAATAATAAATAACAATATTTTATAATTTAAATATTCTTATTGTAGTATAAGTAGTAAATAATGTCACGTGACAAATTAATACATGTAGGAAATAATTGTTTTACAGATATATCGAGTAATAAACAAGTCATAATTCGTCCTTCTAATATTATAATACTTACTATAGACTTAAAAAATCTTATTAAAATGCCAAATGATAACGAACATACATTGAGATGTTTATTCTTATCATTAGCATATGTAGCAGAGCCACGAATTAATCCATGTGAATTTTATCAAAATATTGTAAATTTGGTTGCTACTAGTAAAGGAAATGGTAGTAAGCAATATAAAAATTTTAAACGGGAAACATTGGCTGATTCAAATGTGGATATTCTAACATTATTGGAAAATATAAATATCAGAAGTTTATTTCCAAATGGTCTAATAGTTGCTCCGGTAATTCATGATAGTAGTATAGGTTGGGTATTTGATACAACTAACCAAGCTGCAGTACATGGTTGTTATTATTTTAATCCTCTTAAAGGAGGAAAAATAAGTGAAAAAACACCTATTATTTTCAATGAATATCTAGGCCATTTTATAGTATCTGATGGAGGAAATAAAGAGATTTCAGCTCTAATGATTAAAGACAAAGTAAAAAATTATGATATAATTCAAGATAATGCTCCGATAGTTTATCCACGAGATCAAGCTGAAATGGATGCTTTAAATGATAGAGCAAGACCAATATTAGAAAATATGGATTGGGGAAAACCAAAAACAGGATCGAGCTTTTGGCCAGGTGGTCCGGCCAAAAAACCGGACCTATCAACAAAAACAACAAAAACAACAAAAACAACAGGCTCGAAAAAACAATCCATTCCAGAATCACCTGGAAATATTGACGCAGTAATAGCACATCAAAATAGGAGATTTGCCGAATTAGAGAAATTGTTACAAAAAGATAAAAGTGTTCAGGTGGTTATTGCGGGTGAAAATGGAAAACATGCCCTTGGAACAGGAATAGCCAAAGGCCCTGAAGGTTGGGGAAAAATAGATGGAAACAAGTCATATACAAAAATGGAAACAAATTTGAATAACTTAGTTAAAGGACTTATTAAAGAATTTCCTGGTAGAGTAAAATTAGGAATAGTAAGTGGTGGGAATGCTAGTCCAACAAATATAAATGTATGGGGGGCTAATGAAAATAATTGGAACTTGCCGGTAGGCCAACAAATTAAAGGAGAAGGACAAGCAGCTGATATGGGCGAACAAAAGCCAGGAGTTTTTGGAATAGTAACTATGCCAGTTGATAATCCACAATTATTAAATAATGATGATGGACCTGATGATGATGGATCTGATGGTGATGGATCTGATGGTGATGGATCTGATGATAATGGATCTGATGGTGATGGCCCAGATGATGCTGTTAGTCCTGAAGGTGATGGCCCAGATGATGCTGTTAGTCCTTATGATAACAGAATTAGTGGTCCAAATCCACCCATATCTCTAAAAGAACTTCCTTTAATTGGAGATACATTAACTATTTTCATCAGCACTAGAATCCGAGGTTATCCTAACATCAAATATAATCCTGACATGTCGGTTCCTCATATTAAAAGCACTGAAGTCTATTTCGACCCTCTTGTTAAATTAAATAGTAGTGCCGCGAATACTATTCCTAAAGGCTATCCTTCTTCGGAACGTTATACACAATTCTTTTTTAGAGGTCCATTTAATAGTTTAATTAATAGAACTATATCATCTTCTTTTTTGTCAAAACAAGGAGGAACTCCGGAAGAACGTTTAAAAGCAGCAGTTGAAAATGGAACTATTGATAATAATATTCGTGTTACCTTAAATCAAATATTCAGACCGAATAGTCCTTTTTACATAAAAGGTCAACGATATACTATTTATGATTATACCTGGATACCTGGAGATTGGGTAGTAAACACTAAAATAATTGAAAAAAAAATAATGGGGAGCCCATACGGCACAGGATTAGGTAGTTCAATATACCAACAACGATTATTAGATGCGGAAGAAGCAGCCGCACAAAAAGATTTGGAAAAATTCAAAAAACAATTCCCTGATTTAGATAAAGGATATGGTGTTGGTTCTGATTGGTCTAAAAAAAACAGCCTCGTGAAAAAAGCAGAAGAGCAAACAACAGAACAATTAGCCCAAAACGATTCGAAGAAATTAGAAAAATCGTCTTCGGTATTTATAAACCTTGCTGGCGAAATAATTACAAATAATGTTATTAATGATACCGATAAAAGAAATATATCATCTGACCCTATTAGTCTTACCTTAATATCATCTGACCTTAAAAAAGAGGAAAAAGCTTTACAAACAGCGAAAAATAATTTACAAAAGGCGAAAGACGATTACCGAAAAGCGAGGACTAATTTTGATAACTCTTTGGGAGCATTAGATATAACATTGTCTACAGGTGAAGATGAAGGTGAGGAAGAAGGAGAGGAAGAAGAAGCAGAAGCAGTAAAAAAAGAAGAAGGAGAGAAAGGAGGGAAAGCAAGTGATAGAAAGGTAGTTAGTGGAGGTAGAAAACTTAAAAAAGAAGAAATAGCAAAATTATTCGAAAAAGCACAAGAAGATAATAAATCAACAGCTATTGCCGCAAGTAAACAGAATTATGACATTTCTATAGATGTGTTATCAACATTAATTGAGAATGATAAAACCGACAATCCAGGTGAAAATGTGGTTTTATTAAAACAAATATTAGATGTTAAAAGTTTAAGAGACGAGTATTTGTCTGTAGTGAAAAAAATAGTAGATCGTGAAAGAGCATTTATGATTTCGTATATTAAAATATTACAAAATTTGAAAGACAAATTTGTAAAACAAAAAGATTATTTTGACGCTCTTTCTCAATTTTACAATAAATTATATGAGATTAAAAGTAAAAGCAGCAAAACATTTGTAGATAAATTGATAATAACTCTTATATGGTATGATAAATATATTTATGAATATTTAACAGCAGATAAATATACTAATATTATAAAAGAAATTGATGATACAATTGAGGAATTAAAAAGTTATAATTCGCGTCAACTCCCAAACTATAGAGATGAATTTGAAAAATTCTTTAAGAATCCAGAACTATTGGAACTAAAAAAAATACAGCTGGATATTTATATTTTAAAAGTGCTTGAATATGATTTTGATATGGACCAAGGTATATGGGAAATTGTTTTTACTGACACTATGATTTGTTTTAAACAATTTCAAAAGATTGTTTTTAAATTAATTTTTAATTGTAGAGAATTATATAGAACTTATACTGATTCTTATACGCTAAAACAACGAAACGAGTTTAAACTACTATTAAATAAAGATAAAGCAGAAGCAGAAAAAGAAAAAAAAGATCAATATAAAAAATATAAAGAATTACGTCAAACATTACAAAGATGTTATAACTTAATAGGGTTATATGGTGAATTTTCTGCTATTATGTCTGGAAGAGAGCTTGAATTCTTAACTTCTAGTTTAAATTTAAATAAAATTAAGTATGAGATTATATTTAATCATAAAAAATATTTAAAAAAATTAAGCGCAGGTTTATTGCCCCGGTTACCTGTTTCATTATATTTGAATATTTCGGATTTAGTAGACATGCCTACTATTCAAGTACAAATCGATTTATTAACATCAGAACTTACAAAAAATATTCTTTCAAAAACAGAATTGACCAATAAAACGGATAAATTAGCTGCGAAGTATAATGATATTATCGACTCACTGATTCCTGCTATGTCAGACTTAGGAATTGAACGCAATTGTAGAACAATAATTCAGTCACAAAATCCGGAGGATGTTAATGTTCGAACAAAAGATAATCCCGAGGTTGAAGAAAGAAAAACAGAATTTCAAAGTAAATTAAATAATAGTTATGATAATGAATTTACTTCTGAATTTAGAGGCGAATTAGCTGGTTTATATAGACAAGGCATGGAAAATAATCTTATTCCTGCTTTAACAAATAGAGAAATTATTGAAAGGGTGAATGGTTATAACATTTATGAAGAGAAAAATGCCGAGGGAGATTGTTTATTTTATGTTCTTGCGTTAGCATTTAATGGACAAATGATTAATGATGGACAAATAACAAACAATAAATATACTGATGAATATATAAATGAAAGAGGGGAACGAATGCCTATTACAGAACCGACCATACCTAATCCGCAGCCTATCCCACCATTAATAGCAGGAAAATATGGACCCTATTTAAAAGAATATACGATAGCATCTTTAAGACGCGCAGTTAGTGATAATATAGAGAATGATGATATTGGAGTTTGGTTAATACAAGCAGCAATAGCAGTATCAACGGCAATAGGTATTAAATTGCCGAAGAAAATATATAATTTCTTTTCAGATGGGTGGGTTGATAATGATGATAAACTAAATTATCTTAAGAATATGGAACGTTTCAAGTTTTTTTTTAATATAGTCGATGAATCATATCAACCTGGTCTGTCATTTTTACAACAAGCAATTAGAGTTCCTTATATATATGGAGGACGTTTTTGGGGAAATAAATTATCACTCCAAATTCTTCAACAAGCGTTCAAAGTAAAATTTGTTGTAATAGAAAAAATTCGCTATCCTGAATTACAAATAGGATTAATAGTAAAATTTAAACTTAATCAATATGATACAAAATTATTGGACGGAATTATTATTAATGAAGTTCCTAAGTTTAATAAAACAAATGGTGAACCACTATTAGATGAAGGAAAACTAATTTATACTTATACTATTCAAGATTATGAAACATTTATCGAATACCAAAATATATTAAGTGATCAAATTGAAGAAACAGAGAACCCATTTTTTACTATGTATACTGATATTGATGACCTAACAAATTTTGAAAACGCAATTAATAAATTGGCACAAAATACAAAATTTAACACCCCTGATAGAAAAAAACTTAGTAATGCCGTTGCAAATATTATACCGCCTCTTATTAATGATATAGGAAATTATCAGGTTATAAAAAATTATATTATCGGTTTACAATCAGTAGAATCAGCAAGAAAAAGAGCAAATTTAGTACCAAAAATATTAAAAGTTCTAAATACTAATACTAGAGATCCTAAAATAACCAAAAATGTTAACAATGGAAAAGCTCTAATAAAAAATAGAATAAAACGTGTAATAGAAGCATTAAACATGCCAACTACCAGTCAAGCTGAAATAGCTGCTGCCGTTGCTGCTGCCAATAATGCTAATAATGATGTAATTAAAGCACGACCACTTTCAAATGATTTATTACAAGCATCAAACTCACTAAATCTAGCGAATACAGAATTACGACAAGCAGCAGCAAACGCATTCGCAGCACTAAATGCGCTAGCAGCCGCACATGAAGCATTTTTACAAATGAATCCTGTAGCCGATTTATATACAAAATATATATTTTTATTAGCATATAAGACAGAAGAACAGACAACACATTTCGAGGTATTATGTGATAAATCACAAAATAAATTTATGTTTGATTTTGATAACATTCCTGATGAGTTGAAATTTTTTATATTTAAAAATGTTTGGTTATATAACAGATTTGGATTTAAAGAGGCATCATGGTTTAATCAAAATACGAATTTTTCTAATTATTTTAGAGAAAAACAAGATGCGTTCGATGCTTTAAGAAAAAGAAAAAGAATTAAAAATAATGCTACTGCTAAAGAAGCATATTACGCAGAAATAAACAAGCCATCTACTGGGGTTATAGAACCTGTTCCTTCCTCTAAAAAGAAGATGAAGAAACAGAAAAAAAAAAATAGAAAAAAAAATGGAATAAAAAAAAAGATACTAAGAAAAGGTGGACGCGGACATGAAAGTTTCAGTAATGATGAGGATGAGGATGAAGATGATGAGGATGAAGATGATGAGGATGAAGATGATGATGATGATGAAGATGATGATGATGATGATGAGGATGAAGATGAAGATGATGATGATGAGGATGAAGATGATGATGATGATGATGATGATGAAGATTACGATAATTATGAAATGACCGGGGGTCAAGGTAAAATAAGAGCCGATATACTAAATAAAAGTAAATATATAAATGTAAATAATCCTAACAATATAAATAAAAATGATGAATCGAGATTAAGTTATTACGTCCATATAGATTTAGAATTGTTTCCAGGAGATAACATTTCAATGCAACAACGAGCGGTTCTTGGTTGTCAAATTCGTTATGAAAAAATAAGACAATCATTTGCGGAATTATTTAATTTCGAATATAGACCATTGGAATTTACTACACCTGGTCATGTTGCGCCACCATTATTTGAAATTAAAGATAAATCTTCAGAAAAATATTCAGATAAAAAATATGAAGATAATAGAAGAAGAAAAGAAGAAGAAAGAAGAAGACGCGACGGGTCTAGAAGAAATAGAGATGAGAGAAGAGATGAGAGAAGAGATGAGAGAAGAGATGAGAGAAGAGATGAGAGAAGGGATGAAGGGCAATCTATTTAATCAAATAAACTTTTAGTCCTATCTCCATAAGATATGTTCAATTTCATTAGATCCATGTTTTCACCACACAATTTTTCCAAACGCTCTTTAACATCGATCACGCTAAATGCTTTTACATATTCATCAAGAACATAAGATAATATTTTTATTTCATATTCTATTTCTGTATCAGTAACATTATGAGGGAATAAGAAATACTCCCATATATTATCAAGAGCCTGATGCTGAACTATACCACTATTTGACGAGGCAGCACTATTTTTTCTATACCGAACATAATCTATCACATCACCCTGTGTTTGACAAGGAGCTATATATTGAAAAGTGAGACCATATTTTTTTGATATAGGGAACAACGAAATAGAATATTTTAAATTTGGGTTACGATAATTATGAGAATTTCCAAATAATGGACAACCATTTTGAGAATTATTATATTTAGATTCGAATAACTTTTGATAGTATTTGATATTTTCAATCAAATTATGATGTGTTCTAATTAGATTCGCATCTATTTTTGCTTCTTTTTCTAGTTCTAGCTCTCGTTCTCTTTCTTTTTGTTCTAGTTCTAGCTCTCGTTCTCGTTCTCTTTCCTTTTGTTCTAGTTCTCGTTCTCTTTCCTTTTGTTCTCGTTCTCGTTCTAGTTCTAGCTCTCGTTCTCGTTCTCTTTCTTTTCGTTTTAGCTCTCGTTCTCGTTCTCTTTCTTTTTGCTTTAGTTCTAGTTCTCTTTCCTTTTGTTCTCGTTCTCGTTCTAGTTCTAGCTCTCGTTCTCGTTCTCTTTCTTTTCGTTTTAGCTCTCGTTCTCGTTCTAGTTCTTGTTCTAGCTCTCGTACTCTTTCCTTTTGTTCTCGTTCTCGTTCTAGTTCTAGCTCTCGTTCTCGTTCTCTTTCTTTTCGTTTTAGCTCTCGTTCTCGTTCTCTTTCTTTTCGTTTTAGTTCTAGTTCTCTTTCCTTTTGTTCTCGTTCTCGTTCTAGTTCTTGTTCTAGCTCTCGTTCTCTTTCTTTTCGTTTTAGCTGTCGTTCTCGTTCTAGTTCTTGTTCTAGCTCTCTTTTCTCTTGTTCTCTTAATAATGATGAAATATATTTTTTTGATTCAATAAGTTCATTTTCAAGTTCATAATAATTTTTATTAGACAAAATTGTATTATTGGTATTAACTTGCGTATCTTCTTCCTCGAATAATAATAATTCCGACATGGATTCAGTATTTTGTTTGATTTAATAAAAATAAAATAAAATAAAATAGTTTCAATTTTTTATAATAATATTAAATGAGTTAGCGCATTGACTGCGTAAAATGCGCAAAGGTGTAAAATTAATTGTTCATATATTCAATAATATATGGAATAGGAGAGATGACAATTTCAGGGTCTCCTTCCATTCGTTCCAATTCAACTTCTCTAAAATTTATTTCATAATCCTTTGTTTCAAGTGCGAATTTTGTTTTCAGGTTTGATAACATAATAATAAATTGGTCCACATTAATAAATTTATCCCATACATCTGATGGTTCGCGTATCTCATATCCGACAATACATTGTCCTTTATCAGTATTAAATATCTTTATTTGAAGACCTTTCTCTTGAAAATGCCGAACTAAATAATCAAATAGATAACATTCAGTGCAATATGAATATATATCGTGTGATAATTTATGTTTTTCTTCTATTTCATATTTAACTTTTTCATAGTTTATATTAAAGAGGCGGAATGCTTCTTTTTTTGTTACTGGTAGTCCGAAATATACAGGCATTTTATAATATAATGATATAATGATATAATGATATAATGATATAATATAAAATAGTTTCAATTTTTATTGAATAACTATTTCTCTCTTCTTTCGAATTACAAAAGTTAAATAAAAAGGAAACAATTAGAATCGCATATAATTTGGCATCTATATTCTATAGATGTCAAAACGCTACCGCACTATTCATTCAATAAATTAGTATGAAACATCGAATTCAACACATCATTCGCAACATCCATATATTTATTTTTACAAAGACATAAGCTAACACCATGGGACATAGCAAGAGCCAGTTGTAGTTTGACAAAATTATCGTCCACTTCTAGACCATACATTTTCAAATCATTACATTTCAAATAATTATTAAATCGAGTAACAAATTCGAATAATTTAATTTGTGTAGCACCAGATGAACTATGGATCGTTTGCCTAATTATATCCGCACCTAAAGCAATAATACTATCAGTATGTTTTTTCGGTATATTTATCCACACTTCTTTGGGTTCAATAATTAAATTCAATAATTCCGCAGTAATTTCTTCAGCAGGTCTTGAATACAAATCAATAGTCAATTCTAAAAACTTATTTTTAATAATATTATCTATTCTAAAAACTATGCCGAAATCAATAAGTCCTATTTGAAACAGAGGCTTATCATCATTCTTAATAAATAATATATTTCCTCCATGTAAATCCCCGTGCGTAACCCCAGACAATAAGAGAGATGCGAACCCATATTTCAAGACCAGTTTCGCATACGTTTCATAATCCGTTTCGTCTACCTCATAAATAGGAACACCTTGTATATATTCCATCATAATCACGTTTGGAAATTTTTGAGTCACCTCGGGATATACTTGTGGAATTTTAATATATTTCAATTTGCTACAAATCGTTTTCATTTCATTCGTATTTTGTATTTCTTCTTCGAAATTCAATTGTTGTTTCAATAGAAGGAGGTTTTTATTAACAATTGCTGGAATATTTAACGTATTGAATCGTGGAACAAAGGATAATATCTTAATTAAAAACATTAGTTTTTCAATAGCGTCTTTCAATTTACGTTCAATATTTTGCCGTTTAATTTTTATTATTACTGGTTCATCCGTATCATTCTTATACATCTTGTAGACGAGTGAAATCATACCGCTATTGATGGGAAATGGTTCGTTCGCTTTCATATTCAGATTAAATTCTTTTTTTATATCGCGTAATGTGAGCCAGTCAATATCTGAATACGAGTAGGGCGCCGAATCCGTATATCTAAGTAATTCATTATTGATAGCACTATCGATCAGACTATTATTCAATGATATTGCTTGAAAAACTTTCACATATAAAATGTTTTCTTGAGCCAATCGGTTAGCCAAATTTTTGATGAACATTAAATAATTTCCATTGAACCAATACGATATATATTCGTAACTGAATATAAAAAACATATTTATTATGAAAAAAATATACATATGGTCTATGTATTATATGAATAAAGTTCTATAAATTGTTTTGTTCGCATAAATATTTTATTAATTATTTTTGCTGCGAGTTTTTCAATGTATTCCGGAATATCTAAAGTAGACGTGTATTTGATGGTGTTTTTAAATTCTACTTTATGCGTGTTTTTGATAGCACAATTTATCAAAATAGTATCAATATCTAATAGTTCTGCGTTTTTCGGAATATTGAACGGCATTTCAAATTCGCTATTTGTTTTCGCACTAAACATAATACTTGTTGCGTCATGGAATAGTTTCATATTTAAACAAATATATTGCTGTGAAAAAATGTCTTCAAAAAAATGTTTTATTAAAATACATACAACGGCTTCGTTTTCAGAAATACGAATGATATTTATATTTTCAAAAATATCTTTATTTACTTCATAAATAATTTGTGCTAAATTGAAATTAATTAAATCTGTCAAATTGATATAGTTATTTTCGATAGATAGTGACATTATATATTTATTATTTTCAGTTACATCTTTTGAAATAGTTATACCATGATTTTCATGAATCCTTTTTATTGTGGGCTCAGATGTATTGTCCATTAAATACATTATACATAATTATATTTATGTTTATTCGTATAACATCTATTCTCACAGAAATAAGTATGAATTCCTAAAATTTCTGAAAGTATATGTAATATAAATCCAGTGAAGAAGACGACCAATATTTTATGTGTAATTAGCGTGTTTATAATTGTGCCTATTACTATATAAGCGATTCCTTCAATTATACATTCGATTATTAAATGATATGAAGTAGTGTAAGCAACTTTATTTTTTGCGGTTTGTTTGCTATCTATTTCTTCTTCCCTTTCTTTTACTGCATTACATGCGTATCCGTAATTACAATAATAGGATTGAATACCTAATACATACCCTAAAAAATGTTTCATAATCCCCGTCCAAAATAATAAATATAAAAATTTGCGAACAAACAGATAAGATAATATAAGTGCTACTAAACAACTATATATACCTACAAATATGGCTTCAAATATATAATACATTTTTTATTATATATTTACGCTAGATTATATGAACCATCTTATATGAACTAAATATCTAAACTGATGGTGTTTTTATTCGAATTGGAATTCGATTTGCGCTTACTTCGCTTTGGCATATTTCCATCACCTTGTAATTCTTTCAAATCGGCAATACTGATGGTGCTGCTATTTCCCTCCATCTCATTAGGTCTGTTGTTATTGTTGGTAGCAGGTTCTTGAATATTAATAGTCTTTGTCTTGAGTCCAGAGAGAATATCGGTAATATCACTCGGCCCCTTCATTTCCGCACGAGATGTGTTAGATTGACGTCTGCTGCTTCTATCCGCATCACTTGTATTTCCATAAGATTCACGAATATTTATCCCATCATCAGCACCGGTAAATCCTCGTCCTCTAACCAAATCGGGTCTACTGCCATAATTATTATTTCCTTGACGATTAGCAGACATTTGTGGCGCATCCGGTCCTTGTGTCGCCATAGGAGCAGGTGGTGGCCCACGTCCCATCCCCGCTTGCGGTTCAGGATTCATGAGACCATTCATAAATCCAGAAAATCCGGGACTGGTTTGGCTCATCGAATTGACCGCAGCAGATTGAAATTGTTTCATTAAATCCGGGTTTTGGCGTAAAATATCATCCATACCAGGCATAGCGGATTTGAACATCGTATTGGTCATATGAACCATCATCGCACTTCCACCCAATTGAAAAAGCAATTTCAGCTCGGGAGCCATAGACGCCCTGCTCTTATACTTGTCATATAATTCGCCAAATACATCATCATAATCCGTCATATTTTCGTTGACTTGTTCGGACCAACCATCGATTTTAAGGTCAAACGGGTCGAATCGATTATTCAAAAATTCAATAGCGTTGATTGCTGCCATAAGCATATTACCTTGAAATTTCACGGAATTTTGTCTGGTTTTCTCCTCCATAATCATTTCATATTCGCCCTGCATTTCTGCTAAAGGCGATTCCATATTATATTTCTTAGTCAAGTTGACACCCTTGCTTTCAAGAGCCTCCAACTTTCTTAAAAACTTGAACTTCTCTCTTAATAGTTCTTCCTTACTCATTTGAGGTTGTGATGGAACCGCTCTATCAGGATTCATTGGCACATTATTGAATTTGCCATAGCCGTCCCATGTTTTCGCATCGGAATTATTTTCCGCAGTAGATTGTCCTAAAGTGGGTCCATCGTCATTAAAACGAACATTTGGCCCGTTATCCATACCTTTTCCGAAAAAATCGGATTTGTTTTCATAACTATTACTTGATTCTCCAATATCATCCGCTAAATCATTCAATTCATTTTCTAAATTATTCAAATCTTCCATATCAATATCACTAGATTGTCTTCCACCGGAACCTTCCTTCTTTTTTTCATTCATAAGCAGCTCTATTCCACCGCCAAAATTGCTGCTACGAGAAGAAGAACCTCTACCCCCCGATCCCCATGAATCTAAATTGTCTAATGATGAAATATCTATAATTTCGTTATCCATTCCTATTATGAATTAACTAGAACATATAATTTTAAGTAATACGAATTATAAATTATATATTTTTATTTTATTTGTTTTTATTGTTTTTAATTGATTTTATTGTTTTTAATTGATTTTATTGTTTTTATTGTTTGTTTTGCTTATGTAAATACCATATTCCTTGTAGAAAAGCATCAGCTAAATCATCTTTCTTTGTATGCTTTGTAAAAAAAGTATGCCACGTGATATTCTCCTCAGTGTTAAGTAATTCTAAACACCGCTTAATTCCTAATAATTTTCTGTCCTTGTAAGTTTTGTCTACTTTGTCTACTTTTTCTAAAGTTTGACCTTTCAATTTATTGATGGAAGAAATGAATTCAATATTGATATTAGAATTTTTCATAATAAAATATTGTGCGATCATCCCTTGAATCGTCTTCATGCGATTAGCAATAGGACTAATTTGGTTTTCAATAATAACATCCGTTATTGAGGATATATTGTCTTCTAATATTTCATCTAATCGGATTTTGATATTTCTACCAATAGTAATCAAATTCATGTGAGAAGCATTTATTTTTTGAATAGAATCAAAATATAATGGTTCTAAATGTTTGTTGATGAGAGAAACTAAATCCTGCTTTTTAATTGGTTTTTCATATTTTATATTGTATTTTGCTGCTAAATCATGAAGAGCTTGGATTTTCTGTTTATTTATAAATGCGGGTTTAACTTCCGCAGTGGGTATTTTAAATGGCTGTTTTTTCGCATGCTTTAAACAATAGCATTGATTATTTTTTGTAAATTTGGCTGGTTTGTCACAACCTAAACTACAACAATTAAAATCTGTTTCTTGAGATAGATTAACAATATCCCATTTAACTATTTTTTCGTCGTTAGTAAATAGACAAAAGGCTAAATTTTTTATTCCTACATCTATACTTAATACTTGTTTGTTCATATATTACCTTTTGATGAGATATGTTTATGCTGATATTATTTGAATATAATTAGAGGGGTCGAAAATCTACAATAATGGATGGTGTTGTTTGTTTATTTATTGAAATGCGAAAATTGTTTTGCTGATATAGCAGGCGCAATCATTCGAGCTTGTAATTGTTCTCTAGATAAATACGGCGATTTCAAATCGCTTGTTTTATATCCGAACCCAGGACTGCTTGTATCGTAAGTGGATTTAAATGTGTAGGGGACATTAGACGCCGGATTTTTGTTTGAATGAATATGGGAATTTAATCCTAAATCATAACAGGCCTCTTGATTATTAAATTTCATAATTTGATTTCCGTTATTAATTAAAAATTGGCGATAAGCCCAACTGGAATGGATATTTTCTTGCTCTTGGATACGTTTATTCATTACGGCTTCAGGTTGCCACGAAGCATAATTTCGCCCATCGGCCATGATTGGTGGAAAATTAAAATGTATATTGTTAGATGCACTATAACAAGTAGCCCAAGACATTTATAATATATTATGCTAAGATAAAATTTATCTTACAATAATATTTATTGAGAAGTGGTTAGTGGTCCGGTAGCGGCTAGGGCAGTGGTAACTGGTGCGTTGGCTAGTGCAGCGGCTGGTGCAGTACATTTTGCCTGATCCCTCGAACAACTATTAGGATCATAATAATTATCTGGATTTACACAGCCCTTATTTTTACACCAATAACAAATACCATTAGGTGTTGTATTAGATACACATGTATTACAATCTTTCATTTGTCCGCAATTTGTATAATTTGTAGCTGAATCTGAGACCATGTTCTCATAATAAATATATTTACGAGTAATTATATTGTAAAAAATAATACCGAAAAATAATAGTGTCAATATGAATATTCCTACACAAAAATATTTATTCATTATACATTTATTTTAGATTTTATTCTTTATTCGGCATTCAATAATTTAAGCAACTCTTCCTTCTTAAGCTTGTTCGCATTTGATGTTAATTTCTTTTCCACAACAAGAGCTCTTAATTTATTCAACGACATTTTCTTATAATCGCTAATTTCAATGTTTGTAGCTTCTAAACTCATAGTTATAGATTTAATAAAGTCTGAACTATTCAATTCCTCGACCACAATTGAGCCATTGTTAACTAATTCCTCGTCACTGCTACTGCTGCTTTTACTACTTAAATCATCAGCATCATCATCATCCCCTAAATCATTCTCCTGTGTATCGCCATCACCATCACCTTCACAATCAAGTTCTTCGCAATCGAGTTCTTCGCAATCAAGTTCTTCTCTCTTCTCGTCTACATCAATATCATTCATAGAACTATTAATGGTGAAATTCTCGCTGATATTAACAACCTTAATTTTATTACTCAAATCTACCTCTTCCAAATCGTCAACATCAACATCAACATCACTATCACCCTCTGAACTGCTATCATCATAACCATCGTCAGATTCGCTAGAACTATCGGTATCATCTTCCTCGCCATCAGAAACATCAATCAATTTGTTGTCAGAAGTAGAAGTAGAAGTAGAAGTAGAAGCATAAGCAGATGATGATGCGTTCGATACATTTGTTGTGGGTCCACTGCCAACACCCCCACTCTGAAATCGGTTTCTAATAAAGTTCATTTCTTCGGCCATGGATGTAACTAATCCAAACATCGATGTTATTTTATGGTTCTGCTCTTGAAGTTTTTGAGTTAAATACATACCAAGCAATCCAATAAGAACTAAAGTTATTCCTAAAGATATTAAAAATGGAGTCGTAAATATATCGGTCAAAGCCATTATTACAAAAAGTGTATATATTTATATTTTTTAGAAAACGAATTCATTCATTTGAAAACTGATTAGTATTATCTATTATTTCTTGCGGATAATTCATATCATGAAGGACCTTAATTCCCCCTTTTACATTTGAAATACCTTTTTTCAATTTATATGTATATTTAAAATCCTGACCTTCTTTTAATGTAAGCATATGAAAGTTTTCAATATTTTTATTTTCTTCTAAATATTTACATAATTGAATGAAATGAGTAGTCAAAATACAAGTCACGTTCGGTCTTTTAACCAAATAAGACATAAATGCCCTCGCACTCATAATCGCCTCCTCCGGGTTAGTGCCAGAATATAATTCATCGAATACACAAAAATGCGTTTCATTCTTATTTACTTTAATAATGTCCAATATCTCTTTACATCTTCTACATTCTGCTTGAAAAAGTGAATCGCGCCCTGAAGTATCAGGAATATTCAAATAACAATGGATAAAATTGAAAGGTTCTAAAATAGCACTATCATAAAATCCTAAGCCAAATTGTTGTGAAATAATCACATTAATAAGCGCAGATTTCAAGTTAGTCGTTTTTCCTGAGGCATTCGGTCCAGTAATAATCAGATTTTTCTTAAATTTGTATGTGTTTTTAACCGGATTATTGAAAATGAGCGCGGGGTAATAAGAGTTGTTAAATACGCTGGTTCTTTTACCTGTTTTGCCTGTTTTGCCTGTTTTGCCTGTTTTGCCTGTTTTGCTTTGAATAAATTTCGCATAATTCATATATTTATTTCCAATGTTATCCAAAAGTCCCTCGATATTGTCAATATATCCGTTGAATCCGAATGAATATAAAAACGCGGTATTGTAAGATTCATGATTATACAATTCATAAAAGCATTTCAAAATATGTCCTAAACCGGCGATTTTATTAATAGACAATTTATAAGGCGTAATCCTATTCAACTTCTCTTTAAATTCAACTAAAATAGATAAATGCGTTTTAATATCCTCATTAAACAAGTGGTAAGATTTCAAATCGGCGGTATATGATAACAGATTATTCATCGATTGTTCGCTATATTCAATATAATTTCTAAAATCAGAAATAAATGAATGAATTTTCTTCATATTATCATGAAATCGTATACAAGTGAGAATATTCTGATAAATAGAAAATAAATAAAATAGTGCGGATGCGACTAAATAAACCTTCTCTGACATTTCTACACTATCAAATTTGTTGAATAATTTCCCAATGGCGTGATTTGACGCAATTAATTTCAATACTTCCACGTATTCAGTCATGGTGATTTTTAATCCCTTTATCTTAATAACAAAAAAGGGAATAATAAGAATAACTATTGGAATAAATAATGATATGACGGGAGACGCCAAATTATACATGCTCATTAGTTGAAGAAACCCCTCTGAATTATTCAGATACTCCCACATTGGCCAGTCGATATAATGATACTTTTCTTTGAATCCAGTATCGTTCTTAATCTCATTCCAAATATTGATGATATTGTCAAAATCTGGTCTGAAAACTTGATTATGAACCGGATTATAATTTTTCAATAACAATTGCGTGTCATTTAAAAAAAGAACATCTGTAGTGTAATGGTTCGCAAGTTCTTCGTTTATTTTTTTACCAAAGCAGGTTTTGGGTTGAAAAGCATAATGATATAATGGTGTTGACGAGGGGTCAATCGTTTTAATTAATTCTAAATCTGTAATAATATTTTTATTGAGTTCCATTTTTTTATCGTTGTATGAAATCGGTAATTTGAAATACTGGTTAATCAATTCTATTTTGCTCATATTTAATATCAAAATAGAATAATAATAATTTTATTTTACGAATGCTCTGATTAGTCCCTAATTAAAGAAATGACCGGAGTCTTACCCCATCCTTTTCACAAAACGACAATGACGATGACGATGACGATGACGACCCGTTATTAATAAGTTCGCCATTATAATATGCGCGTGTATATTGGTCACCACTATTATTTATAAAAGTAAAGACGCCTGATCTTTTATTATTTACATAGTTGCCTTTAGACCATTCACCATCTCTATAAGTTTCCTTCCCCATGCCAACACGTAGATTATTTTCATAAAATCCTTCAAATGTAAGTCCCCAATACATTTCTTGCTCACATATTCCATGCTTTTGTCCATCTTTGAATTCGCCCTTGTAATAATTGTTACCAATATTGAATTTATAAAGACCGAATCCATCGAATTGTCCAGTTGAAGAAACTGAACCGATATATTCTTCATTATTATTATATACAATTTTAGTGTTGCCATCAGGCAATACTTCACTAGATACAATTTGTTCTGTTGTTGCGAACGTGTTCATTTTATCGAGGGTGTAATAATCCTACTAATATAAAACAGATTCAATTTTTCTTTTATTCTGTCTTCTTGCTGTTGTCTTCTTCTCACTTCAACAAATTATCAAAATTGGCCGGAAGTTCCGTAATTTGCGTAGAATAATAACTTTCGATTTCCTTCAACTTGATAATATCACGACGCGTAATCAAGTTAATTCCAACCCCCTTTCTTCCCCATCGACCGCTTCTTCCAATACGATGAAGATAATTGTGAACATCCTTAGGAATATCGAAATTAATCACTACACTGAGTTGTTGGATATCAATTCCACGTGACGTCACATTAGAAGAAATCAACACCCTATATTTACCGCTCTTAAAATCGGCAAATGCCATATCACGATCACGCTTATCCATATTACTATGAATACAACATACTGGAAATCCGTCCTCCAACATAGCCTCATACAAATCGACTACACGCTTAATGCTATTACAATAAATAATGCCTTGCGACAACGATATAACACTATACAAATCCTTCAACGTCATATATTTCTGTCGATCATCTTCGACGGCGACATAATATTGCGCAATACCCTCCAAGGTCAGCTGGTCAGCCTTAACTTGAATATTAACAGGGTTGCGCATAAATTTATTTGTAATGGAACTGATATGTTCGGGTAGCGTCGCACTAAATAGTGCCACTTGAACATCTCTATTCAAATACTGGAAAATATTGTAGACTTGCTCTTTAAATCCGCTAGACAACATTTCATCCGCCTCATCCAAAATGATTAGCTTAATATTTTTTGCCCCGATACAATTTCTACGCATCATGTCATAAATACGACCCGGTGTTCCAGTAATAATATGTGGAACATTATCCCTCAAATTTCTAATATCATCGTCGATTGAATTGCCTCCTACTAACAACTGGGTCTTAAGATCGTTCATCATAAGACCAATCTTGGCCATGACATCCATTGTTTGAATGGCCAATTCGCGCGTAGGTGATAGAGCAAGAATTTGTGTCACGTTTTTCTTCAAATCAATTCGAGATAGCGCGCCGATGGTAAAAGTGGCGGTTTTTCCAGTGCCAGATTGTGCTTGCGCTATAATATCACGCCCAGATATAATAGGGCTAATTGCTTTTCTTTGAATAGGACTGGGCTTTTCATAACCATTAGCATAAATACCGCGCAAAATATTTGCGTCCAAATCTAATTCGTCCCAATTTGTAATTTCTGCTACTTCTAATTCTGCCTGTGCCTCTGCCTCTGCCTTCTTAGAGGCCATCTCTTTAATATTATCACGTGGCATCTCAACATCTCTTTCAGTAGACATGGTATACAATATTTACTGATAATATGTTTAAGTGTATTTTTAATTATATTAATAATATTTAAAAAAATTGATATAAATGAAACGTGTCTAGTATAATATAACAAAATGCTTGCAACAACACAGCAAATGTATACTTTACAAGATTTTACAAATATTACCTTTGGTGGGTTTGATATTAAGCTTCCAGATGAAACTATACAAATAATTACGGAATTGGCTACACAAGTAGGATCGCCGACATATATTAGAACCCCTACTTTTCAAAAGAGGGAAAATAATGGTCCTGGAGTTGGCTTTGGTCTTGGTACTAGTAATGGTATTGGTAATGGTCTTGGTACTGGCACTAGCAGTGGTTTCGGCTGCGATAATAGTTTTAAAAAGAAGAAGCGTGGAAATCGTGCTTCGGAAGTATTAAATGACGACGACTGGGAAAGTTTGAGAAGTTTTCAAGCAACGGAGATAGTTCAAAAGGCAGGACTTGACGCACAAATTGATAACATTCGTTCATCCTTGAATAAAATGACCGATAAAAATTATAACGAACAAAGTGGTAAAATAGTAGAAATATTAAATAAAATTATCGAGGAAAATACGGAGACAAATGCGGATGATATGTTGCGTGTAGGTAATGCCATTTTTGAGATAGCATCGAATAACCGATTCTATTCAAAGTTATACGCGGATTTATATAGCGATTTGATCGACAACTATGAAATTATGAAGGTGATTTTTGACAAAAGTTTCGGCTCATTTTTGGAACTATTTAATCATATTGAGTGGTGTAATTCTGAAGAAGATTATGATAGATTTTGTAAGATTAATAAGGACAATGAAAAGAGGAAAGCATTGAGTGCGTTTATTGTGAATTTGACATTGAATAAAATTATTCCCAAGGACAAATTGGTAGATCTAACATTTAATTTATTAGAGAAAGTATGGTCGTTTATTAAGATTGATAATAAGAAGAATGAGGTGGACGAAATGGTGGAAAATATTGCTATTCTTTATAATAAGGATTGTTTTGATGGTTCAGCATTACAAATAGAGGATAAGGGGTTTATTGAAGTCATCACTATTTTGGCGCATAGTAAGTCGAAATCGTATGCTAGTTTGTCGAATAAAACTATTTTCAAATGTATGGATATGATTGATATGTAAATAAGCGCTTAAATAAATAATGTATTATAATGTAAATACGCATGTCAAATACAGAAAATGTTTTATTTTATTTAAATGAAGGTGGTGTTGAAAATAATTTAGATATTGATTTTTTTTTACAAGAATTTCATAATTTAGAATGTGGTCATCACCTGAATAAATCAATAGGAGCCTTAGACGATGAAATTTTTACACAAATGAAGAATTACGAATTGAATTTTAATGTTAAACAATTATTATTGATTTGTGAATATTATGGATTAAAAATGAACAAGATGAAGAAGCAAGATATTATAGAACAAATAATTTTGTATGAGAATAATACTGATAATATTGATGTGGTAATTAAACGCAAAGAATTATGGTATTATATGGGCGAATTGAAAAACGATAAGATTATGAAAAAATTTGTCATATGGTAAATGTTTTGATTTTTGTTTTGATTTTTTGGATTTTGTTTTGATTTTTTGGATTTTGTTTTGATTTTTTGAATTTTGTTTTGATTTTTTGGATTTTGTTTTGATTTTTTGAATTTATATTTTACATAAATAAAATATAAAAATAAATATTTATAAAATTATAATATAATATGGTGTTATCCAAATTAGATAAAAGTATTAGTTATCATGAAATAAAAAGCGTAGCACCTGATGATAATAAAGAAGTAGAATTATATGAAATAGAAGTTAAGGGTGTTGATATTATTATAGCGGTTGGTAATGCGAATAAAAGTTTCGCAGATAAAAATATTACATATTTTCCCGTTTATTTAGTAAAGTCGAATAATAAAGTTATTCAAATTGGCGTTTACGAATTGTATTCGAGTGATTTGAAACATTATACAGATGAAGAGGGGAGTTTGGAAGTGGATAAATTAGAACCACCATTAGACGAACCTTTGATTTATGTTTTTGTTACTAGAAATATGTTGGAAAACTTAAGATTAGTTCCTGAATCGACCTTGAGTGTTCTAGATAAGAAAAAGGAGAAGGAGGAGAAAAAAGAATTAGGATTAGAAGAAGAAGCATTGGGAGAAGAAGCATTAGAAGAAGAAGCATTGGGAGAATTGGATGAAGAATTAGAAGAAGAAGCATTGGGAGAATTAGAAGGAGAATTAAAAATGAAACATGGAGCAGAGATAGTAATTCCCGCAGCAAGAAAAGACACTTTTAATGCGGTTAAAGGTATTCCCATCCCCGGCGAATTAAAAGAGGAAAAAAAGATTGACGCAACACGCCAAAAAGATAAATACAAAAAAGAATCTTCCAAAACATGGATAGAAGAATTCATGAAAAACAATAATTATTCGATTACAGATAATGAAGCCAACGGCGATTGTTTATTTGCTACCATTAGAGACGCATTTGCGCAAATAGCGCAGCAAACATCAGTTCCTAAATTGCGACAAAAATTATCTATTGAAGCAAACGATGATATTTTTATGGGATATAAAAATCAATATGATATGGCCGCTACTTCCGTGAAAAAAGATACCGAAATGATTAAAGAATTGGAAATACAATATAAAAAATTTCAAGAATTATATAATGGAACAATTGATAGAAATGAAAAAAAAAAATATGTAACAGCCGGTGATGAAATACGAGAAAGAATCACACGCCTGAGTTCAGAAAAACAGGTATCTCAATTGTTAGTGAATGAATTTAAATTTATGAAAAATATCGATACCCTTGAGAAATTCAAAGAGAAAATAAGAACATGTGAATTTTGGGGAGAAACGTGGGCTATTTCAACCTTGGAACGCATATTAAATATTAAATTTATCTTGTTGTCTAGTGAAGCATATAAAGCTAAAGACCTGGCGAATGTATTAAATTGCGGTCAATTGAATGATGTCATATTACAATCCCGTGGCGAGTTTACACCAGAATTTTATATTATATTGGATTATACCGGCGATCATTATAAATTGGTCGGGTATAAAAAGAAGAAAATATTTACATTTAATGAGTTGCCTTATGACGTGAGGAAATTGGTTGTCGACAAATGTATGGAGCGAAATGCTGGCCTATTCTCTCTCATTCCTGATTTTGTAAGGTTTAAACAGCATTTGTCAGGTGGAATTGAACCTGTTGTTCCGCAATTTGAAGAATTGTCTGAATCGAAAATCAAAGGACTATATGATGACAATATAGAATTCGTATTTTACAAAAATTCTGCGTCAAAACCATTACCAGGAAAGGGGTCAGGAGAGAAAATTGAGCCGTTGGAATTGGTGAAAGAATTCGCCGCACTGCGAACCTTCCCTGAATGGCGTAGAAAATTGGATATTTTTTGGGTGGATTTAGAACATCCGTTTATGTTAGACGGACGACGTTGGGCGAGTGTTGAACATTATTATCAGGCGAGTAAATATAAGCAGAATAATCCGGAATTTTACATGTCTTTCACTCTGGAATCGGGGACGCCGCTATCCAAAGATTCGGAAATGGCAAAAGCGGCGGGGTCGGGTTCTGGGAAGTTTAAGGGAGAACTTTTACGGCCGGAAGAAGTTAAGGCGGATTCGGATTTTAAGGGAAAACGTGCGGAAAAAGCAGTATATGATGCTCAATATGCGAAATTTAACCAGAATGTTGAATTGAAAAAAATGTTGATTGAAACGAAAAATGCGAAATTGGCGCATTATAAAAAAGGAAAAGAACCGGAATTGGCGGAAGATTTAATGTCTATTCGTGAAAAATTACGGCCGAAAGTGAGCCCATTATAATATTATGAAAATAATAAAAATATTTTGATAATATAAAAATGAGTTTTTTTAAAGGATATTCTATGAAATCACATAAATATGACACATTGAATAGTTTAAAACGTTTAACCCCCGCTCAAATAATTACTATTAATCCAACAGATATAGGAAGTAATATAAGGGATAGAAATCCGGATAGCACAGAATTAAATCCAGAACAAGAGATAGCATTAGATCGTTTGTTAGATATTAAAGCAAGCCCTACGTTACGTATTGACATTTTACAATTTTTTATTAACAATCACGGCGATGATACAGGTATTGTTTCTGCTAAAATTTCAGAATTAATACAAGATACGGATCAATCATTACAACAAACAGAATCCAAATTAGCAAAACTAGAATCCAAACAAGGAACTGAATTAGCAAAACAAGAAGCTGAATTAGCAAAACAAGCACTAGATGCGGATATTCTTCTTCAACGACAATATGCTCTTCCTCAACGACAATATGCTCTTCCTCAACGACAATATGCTGTTCCTTCTCAAAGACAACAATATCTTCAACAAGAACAAGATGCGATTAATTTTGATGAGGATGTGAATGAACTGATTCAAGATACAACACATGAGGTTAATGAAGCGAATACAGCTAAATTACGGAAAAATATTGATTTTAATGAAGAATTAGGTAAAGCACAAGGTAGATTAGCCTCGTTAGGAGGTAAAAGTAAAAAACATAAGAAAAGCAGAAACCATAAGAAAAGCAAAAAACATAAGAAAGGCAAAAGCAGAAAACATAAGAAAAGTAAGAAAAGTAAGAAAAGAAAAACTAGAAAATAAAACGCCTAACTAACTAACTAAAAAGTAAAACAACCAGCGAATGGATTAAATCTAGATTTCGTTTTTTTAAATTTGTTATTTAATGTAGTCAATTCAATACACGAATCGATTAATAATGTGAGACAAAGCAACATATCCATTTCATTATCTATACAAACAACCTTATCTTGAATGATAACAGCAATAATAAATTTCAAAACAGAACCACATATTTGCGTATTTAATGGTTTGAATTTCAATTCAGCCAAAATAGTATACAAATTAATTAATAATGCCATGATATTAGGCACATCTCTCGCATCAATCTTATTACCTTTAATTATTTCAATAAATGTATTTTCTACAGATACAAAAAATGCGGGGTCGGCATTAAGCATAAGGGACAAAATAGATAGTATTTCGCCGGTTAATTCTATTTTATATTTTTGTTGTAATTCTTCTCTCTCTAAATTTATATTTAGTTTAATCAAATCTATCAAATGAACAGGTAATGACATCTTATTGTGTTCAATTTCTCTCTCATATTCACTTGAACTATGACTATCATAAGCATCATTTTCTAAATCAACAATAGGATATGTTACAGGATCTGTGGTTGGATCGGTAATAAGGTCAGACAAGATTTTAAGTAACGATAATTCTGTTGTTTCAGTAATTAATTCTATTTCTGCTGGTTCTGACATGATATAATATATAAATAGTATTTATATTTTATATGTTATATGTTATAATACGTTATTTATTGTAATTATAGAGAGAAAAAGTTGTTGATTTGGTTAGTAGCAATTTGAACCAACATAATTCATTTTAGGAGTGACACCATTTGGACAACATCCATATCTTGTTCCAGCACAACCACCAACCATAGGAGTAGGATTTGGGGGTGGAGGATTTGGAGGAGGAGGATTAGGAGCAGAACAATTGGTTCCCCAAAAATTTATTTTAGGGATATTGCTATTCGGACAACATCCGTATCTTGTTCCAGCACATCCGCCAATAGGCACGGGTACGGGCACAGGAACAGGCACTGGATTGGGCACTGGCTTAATAACAATAATGTGACCAATTATAGAAAATAATAATAATACAACAAGGACGATAATAATAATAGTTCCAATATCCATTCTTATATATAGAAACAAAAAATATAAATATATCATTATAAACAAGATAATGAGTCTTTCAAAAAATAGTAAATTATTGATGTCTTTTCTAATCGATAAAAAATGTATTTCTAATATTCATCATAAAAAACAAACAGCAAAAACAAAACATATTTTGAAAACATTATACGAAGAAGTTAAATTAGCCGATAAATATATCAATTCTCACATCTTAAAATTAGGACCGGCTAAATTCTTTAAATTACAAATTTCTAAAATATCAAATGTTTCACAGATTCCTAAACCTAAGATGTTTAACGCGGATAGTTTCCCTACTGAAATAAGAAAACACATCGATGAAACAGCGCTTTATGATTTATCATATACTTTTTCTCTCTTAGATAGAGAAATCAAAGTCCATTTTATAGTAGAAGAATCCAATCCTGAGTTACATTTGGAGGTTTATAATGAACATGTTAGAAAGATGTTAATTTGGTTAACCTTTATAAACGATTATGCGTCTAAATCGTGTTCTACCAAATTAACCATTTATGTTTATTTTACTTCACTGAAAAAATCGTTGCCAACAAGTAATATAAGTATTTTAACAGAGAATAATGTGAATACTGCGTTTACTTCTACTTGCCCTCGCACGGCAGAAATAGTCGTATTTCGCAAAGAAGAATGGTTGAAAGTATTTATGCATGAGGTTATTCATAATTATGCGGTGGATTTTTCTAATATGAATGTTTCTGATTGTCATCAGAAAATATTATCTATATTTCCTGTAAAATCACAGGTGAATTTGTATGAAGCGTATACGGAGTTCTGGGCGGAAATAATGAATGCGGTATTTTGCGGATATTTTATATTACCTGATAAGAATAACGAGGCGGAATTTTTGACGAATACTGAATTCTTAATTAATTTTGAAACGACGTATGGATTTTTTCAAATGGTAAAGACATTGGATTTTATGGGATTGAAATATAAAGATTTGTATTCCAAGACTTCACAATCCGTAATGATGAGAGAAACGCTATATAAAGAGCAGACGAACGTATTGGCTTATTATGTTATTACATTGATCCTGATGAATAATTATCAGGGGTTTTTATCATGGTGTAAAAATCATAATTTATCTCTCTTAACATTTAAAAAGACGACGGGTAATTTGGATGAATTTTGTAAATTCATTGGGAAGAATTACAAGACGAAGTCGATGTTGGATTCTGTAGAAAATATGGAAAAATTAATGACGCGATTGAAAAAAGACAATACGCATAAAAAAATAGAAAATATGGAAAAAATAGAAAATATGGAAAATATGGATAATATGGATATTGAATATATTATGAAGAATATGCGTATGTCTGCTATTGAATTGGGTTAGTGATGACAACCTTTTTTTGAATGAGTCCATTATTATTAATAGTTATTACACCGATGAGAGTATTTTGTGTAGGATTTCCATTATCATCATATCTAATATGACGATAACTAACCACCTCTTTTTTTTCTTGAATGACGCCGTATTTACTCATGGCTAAAACATTCCATAAAGTATTAGAGCCATTACTGAATTGTGTGTGCTGATATGAGCAGGACATTTTTGTTATGTTTGATATTTAGTTAGAGAGAATAAATAATTCAATTTTTTCTAGATCTCTTACTTTTCTTGGTTTTACTTTTCTTGGTTTTATTTTTCTTGGTTCTACCTTTCTTGGTTTTACCTTTCTTGGTTTTACTTTTTTTGGTTCTACCTTTCCTGCTTTTTCCTCCAAATAATCCTCGTGTAACAGGAGGCATACTCTTAAATTTTTCAATATGAGCAAACTCAAGCTGTTTTTTAATTTCTGGATCAAGAAGCTGTCGATTAAGTTCGTTAGCATATTCTAGATGAGACGTGCCTGGTGGTAATTTATCAGGTGATGGAAATACCGCTGCTTCATATCCTATAAGATTCACATAATTATTATCATCCGCATCGGGATTTCGTGGAGGCTTAATGATAAGAGGTGCTGGAGACCCTGGTGATGGAGGTGTTTGAGTTGGAGGGATAGGTCTATTATCAATAGGTAATTGCTTCTCCTTACTTATTGAGTAATTGGAAAGTTCTGATAAGTTTTTATGCGATGATTGTGTTCTAAATACTGGTCGAGGTGGCAACGCAGCAGCGTTTGTATCATAATAAATTAATGAGGATGATTCCGTATCATTATGAAGAGGTTCGCCTCGTTCCGCATCATCAGAAAGAGGTTCACCTCGTTCCATTCTATCTAGATTCTGATCGTATTCCTCATTGATTTTCAGTCTGTTTTTTCTAGTTGTTAAATTTGAAGGCGAATTCCCCATAACATATATTATAGTTTTATTTTATTTTTATTTTTATTTTGCGTTTTTACAAATGCTAAATTTGTTCCGTTAATGTTTTCTTCTACTCCTTTTATCCTTTCTTTTAGTTCTACTATTCTTTCTACTATTCTTTCTACTATTCTTTTTACCACCTTTTTTTTTTAATTCCGCGAATTTTTTACGTCTTTCCTCAATAAGTTTAGCAATTCTATCTCTGGATTCAGGAGATGGATTGTTCGGCTCAAATGGTCCAAATCTAGATTCTGATCTTATTTGAAAAAGTTTCATAAGTTCATCATTACTTCCTTTTCTCTGTAATATGGGATCACCTGGAGATGGCATAATCGATGTTATATAATCAGTTGATAATAATCCTTTTTTATCAAGACCAGGTGATGCGAAATAAGCTGGCTTTTTTTTACGCAATGGTGAACTCGTATCTATATCTTTACTTGGCGTTTGTTGTTTAGGTGGTTTAGCCGGTGCTGGCAATAAAAAAGGGTCTGTTCTTTTTTGTATAGGAGATATTGCTCTTTTCATAGGGGATTCAGGTAGTGTAGCTTTTGTTTTTTCTATTTTTTGTGCTGCTTCTGATAAATTTGCGAATGAACGTTTTGACGATTTTAACGATGATGACATATTACATTATCTAAATATTATTTTTGTTATTTTGGTTATTTTTATTATGAACGGAACAATACTCACATCCCGTTTTAACGACCTTTTCACATTTTATTCCCGTTTTCGCAACAATAGCAGAACATACATATTTATAATATCCATTTCCAGTTGACTTTTTATTCTCTCTCCAAGCTCTACTAGCTTCATCAAAATCAATATTAACTTCTAATTCCTGATCCCTCAATTTTCTTCGAGTCAACATATTTCTCTCTTTATTATTACGTTATATGGTGGGAATTATATCAATTTTATTTATTTCATGTTCATATTCACTTCTTATAATATGAACTATATGGCGAATTAGTGCCGAACGATCTCAGATTTTCAATAAGCCATGCTGACCTATCAACACCTGTATCATCTGGAATAGCAACATCTGTTTTGGTAATCTTATCTTGTATTATATTTTCTAGAGTAAAATAACTCTCAACATTAAACGCATTATTTCCGCTATTATGCGTCCACCAAATTCGAATCCGTCGCTTTCCTAAGTGCCCATAATCATCATATTCGCTAATTCCGCCTACTCGTCCCGTAATAGCGTAAGGCGCACCAGTATAAATAGATAATAATTCACACAACCCAATAGTTTGTTCCACTCCGTTATAATCAATAAAAGTAATTGGCTCCATTTCGATAAATAAAATAACTAAAATAAATAAAATATATTTCAATTTTTTTGTAAATAAACCTCAATTTATAGTAAATGTAAATGCGCACAACTTATAAAAATATATAAATTTAAAATTGAAACGAAATATGTTATCCCATCATAACCAAAAAATACAACAAAAACAACAATAAAAATGGGAATTAGATATTTAAATAGTTTTCTAAGAGCAAATTGTTCAAATGCGATTAAATGTATCCAGATGTCAGATTTATCAGGTAAGAAAATAGCGATTGATATTAGTATTTTCATGTATAAATTCGAAACAGAAGGTAGTTTGATTGAAAACATGTATTTGATGTTATCAATATTCAAGCACTACAATATTATTCCCATCTTTATTTTCGACGGGCACCCACCTACTGAAAAAAAAGAACTATTAATGAAACGAAGAGAAGATAAAGTTAAAGCAGAACAAGAATATAAAATATTGAAGAACATGTTGTCTGCGGCATCCTCTGCTGTAATGGATGATACAGAAAAACAAGAGTTGATTTCTAGTATGGATGTTCTGAAGAAGAAATTTGTATATATTAAAAGAGAACATATTGCTAAGGTAAAGACATTAATTCGCGCATTTGGTGCGACCTATTATGATGCGCCAGGTGAAGCGGACGAATTGTGCGCCATGTTAGTAATGAAAGAAAAAGTATGGGCGTGTTTAAGTGAAGATATGGATATGTTTGTATATGGTTGTTCTAGGGTGTTGAGATATTTTAGTTTAATGAATCATACTGCTGTTTTATATAATTTGGACGAAATGCTGGTAGATTTGGGAATTACATTAAAAGAGTTTAAAGAAATCTGTGTTTTATCAGGGACAGACTATAATCAAGATTTGTCTAAAGACTTACCTAAAGACCAATCCAGATTAGTGATAACATTAAAATTATTCAAAAAATATCATAAATCTAATAATCCCAATTCATTAGAATTTTATTCATGGTTATTGAAACATCAGGCAAATTATATTACAAATTACGATGAATTACGAAATACATATTTGATGTTTGAATTATCTGAAAGGTCAGATAATTTAAAAGTATTCGAAAATATTTCAATAATGAATGGACCTGTTGTTAAAGAAATGATGAGATCGATTTTAGAAGAAGATGGATTTATATTTCCGATCTAAGGTTTACACCTTTGCGCATTTTAAAATGCGCAAAGTAACGTTGCCTTTTAACTCATTTACGCCCACAAAGTGGGCGTTTTAAATGAGAAAAGGTGTAATATTATTGTATTTATTTGATTTACACATTATTTATTTATTTTTTTTAGTGCGCTTTTTACTTTTACTATGGGATTTTTTACCACGACCTGTTGCTTGCTCTAGCTCTTTTTTATAATTCCGGATCCTTCTATTGCCACAGAACCTAACATCCATACAACAAATCCAGCAAGTGTTATACCAACAATTTCACCAGTTCCTAAAACCATTTATATAATATTTATATAGAAATAAAAATTATACAGAAATAAATATTTTTTTAATTTTTTAGTCATTATTTTTATTTTTAGTCATTATTTTTATTTTTATTTTTTAGTCATTTTTTATTTTTATTTTTTAGTCATTTTTTTTATTTTTATTTTTATTTTTTAATCATACATTTTTAAGCCGTGGCAGACTCGGTCTTCCCGCTCTTGGCAAAATGGGGGCTCATATACTTCTGGAGATTGAAGTAAGTGAGTGCCTCGCTCGAGCCATCAAGCTTGAGAAGAGCAGCGAGCTTCTGGTCGGGGTTGATCTTGCGACCATTGGACGTATCCTGAAGCTTGTTGTCTCGGATATAAGTGTTAATATCACGAGTCACCGATGTGCGGGCCATCTCAGACCCCTTCTCCTTTCCAAGGAAAGAGGCAAGCTCGTCACTGATGCGAGTAGGCTTGACGAAGCCGCTGGGAGCACGATTGCCCGCCTTGCGCTTGCGTCTAGACCCTTGCTTTTGGGCAGCCTTGAGCTCGCGTGCTTGTCTCTTCTCCAAGGCACGGAAATCGGCCTTCAAAGCAGAAAGCATGACGCTGACTTGCTGGAGCTTCGCAAGGAACTCAACAGACTGCTCAGCGAGGGGGGCCTCGGCCTCAGCCTCGGGGGCTGATGCTGTCTCGGGGGCAGCCTCAACTACTGGAGTAGGAGCGGGGGTGGGCGCAGGAGCAGCCTCCTCCTTAGGGGCCTTGGCCTTCTTTGCCTTGGGCGCCTTTGATGCTGTGGCAGCGGCCTCAACAACAGGAGTAGATTCAACAACAGGGGAAACAGATGATTCGGTGGCGGAAGCGGGCGTCTTGGATGCTTTAGTAGTTTTTACCATATTATACTATATCTAAATAGATTGTTTTTAAGTGATTTAACGCAAAATATATATTATTTATAATTTAGTGTATGATATATCATCATAATAGTTCCTAAATAATATAAAAATATCGAAAAAAATATTAACAAATATTAACAAATATTAACAAATATTAAATAAATAGAAAATTTTTCATATATAACGTAAATTATATATAAAACCCGTAAAAATATCCAAACAAAATTACAAAATTACAAAACTAAATATAAGAAACAGATTGAAAAAGCCACGGGAGCGCCGAAGCAGCATTAGGATTAACTAAAGTAAGAGCACCAAGAACATAATAAGCACCTAAAGATTTACAATCTCGGTCAATTCCCGTATTTACTAATTTTTCTAAAACATTTAAAGTCGTTATTCTAATTTTATCGATGTTTGTCTCGCAACTAATACAATTAAAATTAATAAGCCTAAATGGTTCGCCGTGTGGAGGACATATTTGTCGTTTAACTTCTCCGGATAATTGTGCTCTAAAATTCCAAATATCTATTAATTCTCTCAAAAACCTTACTAATGATGACCTGGTTAATGACATGAACCATGTGGAATCACTATAATTTCCTAAACCATTAATGTTTTGAAATAAATCTAATACTCTCAATTCCATATTTTGTTGAGGTGTAATACTATCAGATTCATCTTTAATATCGACTTCAACTTTAATATGTAATAGTCTACTAAGTCTAATTAAATGTCGCATATTTGTTATCACACTTGTAGGTATAATATTTCGGTTATACGGATTTTTTACATTAATTCCTGATTTCAAAATTAAATTGTGGAGAGAAATAATATCAAATCCGTAAATAAAGTTGTCTTCATCTTTGTAACTGAAAAATTGGGTATGAACCAAATCTTTAATAGAATCGTCTGTTAAAAAATCTCTATCATTTGTACATAGTTCTCTCTTTAAAAACGCAGGACCATGATAATAATTATATCTGCGAACAAGTCTACCTCTGAAAATCTTTTGTATCTGAACAATGACTGCGGATAATTTTAAATAAACGTAGAGTCTATTTATGAGTTGATTTTTATTTCCAGAAATTTTGAGTTTATAGTTTTTCACAAACATTTTCAATTTTGGAACGTTGTAATTATTTGTTATCAAACAATTATAATTTTTTATTGTTGGAATGGCGGAGTTATCATCCGACGTGTTCGCTAACGCAAGTTTATTCGGTATAGTTTTTTCACATTTATTATAAATAGTTGTAATATAATCTTCTATATTGTTGGTCTTATTCATATTATAAATGTATATATTATGATAACAAAATCTTTTTATTCTATTTACTTTTATAATAATATATAATACTACAAAAACAAAAAAACTCGCGACCCAAAAAAACTAAAAACTAAAAAACAATAAAATAAAAAACTTTTGTGACCTCTCTTTGCTGACAAAATATGAATCATTACACCAAGCTTTAAACCTATTTATGAATTTTAAAAAAAATTGATTTAAAGGTAATCCTACAGGATAAAGTATACTTAGAGACAATGGCAGACACAATCGTTGACGGAACTACTTTTAATGTTGAGAATATTCGCTATTCAGCCCCCAAGGCAGGTGGGTCTGGTGGTAAGAGTGTTAATATTTTGAATAAATCTACTAATTCTGGGTTGCGCGTATCCACACCTCTTTTGCTCACCTGGGGAGCATCTGATTTCGTAGATGCTGCTACCGGTAAGGGAAATGGAAAATATGAAATGTCTCTTCAGTTTCCCTCTGAAGAATATAAGAACGAGGATACTAATGCGTTCTTAGAGACAATGATGGCATTTGAGAATAAAATTAAGCAGGATGCCCTCGTTAATTCCAAGGAATGGTTCGGCAAGGTTCATAAGAATGCGGAGGTTATCAATGCTCTTTGGACACCTATGTTGAAGTATAGTAAGGATAAGTTTACTGGAGAGCCGGACTTGACCAAGTCGCCTGTTTTGCGTGTAAAGTTGCCTTTTTGGGAGGGTGTTTGGAAGTGTGAGATTTATGACGAGGACGACAACAAGTTGTTTCCCAATGTTTCAAACCCGACGCTTACGCCTTTGGACTTTATCCAGAAGGGAACCAATGTTGCGATTCTGATGCAGTGTGGTGGCTTGTGGTTTGCGAATGGCAAGTTCGGTATGACCTGGAAGTTGATTCAGGCGATGACTCAAAAGCCTCGTGCGTCTTTGACAGGTAAGTGTTTTATCAAGTTGAAGGCAGGAGATAAGGAGAAGCTTAAGACCTCGGTGCCAGTAGCATCGGCAGATGCTGATCCTGATTGTTGTGCTGGTGGTGACGACGATTTTGATTCTGCTGCGGCTGTAAATAATACTGAGGTTGAGGATTCTGATGAGGAGGAAGAGCAAGAGGCACCTCCTGCGTCAGTATTTAAGGCACCAGCACCAACACCAACACCAACACCAACCCCTGTTGTAGCAGCAGCGCCTGTTCCTGCTCCTATGCCAAAGGCAGTTGTAGCTGAAGTTGCGAGTGAATTGGAGGCAGCAGCAACTACCGAGCCCAAGAAGGTTGTTAAGAAGGTAGTTAAGAAGAAGGTAGCTGAAGCATAATAAAAATAAATAGTTTATAGAATATATAGTTTTAGAGTAGTTGATTAGAATTTTGTTTTGTTGTTTGTTGTAATTGTAATAATTAAATTACTTTTTTTTGTTGAATATTTTTTTTATTCATTACTGCGAAGTAATAAATAAAACTAGACAACAAATTACAAGATAGAAAAGGTTATACTTCAAGGGTGAATATTCCTTAAATTTTTTCTAACTTATCATTTATTAAATTTATATCATCAGAAGAAAGTTTTATGTGTTGTTGTGATAATAATGCTTGTAAAATTTTGTTTTTATTCAATTGTCCAGCAGTATTAAACATACGACATATAAACACACTATTATCATCAGTATGATGTAAAGTATTATCTAATCTTTCTAAACTAAAATAACGCCAATCATCTCTATTCGTTGATAATGGTATTCCGGTATAATAACATTTCATTTCTTGATTTATCAGTTTATTAAATAAAAGTTTAATATTTAAACGACTACTAGTTTTTTCCTTCCTCTTTATAGATTTTTTATCCATTTTAAAATATCTATCACATAATCCATTTAATATTGCTCTCAAATGTTTTGTGCTATATTGTTTAGAATATTCTGGGTTGCGTATTTTTTTATTATCTTCATTAATAATTTGTGAGGGTTCTGTTACACCATTATCTGTCGTAGAATTATTATACCATTTTTTTACATATTCAATACTTTCTGTTGTATCACTAGGATGATGTAATTCTTGTAGTATAAGACTAAATGCATCAATCCAACAATCTATTAAATTATGTATGGCATTTTGTTCTTGAACATTAAATTCATAAGCAATTAAAACACAATTTTCAGGTGTATGTTCGTTAGTCAATCCATTATTTTGAATACTTACTCTCCAGTCGCAATTATTTTCTTCATGTAAACATATATTACTAATAGCACAATTTTTTTTCTGTGAATTATACCATTCTAATGATAAAAGATAATATTTTTTTAACAATATTCGTCTATACTCATCTATTTTTTTACCTTTTTGTTTTGCTACCTCCTTACCACATTCTCGACATCCATATGTAGGTGAATTACAAATTTGTTCTTTTCCACTCTCTTTATCAATATTACTAATTCCGCTATTATTATATTCTGAATGGTAATATTTTGGCGTTATTGGTTTTTCTTTATTACATCTTAAACACATTTCTACAATTTCTATTTCATTATTAGAATTAAGAATAACTTGTCTATTTTTAATTTCATTATTCGTTTTTACTCCTGAACGATTTGGTGTAATATTTCCTATTTTTATTTTACCATTTTTATAATCAGTATTCCATTTTTTTCTTATTAATCTATCGTCTTCTTCGTAAGTTTGTTCTCTTTTCATCTATTATATAATTTATAAATCATTATATATTTTTATTCAATTTTTTATATTCAAAATATATCTAAAATATGACCAGCATTGTATGTGTATTTCATTGGTAACACGCTAGGAACAGGAACAAGAAGAAGAAGAAGAAGAATAAGAAGCCAATGAATATAAAACTACTCCGGTTCAATAAAATTTATTTGAATAATTACATCACCTTTAATATCAATATTATATATATCATCATTTTTTATATTATCATTTTCTATTACTTGTGATATACCTTCATTTTTAAAAATATAGATTTGCGACAACTTACATAATAACTTGTCAATTGGAATGTCAAACGATTTGTTCCCTATTAAAACAACTATTGACTTTTGAAAGAAGAGAGAATAAGTAAATGAAATCGTATGAATAATAAATAAATTATTATCTTCATCAATAGAAATATTCTCAGGCAAATCAGGAATACATTTTACAATAATATCTCCGGCTAATCCATCGAAATATACTTCATTATGCCAAAGCGGCACATAATATTTCTGTCCTTCTACATCCAATTTATACACATTATTATTCAACAGGTCATTTATACTTGGATTCAATATATATATTTGAATCCCATTATACTTTTCCAATATTATTTCTTTCACCTTATCCAATGTGTCGTCACTAATATGTAAAATATTTTTATGTTTAAAAATAAAATTATACACTGATAATGCTCTGTCTTTATCTAAATCCTCAAATAATTTCAATGAAATAGTAGCACATCCATTCACAATGTTTTTAACGATTGTTGAAATAATTTCATTATATGTTCCTTTCAATAATCCGTCTATAAACAAATTTAAAATATAGGTATACGCAGTTGAAAGCGGCGTTTTTGTATCGTCCTCATCTTTTTCGTCATCCAGACCATTTATTTCTCTCTTTAATACTTCATACGCTTCATTAATTCTTTGAAAATGTTCTGTTGCTTGGGAATTATTCACATTCTTATCTGGATGATTTTGTAAAGCGAGTTTATGGAATCGCTTCTTTAAGTATTCTAAAGTGATATTATTTACTTCATTTATTTGTATGTTAAATATTTCCATAGCATCTTGTAAATTCATATTATTTTTATTTATGTAAAATGTCTAAATCATGTTATAGTGAAATGATAAATTACGGATTACGGATTACGGACTATAATCGTGTATTATAGATATTAAAAAATACAAATAATTTTCTAAATGATAAATGGGTCTATAATTGTTATTATAATACTGGAAAAATGTATACGTTTTAATTAATATTTTTGAAAGATCATCGTGTTTAATTTTTTGTTGTTGGATTAGAGTAGAAATTATATACCAAATACTTTCAGACACATCCAAATTATAAATAAAAATATCGTATAATAAATCTCTAAATTTTAAAAATTTCAACTCATCAATAGATATCATTGACTCGATAATTTTATCACAAATAATCTTGTGAGGATGCATTAATTGTGTAATGGATGTGTGTAAGTTTTTAATATTTGTTATATTTTCTAGGGGAATAGATATATTAGAATTGGTTGATTTCGGTTTCATTTTCATACATTTAATATATTGTGTTTTAGTTGGACGAGCAACATGAATAACTTCGCAACTATTTAAAATATTGTCTGGTATAAAACTAAGTTCGTCGGTTATTAATATAAATTTTAAATCTACAGAAGTGTTTGATATTTGCTGCATATAACTATAAAAGTTTTCTAATAGTTCGCTATGTATTTCATGGAAATATTTACACACTACAATACCCGACTTTTCTGTTTTTGCCGAAATAATATCAATCAATTGAAGATATATATCATGCCAAAGTAATTTAGAATTACATCCAAGAAGAGACATGTCTATCTCATAGTGTATATCACTTATTTTGAAAAAATACTGCTGTTTATTATATGTGATGCTAATTTTTTTTTCATATTTTAAATGCGTAGGACTATATTTTTTAATGGCGTTCAACATTTGGGTGTATTTTCCTACTCCACAAGGACCATAAAAAATTAAATTACGAAAATCGGTTATTTTTTTCGGGAATTTATTAAATATTTTTTCTAGTTTTGGATGGAGATTTACTAATTGTGACGATTGGATATATTCTTCAAAATGGGTCTCTAAAAATTTCATGTGTGTATTATATCTATTCGAATATTCTTTATTCTATTTTTTTACTAATCTCTTTTGACTTATTGTCTCCTTTTACTTATTGTCTCTTTTTACTTATTGTCTCCTTTTACTTATTTACTTATTGTCTCTATTATAGAGAGAATAAAATATATTCATATAAAAACATAATTAAACAGATAAAAACATTTAACATAATAATGAATCTTGTTCAAACTATAGACCAATACAATTTAAATAATACCTATTTTTGTGAACCTATAAAAAATAATGTCATGCCAAATGGGTCATTTATTAGAATAATATATTCTACAAACATTGTCATTTTAAATGGGATAAATTTATCGTTGTGTTTAAATGATGTCAGTATAGACAAATATTATAATAAATATAAGTGTTCTTTTAATGTAGCTATTCATAAAGATATAATTGAAAATATTAAAACTATTGAAGAAAATTTATTAAAAAATGTATCGATTTATAATAAAATTCCACAATTTAAAGTCTACGATCAAATGAGAAATGGAAATATAAAAATTTTTTCTGATAACATTGAAAAAAATAATAACAATAATTTATTTATGTTAAAAATTTCAGGTATTTGGGAAACAGAAACGAATTATGGTATTACTTACAAATTTTCTAAAATAAATGATTGTTAACCTACAAGCTGACGCAATGATTGTTCTTATCCGTCTGTTATGTAATATGTTAAAATAGTTCCTAAAGTAATTACTGAGATTACATTGATAGTTCCAATTAAATATATTATCATACTATTGAGTTTAGATAATGTAGGCGATTCAGTGTTAAATGATTTGGCTGTTGTGGCATTATAAAATACTACTAATTGAATAATTATTAATGCTAGAGAGATGTTTGAAAATGTATAATATCCAGTTGAAACATTTCCAGATGTAATTCTATTAAAATACTTTCCCAATAAATACACCAAGTAAAGAATAGTGGATATAATCATTACAAAAGGTCCAGCAGTATAAAAAAATTGAGATAAATTGGAAATTGAATTAATTAAATAGCTGGATATTAACGATAAGCCAATAATAATAAAACAATACCCAATCATAGTTCCTGTTACACCTCCTGGTGAACTAGTTCCTAATGTACACAATATTATTATAACACCTACCGCAATTAAAGAATATGCTACATTATTTGTTAAATTGACCATACTTGAACTGGACATCTTATAAATAAATAATATTTTTATTTTTTCTTTGTTTTTATTTTTCTTTGTTTCTTTTTTCTTTGTTTTTATTGTTTTTTTGTTTTTATTTTTCTTTGTTTCTTTGTTTCTTTGTTTCTTTGTTTCTTTGTTTCTTTGTTTCTTTGTTTTTATTGTTTTTATTTTTCTTTGTTTCTTTGTTTCTTTTGGTTTTTTGTTTTAGCACGGCGAGTTACATGGATTATTATATGGACTAGGCGGTCCTGCGCATGGATCTATTAGGCATGGACTCGAACAATTGTATATAGAAACAATTAAATTTATATTAACGGCTTTTAAATAAGAAGTGTTATTTGGTTGTTTATATGTTCCACTAGATGAACTATTATATATTTTTACATTATAATTACTATTAGGTATAAATGTTTTTACTCTAGCTGATTTGGGTGGTTGTTTGCTTCCATAATATGTGGTAAATACTGGCATTTATACATCATTGAGAAATTAAAATCGCAAATATATATTATATTATTTTGATCGATTTTTAATTAAAAAATATTCATTCATTATATTATGAGCCGATTTAATGTATCTTCTTCCCATCCATTAATTCCTAATTCCCAACAATATTTATACGATCAAAAATATGTATCCATTCATTCAGAAGATAGAGATATTATTAAATATCCAAGTTCTAGTCAATTTGATATAGAATTGCCTCAAGATTATTGTAGCGTTCAAGCAGTTAAATTAAAATCATGGACTTTCCCCGCTAATTATAATACTTTTTCTTTTCTTCAAGCCAATATTTCAATGACGTTTAAAATTATTAAACCATATAATCCAGGCGATTATTGTATAAATAATCCATTATTGTATGTTATGATGGAAGCAATGTATACTTATGGTTACGATACAAATTATATAATTATTATTTCAGAAGGGTTTTATAATCCTTTACAAATCGCTGCAGAATTAACCAATCGTTTTAATGCCGCCGTTACAAATGTTATTAATCTTTTTATGGCAGAATACTTAAATGACCCTACATTAAATGCGACATTAAGTATTCCTGTTACTCAAGAAATAATCGATGAATTTAATGCGTCTGGAGGTTATGATCAATTTGTTATAGTGTATAATGAAGTAGGACAAAAATTATGGTTTGGAAATAAGAGTTCGCAATTTATTATATCAAATGATTCGGATTTATACAAATTGCCATTATTATCAAATATTCAATGTTTTCAAACTGTCTTCCCATATTTTGCTAATTGGGGATTACCAGCATATTTAGGATTTTTGAGATGTCCTATTACAGCGACTCCTCCTCCTGGTCCAAATCCTAATATTTTACCTAGATTTTATTATGGTGAAATAAATTGTGGCGATAATGGATATTGGTTAGTTCCAGATGCTTCTTATGGTCAATGTCCGGTTTATTATTTGGAATGCCCTTCAAAAGTAAATCTAATGGGTAATGCGTATTTTTATATGGAAATTGCTGGATTAAATAATATGGATGAAACAATACCCTTTATAGCTAATGATTATACTGCTCACACTAATAATACAAGCGGAGTTGTCAATTCTGCTTTTGCTAAAATAGCCATTACAACAACACCTATTGCTCAGTGGTATGATAGTGGCGTAGATAGTTATAAATATTTTAACCCTCCTGCTGAAAGGATTCGTAAATTAAGTATTACATTAAGATATCATAATGGACAATTAGTAGATTTTGGATTATTTGACTATTCTTTTACACTTGAAATCAGTATGCTTAAACCGCAAAATAAGTTTAATCTTGATTTATACACTCCGAATATTATTTATGGATAATTCATTGATAATAATCTGACTTGTGCTTCTGGACTTATGTATTGGACGGACTTTATGGTCTAATCTGATATTCCTCTATTATCCAATTCCTAATAATATTTACATGACATGTTTTATAATCGTCCTTGAATTTGTCCAATTTATAAAACATTGGTTTTTTCATTTTACTCGATTTATGAAAAATATAATCACCATATTGACCTTTTCTTATACTAATACTATCAGATATCTCTCTAATAATATTTGTTTGAAAAATTATTCGTCCATTTTCATCTTTTGGTGTAGGTGTGGTTGAACTATTTAGAATACTAACTACCTCATCATAGGTAATATTATCTAGTGGTCTATTTCCAAAACAACTCATCGATTTGGTATTTGTTCCCCAATTGACATACATGCCGAATTTTCCTTTTCTCAATATCAAATCCTCCTCCTCATATTTACCCAATACATGCGACGTTTTTTTAGTGTTGTCTATTAATTCCTCCAATTTATATTCGCCGTTCTTTAACTTGGTTAAATTTACATTTTTTATAACTGGCTTAAAGGACACGTCTGACTTATTGGTGGTGCATTTAATAACCGGTCCATGTTTCCCGATAATATACGTATGTGTTTCGTCTATTTTTATTTCTTGTTTATTAACATCCGTCATTTTATCAATCTGTGAATTCATTTCAAGTAGACATTTATTACATATATCATGCCAATCGATGGTGCCTTTGGAAACCTTGTCTAATTCTGATTCCATTGAACTCGTATATTCGTAATTGAACAAATGGTCGAAATGTTCGCACAAAAAATCAAGCACTATGGTTCCAAGCGGCTGTAAGACCAATTTGCCCTTTTCATTCCCGAATTCTTTCATGATAGTCGTTTCTGTAATTATATTGTCTTCTAATTCGAAATTACGACATGATATTTCGACGCCTTTTACATCTTCCTTTTTAACATATCCGCGTTCCTGGATCTTATCAATAATAGACGAAAAAGTGGATGGTCTTCCAATTCCATTCTCTTCTAATAATTGAACCAATTTGGCTTCAGAATAGTGCTGTTTTAATTTTGATAATGACATGATGGAAGTAACCTTTTTAATGGTTATTGTGCTGTCCTGTTTTACTTGAAGTAAATAATGATATTCCTTATCCGAATTCTCTATATTTTTCTCTTTTTCTTTTGACGATTTTTTAACGGCTTTCCATCCTGGGAAATCCATTTTTTCACCAATATTTACATATTTGGTATTGTTATATGCGCTGATTGATGCTGTGATTTCATAAAATTCGGATGGTGACATACAACTTTCTAATGATGTTTCCCAAATTAATTTATACATTTTTTTCTCTTTTGTTGTCAAGTCGTCGTTTTCTAAGTCTCTCATATTTATATTGGTTGGACGGATAGCTTCATGCGCTTCTTGTTGGTGTAATTCTTTTGTATTGTTTGAACTGATAGGACCCTTGATAGGACCCTTGATAGGACCCTTGATAGGACCCGTCGTATTATTATCAATAGTTGAACTGATATATCTCTCTAGATTATAATTTCGAAGTATATATTCTTTCACTGAATCAATAAATTCCTGACAATATTTCTTACTATCTGTTCGCATATATGTAATAAATCCTCCTTCGTAAAGTGTTTGACATATCTTCATCGTTTCTTTCGGAGAAATGTGCATCTCATTACTTGCTATTTGTTGAACGCGCGATGTTGTAAGCGGTTCAGGTCCTTGTTTAAATGTCCTTTTCGGTTCGGTTCTACTATAAATATGATTGAAATCCTGTGAATTATCTAGAAAATCGATAACTTGTTCTTCATTTTCATAATGTGCGTTTAGAACAAATGGAATACACATGCCGACATATCCTGTAGTAGTATACTTTTTCTCTCCAGGTGAATTGTTTATTTCTTGTTGATTATCATAAACAATACGCAATGCGGGTGTCTGGCACCGACCAGCAGATAAACTATTTTCGGATGTTCTTGAAATATATTTCCATAATAGCGGTGTAATTGTGAATCCGACTAAGATATCTAAAATTTGTCGCGATTGTTGCGCATAAACCAGATTCATATCAATAATTCTAGGATGACAAATGGCGTGTTGAAGTGCGCTTTCTGTAATCTCGTGAAATACTATTCGTTTTGTTGTTTTTACGGGTAACTCAAATAAATCGCAAATATGCCACGCAATAGATTCGCCTTCTCTGTCTCCATCCGTTGCCAAAATAACCTCCTCTGCGTTTTTAATTTCTGTTCTTAGAAATTCTATATGTTTCTTTTTCTTGGGATCGTCAATAATATTAAACGATGGACTGAAATTATTGTTTATATCTATTGAATCTAAAGATGACAACGTACGTAAATGGCCGAAACTAGCAACACATTTATATCTAGAACCTAAATAGGATTCTATCTTTGCGCATTTTGCCGGCGATTCGACGATGACTAATGATTGGGTCTTTTTAATATAACTTTTTGACATTTTCTTACAAATATATTATAATTTACATCATATAATATATTTAAGTATTTTCGTCTGATATCCAATATTTTCCTTTATTTTTGACTTTTGAAAGTCGAAAGAAGAGAGAATAAGTAATTTATTTTCTTTTAACCGATCCTCTTTTAGTTGTCCTTCTTTTAGTTGTCCTTCTTTTAGTTGTCTTTCTTTTAGTTGTCCTTCTTTTTTTACCACTAGCACTCGACCATCTCCTATTAGGATATTTAGGATTTTCTATACTAGGCAATGGCTCTAAGTCAGGGCTTGTCGACATTTGTGTTAAAACATCGTTGTATTTATTTTCGCCTATAACATTCAGCATAATTTGATTAATAGACATGTCTTCATAAGATGTTCCGTATACCTCTAAAAAATCGTCCAATTTATTTCTAATATAAAAAACGGAGCATGGTTCGGAAGATGTATATACCCTGTATGGAATATGTTTGTTATAAACTATCTTACAATAGTTTTCAACGTAATTAAACAATAATTTAATATTATTTTTAGGAATGTAATCACCATATGTATCATGTAAAACATTGATAGCATTTTTTTTCATTCTATTTCTTTTATCTTTTTGTTCTCTTGTATCTGTATCTGTTGTTTGTGAAGAAGATGACATTTATATATATACAGACGAAAATATTACATTACATATGAACATTTTTGTATTCACGCCATGAAATCTTCAAAGGTTCTTCTCTCCTCTGTTCAGGTTTGGATTGTTCTTCATTCAATTTATCGGCCTTCTTAAGCGCACTATCAACATATAATTCCTTCAATAATGTTCCTACAATAAACGCCCCATCATGTTGGTCTATTTCTCCGTCTTCAATATTTCTCAATACATTCAAAAATCTATTTAATATAGAGAGATCAATTTCATCCTTCTTAATTTTATTGAAAATATCCGTATAATATGTAAATAAAAACGAACATTCTGTCACACCTTCTTGAGTGATTTTATCAGGGTCATTTTTAAATTGCGCCTTTAACTTTAGCAATGCGTTAATATCATTTTGAAGCAAATGACTATGTTTCAATTCACGAATCAAGCCCGTCATATCTTCAACATTGTTCGCCTTGATCATTTTTTGTAAATGTAATCTCGCATTATCGTCCATATAAAGTAATTAAGAATTATTTTTTAAATTGTGTTTTACTAAATACTTATTATCTTATTATTTGATAAAATATTTGTATAATATATATGGTTCTTCTAGCCGCTCCAACAACATTGCCTTATGCCGCTGGTGCACAAACGCCAGGTCAAAGTTCGATGATGAAACTTCAAGCAGATTCCACTAAATTAAATAATTTGAATAAACTATCTACCACAGGCGGTAGACGAAGAAAACGAAAGGGGGGGAAACATATGGAAATGGGAATAGCGCCGATTATTAGACGAGGTGGCGCTACAGCTACAGCTACTACAGGAACAATGGTTGTACCAATATTACCTACTGCTTATAGCGGAACAAGTCCTGTAGATAATACCGCAGTAATGACTCAAAGTTATAAACTTAGTGCTGGCGCAACGGCCCAATCCGCACTAGATAAAGCAGCCGCGCCTGCTACTATGCCTGTAGGAGTTAAAACTGGGGGCAAACGAAGCAGAAGAAGTAGCAAACGACTTAGAAAAAGCAGCAGAAGAATTAGCAGAAGAATTAGCAGAAGAATTAGCAGAAGAATTAGCAGAAGAATTAGCAGAAGAACCAGAAAATAAAATATTTGCCGATTTGTGTTTTGTCTAATTTAGAATTATATATTAGTAATATAAGTTGAATTATATGCCAAAAGGAAGTGATTGGTTAAATTTTATATACGTTAATTTAGGTTTTATAGCACAAGTATTCGTCATGTATTATTTCGTTGCTGTAGCCGATATTAAAGCCAATTGGCCTTTATATAGGTGTAATCCCATTTATATGCCATTATCCGATAATATTGAATCAGACTTTGTTTATTGTGTTCAAAATATGCAAACAAGTTTCATGGGATATTTGCTTCAACCATTAACTTATATTACATCAGGATTAGCGCAAATGGGCGGCGAATTTGGCGATTCTTTAAATGATTCAAGAAATATGTTGGCGAATATCAGGAATTTTGTCACGACTATTATCCAAAGCGTATTCGGTGTCTTTTTGAATTTAATTACTGAATTCCAGAAAATAACAATTGGATTGAAAGATCTTATTGGCAAATTAATTGGGGTTATGGTGGTTTTGATGTATACTATGGATGGATCGGTTAAAACGATGCAGTCAGCATGGAATGGACCTGCCGGTCAATCAGTAAAAGCTTTATCCGGCAATTGTTTTCATCCAGATGTTCGAATTAAATTAAAAGATGACGTGGTAGTTAAAATGAAAGAAGTAAATGTAGGCGATACTTTAGAATCAGGCAGTTTAGTTATAGCTACTATGAAATTGATAAAAACAAAAACGGATATTTTATATGTAATGCCAAATGGTGTTAAAAATTTGCCTATTTATGTAACTGGTTCACATATTGTTTTTAATAAAAATACAAACGAATATATTGAAGTGAAAAATCATCCTGATGCGAAAATATTGAAGAATGAAGATTGTGATTATTTTAGTTGTCTTATAACTGATGATCATTTAATACGTATAGGGGAACAAGTATTTTATGATTATGATGATGATATTATTAGAGCGCAAATTGGCCGATGAACTTGTATGTTTCTGTTTTGTTTTTATTGTTTTGTTTTTATTGTTTTGTTTTGTAAGTTTAGATAAAATAAAATTAGAGCAATAGTATAGTAAGACAATTTATGGAAATGAATATGAATAATAGTTCCGCTAAAATTAATGATATGTATAAAGACTTGACTTATTTGGATAATTATGGCGGGTCTGTTATGATATTTATCGTTTTAATGATTATTCTTTTCTTATGTTATGCTTATTTTCAGGTGATGGGACAACTTATTCCTTTACGTGAAGATTGGCCAGTAAAACGATGTAGTCCAAAAGTCATTCCATTTGCCGGTCTTATAAATAAACCGGATGATAAAACAATAGTCGAATATACTGGCGAAAATTTCAATTATTGTATACAGAATATTTTAACAAGTATTACAGGAGAAGCTGTTCAACCTTTAACTTATATTACCGCAGGTCTTACATCATTATATGAAGAATTGTTTGAAGCACTACAAGCTGTGAGAAATATGATGGCGAATATTCGCGCGAATATGGCCAGTATCGCAGAAGAAATATTAGGTCGTGTATTGAATATTATGACCCCTCTTCAAACCATCATTATAGCAATAGTTGATTCTATGCAGAAAATGAATGGAATATTAACCGCAGGCGTATATACCAGTTTAGGTTCATATTATGCACTAAAATCGTTACTAGGTGCTATCGTTCAATTTGTAATAATTATTCTTATTATTTTAGTGGGTCTTATTTTAGGTATGTGGATATTGCCGTTTACATGGCCAATAGCAATGACTATGACGGCGGTCTTTGTTTCAGTAGCAATTCCTATGGCAATTATTGTCGGTTTTATGACAGATGTTTTACACGTTCAAACAACCATGTCTATTCCAGGGGTTCCTAGTAAACCCAGTTGCTTTGATAAGAATACACAAATATTAATGAATGATGGCACTTATAAAACGATTCTGGATATTCAAGTTGGAGAGAAATTAGCAAATGAAAATATAGTGACTGCTAAAATGAAGTTGGATGCCTCTGGTTCTACCATGTATAATTTAAATGGAGTAATAGTCAGCGGAACACATATTATTCAAGATGACGATAAGTGGATAAAAGTATCCAACTATAATTCTGCTATCAAGATAACCAATTATGATGAACCATTTATTTATTGTTTAAATACGGGTAGTAAAGAGATTCATATTAACGGATTTGTATTTGCGGATTGGGATGAGTTGGATGTTACTGATATTGCGTATTTATTAGGTATTACTCCGTCAAAATCGGGTAATTCTTTAGATATTCATAAATATTTAGATGGTGGATTTGCTGGTGATACTATTATTAAGATGTTTGATGGTTCTAAGAAACAAATAAAAGATATTCAAGTAGGTGATGTTTTGAAAAATAGAGAGAAAGTTTATGGCCTTGTTGAAATTGATGGAACAAATATGGATGGCGAATTCTTATATGATTTAGGACCTATGCGTCTTTTTAAAGGTGGACCTAATTTAAATATTTGTGATAAAACCTTGAATATTACATCCACTTTAGATTTAGATAAAAAATATAAAATAAAGTTGAATAATTGTTCGGATAAATTATATCATTTATTGACAGATACAGAAAGTTTTTATATTGGCAATACTTTTGAGAATGATAGAAAATATGGACTCATGGATTTGAAATTCTATCATTATAACTCCAATATTGAGTTATTTTTAGGCAGGTATCGTGGAAAATTATTATCTATGAAATATGTATAATATGGATATAAAGTTATTTGGTATGAGTTTTAGACTTGAAATTTTACTTTTAATAGTTATCATTTATTTAATCATGGTCGGACATGTTTGCTGTTCATGCTATCATGGAAACGGGTCATTGCTTGAAGCATTAACTAATGCTCCAGTAGGTGGCGAAAATAAACGCATACGCGATTATACATTCCAAAAGGGATTACAAACGTTCCCTACACAGGAAGGATTTACAGGGGCAAATACTAATTATGGGCAGTCGGCCCCCTATAGTTTAGTCAATAGCAAACCGGTGAATACTTCTTCATGGGGTGCTCCTAATTTGACTTACCAAAAAGGCAAGCCGGTTGATAAAGCCGTTCAGAATTTTTTGGATCGAAAACCGCAGCCGGTTCCTCTTCCTGAAGGGGAATTGGATATGTTTGCTACTACGCCTTTCAAACCCGAATGTTGCCCTTCTTCTTTCAGCAATTCTATGGGATGCGCATGTATAACAGTTCCGCAATATAATTATTTGATTGGTCGCGGTGGAAATAACGTACCTTACTCATTTTATTAAACGCAATAGTTTTACCTTATGATAAATGATGTGGATTTTTGATTTATTATATAATAAATATTTTTGATTTATTATATAATCTTGATATATCAAAAAAATGATAATAAAAACAAGTTGTTATACGTATATACATGTTTGGAAAATTGCTAATAAATCATAATAAAAAATTTATAAATCATGGTCGTCGACATTTATCTTATAATTCTGTAGGTTTCAATGGGTTTCCTAATAATGGAAATAACGATTATAAATTATTTGTTATGGCGTTTGGATTATTCTATTACATTCATTATAAATTAAGATAATATAAATATTATTTTACATCTCATAATAAGAAAATGCCGCCGTCGCCACCTGTTTCTCTCATCACCATTTCACAATTAAAACGTTCTGCTTGTTTATTGAATTTATATGAATTAATAAAGTTACAAAAATATAAGAATATTATTGAATGGATAATCGTTGAAGGCAGTCCATTACAAGAAGACGCTCATAAAAATAAAGAAAAGGTGGAAAAATTAATAAATTCGCAATCAGAATCCATGAAAATAATTTATGTGGAATATTCTGGTCCAAATAAATTGAGTGATCTTAGAAATATAGGTAATAATAAATGTATTGGTGATATTATTGTATGTATGGACGACGACGATTATTATCCACCAGAACGCGTATCGCACGCAGTAGCGCGGCTTGTAGCATCGAGTAAATTGATTGCCGGTTGTTCGGATATTTACATGTATGAATATTTGTTAAAGAAATTATATAAATTCAACAAATTCAGTGAAAATCATTCTACAAATAATAGCATGGCATTCAAAAAAGAATATTTGAAAACGCATTCACATCAAGCGGGATTAAGTTCGGGTGAAGAAGCCAGTTTTACGAATGGATTCAGCGAACCGATGGTTCAATTAAGTGCGCACAAATGTATAATATTATCCAGTCATGATGGTAATACATATAATAAAAGAGAATTGTGTGTATCAAGCTCGGCAGGAAAAAATAAATTTTTGCGTGAAATTGTCGATAAATCGGTAGAAGATTATATACCTATCGACATATTTGAGAGAATGAAAACATTGTTCTAATTTTATTTTTTGATTTGTATTATTTTTTGGTATAACTACAAATAGAACAATAAGTAATCGTCGTGGACCTATCTGGGTCAATATCTATTAAATCATCTACCCATTCATGTCTACATCTGCTGTTTATAATTTTGGTAATTCGATCTAAATATACATTCAATGTATAAATTTTAGTATGGGTGATATTATAATAACATAAATTGCTGTAATCATTGAAAAGTAAAAAATCGTCGGCCTGTAATTCTTTATTCAATAAATCCATATCTTCTTTTATTTTTATATTAATTTGTCGTAAATCGGTCAAAAAATTTATTTGTTCTTGAATATGATCACGCATATTTGATAATGTTTCTAATGGTAATGTTGTGGTCATTTCTTTTTTGTTTTCTTTGTCTTTTCCTTTTTCTTTTCCCTTATCTGTTTGCATTATAATATATATATAAATATATCTAAATATATTTTTTATACATATAAGCCAAATAATGCAGTATTAATTTCCGTTTCCTTTTTAATTAATTTATCGACTATTTCTTTGGTTACCATAAACGGAAACTCTACCTTTAACGACATTTCTGCTTCAAATAAATTAGAACCAGGTTTCATTAATCGGTATAAATTCAATTTGGTATAAATGATTTCTAAACATCGTTTCAAATTTCTAACACCATCCTCTTTATTACAATGATTCTCAATAATATGATGAATTGCGTCTTCGGGAATCATAATATCTTCCGTATTGAATTTTACTTGTTCGCGAATCTTTGGAAGCATATATTCATTACTAATTACAGTCTTCTGTTTCTTATCATATCCCTTTGTCTGAATGCGATACATTCTATCCTTCAAAATCGGATTAATCTTGCTTTCATCATTGTAGCTGAAAATGAATAGACACTTACTCAAATCAAAATCGATTTCAGCGAAATATTTATCATGAAATTGACTATTCTGAGTCGTATCCGTCAAATGCGTCAAAATTCCGGCAATTTCTTCACCTTTCGGTGTATCACTAATTTTATCCAGTTCGTCGAAATATATTACCGGATTCATACATTTACTATCAATCAATATTTGGACAATCTTGCCCCACATACTGCCTTCATAAGTGTAAGAATGGCCTTCTAAGAAACTACTATCTGTTGCGCCTCCTAGAGCAATAAACGCAAAAGGGCGATTTAAAATTTTGCTAATTCCTTCTTTCACAAGAGTCGTTTTACCTGTTCCTGGAGGACCCTTGATAGCAATTGCGGTGCCAATCGCAGCGGGGTTTGTGACTAATTGACCGAGCATTTGCATAATCTGCATCTTGGCATCATTTAATCCGTAAACCGCACCATCAAGAACAGATTGAGCATTCGCCATGAATTCATGACAAATTTCAACGCCGTCGGAAATGTTGACAGGCAACCTGTCGTATTTTCCAAATGGAATTCGCATGAATGTATCCACCCAATTCTTAATTTTATAATATTCGCCGGAACCAGGTTCCATATATCTCAGTGACCCGATTTTTTTCATAGCAGCAGCTTTGAAAATGGTGGGAATATTGGCTTCTAATAGCGTAAGACGATATGGCTTTTCGATACGTGTGATTTTATTAATCTCTCTCAACTCTTTAATAATTTTCTTCTGATCTTCTGGTTCGATTTTTTGAAAGAACGTGAAATCGTTGGTAGTATTCTTATCGCGAATAATACGTTTGAAAATTCTTGCGTGTTTTTCTTTTGTTCTCAATTCTTTTCTCTCTGTTCTTTCTTTTTTATCCTTGATATTCTTTTCGCATACCCGAATACATTCTTGAATCGTCTTATTCTTTTTATTATTATTATAAATTTGTTCTAATTCGGCTAACATTTTTTCGTCGTCTTGGGTCATGACATTTTTAATCATTCCAACGACCTCTTCATTAGTATTATGATTTTTTTGTTCTTTTTGTTCTTTTTGTTCTTTTTGTTCTTTTTGTTCTGTTTGTCTTGTTTGCCTTGTTCTTCTCTTGACAACAACATTTTGTTCTTCTTCTTCCTCATCATCCTCACTTTCTTCACCATCATTCTCTTCCTCACTTTCACTACTATCTACACTCTCATCCTCGTCTTCTGTTTCTTCATCTGGATCATAATCGTCATCATCATCATCATCATCAGTCCATTCATCGTCGTCATCATCATAGTTTTCTACACCATTATTGCCAATTGTGAATATAATATTAAATTTATTCTTGCCACCAGCTTTTTTAGGGGATCGTTTTTCTTCTGGCTCCTCTTCCTCATCACTTTCTTCTTCTTCCTTCTTCTTTTTATTTGTTTTAGATTTTGATTTAGCTACTTTATTATTTTTGTTGTTATTATTATTTCTGTTGCTAATCTTTTTATTCCGAGGTTCTTCTTCTTCCTTCTCTTCTTCTTCTTCCTCCTCCTCCTCCTCTTCTTCTTCTTCTTCTTCCTCCTCTTCTTCTTCTTCATCATCATCATCTTCTTCTTCTTCATCCATATATTTTTCATCTGGAAGGTTCTTCAAATATTTTTTAATTGTATTAGACTTGCCCATTTTAACTTTTTCGGCCATATGTTTTGAAGGGAACAATTTGGCGAGAAATTTCGTATATTCATGTTTATCCATTTCTCCACAATTATCTTCTTCATCCTCCTCTTCTGTTTCATAACTGCTATCATCATCACTATCCGATTGTTCTGCCATTTTTTTACGATGAGAACGTTCATCATTCTTTTTTGACTTATTATTAGCAGTCTTCTTACTTTCTCTCTTGATGGTATCACGCGACATGTTTTGATTTATAAGATTATTATTTATATTTTAAATCAAAATCAATTTTATTAAATAAAAATAAATAAAAATAAATAATTGTTTACATTTGTTCAAACAAAACACCAAACCAATTTTTTGAATATATTTATTTTTAAAAATAAAATTGATTTTAAAACTATCTAAATATTATTATAGTAATATAAGAAAGATGGCCGCAAATAGTAAAACGATTGCGCATAATAATTGTTCTAAAATTATTGGAATACAATTTAGTATTCTCTCTCCAGATGAAATCCGTAAAGGGTCTGTAGCAGAAATTACGACGAGAGATACATATATTAATAATAAGCCGATTATAGGAGGATTATTCGATCCCCGAATGGGCGTTCTTGAGCCTGGATTAATTTGTCCTACTGATGGTCTTGATTATATGCAAACACCCGGTTATTTCGGTCATATCGAATTAGCTCGTCCTGTGTTTTATATTCAATACTTGAGCACCATCTTGAAGATTTTAAGGTGTGTTTGTTTTAAATGTAGTAAATTACTTATCAGCAAAGAAAAATATAAACAGGCTTTGAAATTAGTTGGCGATGCGCGATGGAAATATGTCTTTTCGTTAGCCAGTGGTATTAAACGTTGTGGCGAAGATACTGAAGACGGGTGTGGTTGTCTTCAGCCTCAGAAAATTAGTAAAGATGGTTTAGCCACTATTTTAGCAGAATGGAAAAATGATACGCCATCTATGGAAACCGCAGTTGATGAGGCCAACAAATCGCAGAATTTGGTTATTAATTTAACACCTGAAATGGTGTTGAAAATATTTAAAAGAATCTCTGACGAGGATGTCTCTTTCATGGGATTCAGTCCTATTTGGTCTCGTCCTGATTGGATGATTTGTCAAGTCATGGCGGTTCCACCACCTGCTGTCAGACCTTCTGTCAAACATGATGCCCAACAACGTTCAGAGGATGATCTCAGTCATATTTTAGTAGATATTATAAAAACGAATAAAAGTCTTCAAGAGAAAATTTCCAATAATGCTCCTGCGAATGTGATTGACGATTGGACGAAAGTGTTACAATACTATGTGGCTACTCAGGTGGATAATAAGATTCCTGGTGTCGCATCTGTAGCACAACGTTCTGGTCGTCCTTTAAAATCGATTAAGGATAGATTGAACGGGAAGGGTGGTAGAATGAGAGGAAACTTGATGGCAAAACGCGTTGATTTCAGTGCGCGTTCTGTTATTACTGCTGACCCCAATATATCTATTCGTGAATTAGGTATTCCCATGAAAATCGCAAAAAATATTACTAAGCCTGTTGAGGTAAATGCGGTGAACAGAGCGTTCTTGATGAAATTGGTTCAGAATGGACCGGATGTTCATCCTGGTGCGAAAATTTTGGAAAGAAAAAATGGCGATTCTATCACGTTGCGATATGTGGATCGAAAATCTATTAACTTAGAAGATGGGGATATAGTTCATCGTCACATGATGGATGGTGACCCCATTCTATTTAATAGACAACCGACTCTGCACCGCATGTCAATGATGTGTCACATTGCTAGAATTATGAAACAAGGCGATACATTTAGAATGAATGTCGCTGACACCCGGCCGTACAATGCCGACTTCGATGGTGATAAATATCTTGTCACCAACAGGGGAACGCTAATTAAGTTGTAAACAAAACTTAATTAGGAAAACGTTGTAATGTTTACCTATTTAATACTTTTATGAAGATATAGTATTGAATTGATATAATCCTCTAGTCATTTAATTAATTCTTGAAACGATATAAAACTAAAATGCTCTTAATAAATATATAACGAAATAACATAATTGATGCTACTAAATTTAGACGAATATGATAAGGTTGAAGGCGAAATATATAAAATTACAAATAAAATTAATAATAAATCATATGTGGGACAAACTAGAAGTCATAGATTAAATCACGCTAAATATAGACCATTCGGATTTTTGGGAAGATTTAAAGATCATGTATCTGAATCCATGTCCAATAAGAAGAATCAATCTAGATATTTAAATTCAGCATTATTAAAATATGGAAATGAAAATTTCATTTGTGAAAAAATTCATACATGTAAAGTGGATGAATTAGATACTTATGAAAGACATTACATATTAGAATATGAAACAAAATATCCTAATGGCTATAATTTAACAGATGGTGGTCAAATTCGTGGTAGTTTAAAAGGAAGTAAAATTCTATTAAATGAAAACGAATTAGTAAAACCAATAGTTAAAGAAAAGCGTGATTTAAAAAGAAGTGATTATACAAAATCTTTGATTTCTGAAAGATTAATAGCATTTAAAAGTGATCCAAATGTCCGTAAGTCTCAAATGGAGACTACTCAACGACAACATTTTAATGCTAAATTTGACAGATTCAAAAATGTCCTAATTGAAAAAGAAAATATAGAAAAATACATATTCGTCATTAATAATTATACCTTAAACTATCAATATGTTAGAGTAGTTATAGATAAAGTAAAAACCAATTTCATCGGTAAACATGAAAATATAGAAAATATAAAAGATAGAGCAAAAACATTTATTCAAGAATTAATTAAATGGCAATGTGATCAAATTGCGGGAACACCCTTAGAGCCTTCACTACCACTCTAATGTCGAAAGATATATGAGGATCTCGGTTAATAGCCGAACCCGATGGTAAAAATGTGAAGGATTGGGCAATCCGCAGCCAAGACCCTAAACTCGTTATGATAGAGTATGGGTAAGGTTCAGAGACTAGATGGTTACAGGTCTTAAATGATGGTCTAATCAACCTGATAAGGTCCAAGGTATAGTCCAATCCTAATACGAAAGGTTAGGTGGCTAAAAATAGCCTATAAAATACAATTGGAGATGAATCTTCATATGCCGCAAGATGCGGAATCGGAATCGGAATTAAAAAATTTGGCAGCGGTGCCATATCAGATTATTAGTCCAGCAAATAATGCGTCCATAGTAGGAATCTATCAAGATTCGTTATTGGGATCGTATAGATTTACAAGAAAAAATATTAATTTTACGCCGCGTGAGGCGATGAATTTGTTAATGATGTTTCAGCGAGTGAATACAGAAGCTTTATTTGGAAAAGGTGGACCTATTAGCAGTTTCGACATTTTATCTCAAATATTGCCGCCGTTGACATTGACATATAAAATTGGAGACGACGAAGATGTCAAACCCTCTAATTTTATAGAAATCAGAAATGGAAAATATATTCGCGGTCAATTGGAGAAGGGAGTGTTGGGTGCGGGAACAAAAGGTCTAATTCATCGCGTTTGTAATGATTATGGTAATATGGCTTCGGCTGATTTTATCGATGATTTACAAAATATAGTGACAGAATATTTAAAGGTGAGTTCTTATAGTGTAGGAATCAGCGATTTGATTTTGGACGATAAAACGTATCAAACAATTATTAAAGTTATTACGGAAAAGAAAAATGATGTGAAAAATTTAATCGACCAGACACAAATTGGTGTGTTTGAAAATAATACAGGTAAAACAAATGAGGAGGAGTTTGAAACAAAAGTGAATAATATTCTAAATCAAGCATTGTCGGAAGCAGGGAAAGTAGGATTGAAAAGTTTGGATAAAGACAATCGTTTCGTTATCATGGTGAATGCGGGTTCAAAAGGCAGCGAACTTAATATTTCACAAATGACATCTTGTCTAGGTCAACAGAACGTGGACGGAAAACGCATTCCTTATGGTTTCGATAATCGAACATTGCCGCATTTTACTAAATATGACGATAGCCCAAATGCGAGGGGATTTGTTGAAAGTTCATATATTAATGGATTGAGTCCTACAGAACTATTCTTTCACGCAATGGGTGGTCGTGTAGGTCTTATTGATACCGCTGTAAAAAGTGTGACGTGGGAAACGCCTATTATTATTATTGAAAATCAACAGGCTAAATATACTGAAATCGGTAAATGGATCGATACTCAATTAGACGATGAAAAAAATAAACCTCTAGTCGAGCATTTTACAGAAAGACAAATGGAATTATTAAATATTAAAAATGGCGAGGTATATATTCCAACTACAGATGAAGATGGTAATGTGACTTGGGGTGAAGTGACTGCGATTACACGCCATGACCCTGGCACCGAGTTATATGAAATCAAAACATCAGGTGGCCGTAGCGTTATTGTTACAGAGAGCAAATCACTGCTGGTTTGGAATCCAGAGACGAAGAAATTGAAAGAAATGCTTACTCCTGATATTAAGGTAGGTGATTCTCTTCCGGTCACAGGACTACTTTGCGAACCGCCTGTTATTATGAGCTGTATCGACATGACAACATATCTCCCTAAAAATAAATTCGTATATGGCTCAGATTTTATTAAAGCAATAAAAATGATGGATGATGCTATGAGTAATAGAAAGCATATTGCGTCTGGATGGTGGGATGAAAACAATGAAATAAACTTCACCCTCCCTTATACAAAGAAATCTTCATTACAAAGAGTATCAGTTCGATCTAATTTAGAAAATATAAAAGATGGATTCATTTATCCGTATGGTGGAAATCGTAAAGATACCGCGATTTCGGATAAGTTTCATTTGAATGAAGAAAACGGGTTGTTTATCGGTCTATTTCTAGCTGAAGGGAACGCTCATAAAAACACTATAGGGATTACCAATAATAATGACAATATCAGGTCATTTGTAAAGAATTGGTTCGATAAAAATTCTATTCATTGGACAGAAAGAACTAGAATAAATAATATTGGTGGTAGAACTACAACTATTGTTGGAAATTCGGCTATCTTATCTACATTCTTGACAGCATTTGTTGGTAAGGGTTCCGCAAATAAATATGTTCCAAGTGAGGCATTTATTGCGCCAGAATGTTTCATTGTTGGCCTATTGAATGGATATTATTCAGGTGATGGAACAATTAGTAAAAATTCAGTTGATGTTGGTTCAGCATCTGAGCGTCTTATTGAAGGTATTTCCATGTTATGCTCGCGTCTTGGAATTTTCGGAAAAGTGTTTAAAACACAATTAAAATCAAATAATTTTGGCACAAAAAATATTAAGCCGTCTTACAGATTATCTATTCGCTCCCAGTGGGGTAAAATATTTGCCGAAAAAGTTCCGTTGTTAGAAGAAAATAAGTATAAAAAGTTGAAGTCGATTACCTGGTCTAACTCGCATCGCAATTTTGAAACATATAACGACGTGGTTCTAGATAAGATAGTTGAAATAAACATTATTGGTGTAGAGAACCATCCCAAAATGTATGATCTCACAATTCCTACTACCCTTAATTTCGGATTAGCTAATGGTCTTCAAGTCCGCGATACTTCCACCACAGGGTATATCCAGCGCCGTCTTATAAAAGGGTTGGAAGATTTGATGGTGAATTACGACATGACATTAAGAACCAATAAAGGCAAGGTCGTTCAATTCACATATGGCGATGACGGGATTGACCCTGTCAAAGTGGAGAACCAAGTCATTCCAATTGTCAGTATGAGCATTCAAGATATTTATGCGCATTTTAATATTCCTGACGAGCATGGTAAGTTCAAGAATTTGACACCTGTCTTCTTGAAAAACACCATGACACGAATGAAAAAACAACAAATGGAATTCAATTCCAAAGCACAATTTTATGTTGAAATGATGATTAAAAATCGTGATGCTATTATTAAAAATGTATTCAAGAATAAAGGCGACTTTGTTGTCAATGTTCCTGTAGCATTTTCATATATTATCAACAATGTTCAAGGACAACAAAATATTAATGCGAGTTCTATTTGCGATATCACTCCGTTGGAAGCGTATCAAATGATCGAATTCACTTACCAAAATCTAGAGAAAATACGTTGTGCGGTACCTACCGAACTTTTCAAGACACTTTACTATTTCAATTTGTCGCCGAAAGATTTGTTATTTGTTAAGCGATTCAATAAAGCAGCGCTCACTATTCTTTTGGAAACCATTGTTCTTAATTATAAGCGAGCTATTGTCGCACCTGGTGAAATGGTTGGAATGATCGCGGCACAAAGTATCGGAGAGCCAACCACGCAAATGTCGACGAGGTATTGTGAGCATATTAGGTGTGTAAAAATAAATAAAAATTCAAAAAATGTTTCTATGGTCTCAGGAGAAATCGGCACACTATGTGACAAATTAATTGAACAATCGCCTCAATTTACATTCAACACTGGTCACATCGATAGTGTTGAAACATTGCTAGATGCTCTAGAAGACGAATATTATATAGTAGGTGTAGATGAACAAGAACGAACACATTGGAATAAAATATCACATGTAAGCAGACATCCTGTAAACGGACAACTCATGAAAGTAACTACTAAAAGTGGTCGTATTGTAGAAACTACAACTAGCCATTCACACTTGATTCGTAAAGATCAAAAAGTGGTGCCTATTACTGGTGCTGATATGTTAACAGGAATGCGTATTCCTGTAGCTAAACATATTGATAACACATTTATTAAAGATACAATCAATATTGACGACCAAGAATACAAATTAGACTATTTATTCGGTTGGTTTGTCGGAGCTTATTTGGCAGAAGGAAATCTTAATGGTAATTCTATTTGTATTACAAATATTTCGCCCTATTTCATCGAAAATACAAAGAAATTTGCTGAACGATTTGGAAAGGTAAATAAAGTACGAGAGTATAAAGGAGAATATGGTCCGTCTGTGTCATCTAATTTTACACATAAACAATTAGCAGATCTTCTACTTGAAACATGCGATACAGGTTCATTTGTTAAACGAGTTCCTGATTTTGCTTTCTTGGCTCCTAATGAATTCAAAGCAGGTCTTATTCAGGCATATATAGATGGAGACGGAAATTTCCAAAATGACTCAGCGCATCATCAAATTAGAGTGTGTAGTAGATCCAAGCAACTTATTAAAGACATGTCATTATTATTGAATTATTTCGATATTTTCGGATCTATCAAGGAAAACTTTACACGCGGTTCATCTATTTATAATTTAGCAATGTCTCCCAAATATGCCCACTTGTATAAAGAACATATTGGCAGTCTAGTTCATGCCAGTAAGTTAGATGAACTTGTGGAATATAACATTCGTGATAATATTCATAGTTTGTCTGATGATATTGACCGAATTAATGGTCTAGGCGATGTTATTGCGAAATGTGGTAAAGTCTTGAAGTTGCCAGGACAAAGTCGCAATTATGGACGATGGACTAAAAAAGAATCTATCGGTCGTCGCACTCTTGAGAAATATATTGAAATATTCGAAACGCATGAAAATGTCAAATTAATTGATGATGAACTTGCTATTTTAAAACAAGCTGCCACATCAAATGTCATCTGGGATGAAATTATTAATATTGAAATTTCAACCCCCGAACAAACAGAATACGTCTACGATTTCACTGTTCCTGTGAATCAAACATTTATGACGGATTATGGTGTCATTGTTCATAACACTCTAAATTCGGTCACCTACGAGACACCTATTATCGTAAGGAATCGTGATGGAATAATTCAAAAAGTTCAGATTGGTGATTTTATTGAGAAACATATTGCCGCGCCAAAAAAACTGGAATATTACCAAGATAAAGACACCACTTATGCTGAAATGGCAGAATACTACGAGATTCCTTCATGTACCGAAGATGGTGAAGTGTTGTGGAAAGAAATTGAAGCGGTCACCAGACATCCTGTGATTAATAAGGATGGTTCAAATACGATGCTTAAGGTTACGACAAGCGAAGAGCGCGAGGTTATTGTAACTAAAGCAAAAGGCATTTTAAAATTAGTTAATGGAAAAATTATTGGCATAAGTGGTGATGAACTTAAAGTTGGCGATTATATACCTGTATCTACAAAACAAATTGATTTTCCTGAAGTCCTTGAACTTAATTTGAGAGAAATTCTCCCACCCACAGAATACATTTACACAAGCGAAATCGATAAGGCAAAGGAAGTCATGGATCAACATCATTGGTGGGCGAAAAATCAAGGGAAAACATTCATATTACCATATAGACGAAGTGATACGTTCGTTCAGAAAGTAGGCGATAAGTTACGCAATGGATGTAAAACCAAGACTAGTTTTGCACCTGGATGTGTATATATGCTCCAAACAAATATGAACGCATATAATATCCCAGAAGTCATTCCATTGGATTATAATTTCGGTTATTTGGTTGGAGCTTATGCTGCTGAAGGATGTATGACAAAGTTCCAATTGTCAATTGCGAATAATGACATAGAGTATTTTAAACCAATCATCGAGTTATGTCAACAATGGAATTTAACTACAAAAGTGTATAGAAATGAAAATAAGGGTCAAGAAGGATGGACTAGTCAAGATTTGCGTATTTATTGTACAATTCTATGCCGCATTTTGGAAAAGTTGTGTGGTAAGTTGAGTCATAATAAATTCATCAGTGATAAAATTGTGTTTTCGAATAAAGAATGTATGAAGGGGTTTTTAGATGCTTATATTGGTGGTGATGGTTCTGTAATTGTAAAATCAAAAACTATATTAATGTATTCAGTTTCAAAAGAAATGTTAATTGATGTTCAACAAATATTGAATAATTTGGGTATTTATAGTTTTATCAAGAAAAATAAAAAACAAGAGTCGAATAACAGAGGCACTTTGAGTGAGAATATTCATCAGATGTATACGTTAAATGTAACAAATAAACAAGCACAAAAATTAGCACAAATATTGAATACCAAATTAGATTATAAAATTGTAAATACCCAAATTCTAAGAGACCATAAATTAAAATTTGATTATGAAATTAACAAAAATTATTTGACAATTCCGAATGAGATAGATGGCGAAATAGTGTTTGAACCAAGAACTAGTGATAAATATAAGAATGTTCTATTTGATAAAGTTAAAAATATCGAGGAAGTACCGAATACAACAAATTATGCTTATGACTTAACAATTGCCGATACAAGAAACTTTAATATATACAACGGCATAACTCAAAAAGACACTTTCCATTTTGCCGGAGTGGCATCAAAATCTAACGTCACACGTGGTGTGCCAAGAATTGAAGAGATTTTATCTTTGTCATCGGAACCGAAAAATCCGTCATTGACTGTCTATTTGAAACCAGAGGAAGAAACAGATAGAGAAAAGGCGCAGTCTATTATGTATATGTTAGAGCATACAAAGATGGAGGAAATAGTAAAGTCGATAGAAATTTGTTTTGACCCGGATAATTTGAATACGTTGATAAATGAGGACGAGGATACAATGTCACAATATCGCGCATTTGAGAATTTAGTGGATGAATGTGCCGAGACATCGATAGAACAAGAAACCAATGAGAAATCAAAATGGATAATCAGAATGGTGATGGACCCGGAAGTCATGTTGGAGAAAAATATCACGATGGATGACATTAATTTCACATTGAAAAATAGTTACGGCGATGAGATTTCGTGTGTCTATTCGGACTACAATGCGGATAAATTAGTATTTCGTATTAGAATGAATAATGTGATTAAACAGAATGCAAAGAAACCTAAAGTCAACCCGTTAGATCAATCAGATCAGATATATATCTTGAAAAATTTCCAAGATCAGATATTACATAATATAATTATTCGTGGAGTAAAGAGAATCAAGAAAGTCATTCTTAGAAAAATCAAGGACAACGTAGTGGAAACCTCAGGTTCATATAAAAAACAAGAGATTTGGGTTCTGGATACGATAGGCACTAATTTAATGGATGTTCTAGCATTGGACTACATTGATTCAAAGAGAACATATGGTAACGATATTATTGAAATATATAATGTGTTTGGTATTGAAGCAGCGAGACAAAGTATATATAATGAATTGGTGGATGTCATAGAATTCGACGGCACATATATTAATTTCCACCATTTGAGTGTATTGTGTGACAGAATGACATTTACGAATAAGTTGATATCGATTTTCAGACATGGAATTAACAATGATAATATTGGTCCTATTGCGAAAGCATCCTTTGAGGAAACGCCGGAAATGTTCTTGAAAGCGGCAAGACATGCGGAATTAGATATGATGCGTGGCGTATCGGCAAATGTAATGTGTGGTCAAGAAGGTTTGTATGGAACCAATGCGTTCCAGGTGGTTCTAGACATTGAACAGATGCGCAAATTGGAAGGCATTATTGAATATGAACAACCGAATGATGAGGCGTTGATTGATAAAATGTTCGAAGGCGTAGATAGACCAGATGATAAATGTAGCACAAGTCAACTGGCTATTCAGAACAATGTGGTTAATATTAAAGCAGCGGATTTAGGTAATGATAATAATTATAATCCTGGATTCTAAGAAAAGTGGGTAAATAGAAAGTGTCATAGTAACAACAATTAAATAAAAAAAATTAAATATTAAATAAACGATTTAATATATAATCATCTGTAACCAATGAGAACACTAAAAAGAACAGCAACTGCTTTTAACACAATTATTCAAAAATGTTTGAATGTTCAACAAACATTATTTCCTTCGGGTAATTGCCATGAATTTTGGAAAGATATATATAGTGTAAATTTAAATACTAATTCAGCAATTCACTTATTTTTTTATCATTATATCACCGCATTATATTTGAAGTCGAATAATAATTCACGTATAAAAGAAAAATTCGCCAAATTCAAAGCGATGATAGATAATGTATTTATTTCTGAGGAATTAAAAGAAGAAATTATTACATTATTTTGTAAAACGCAAAAAACATATTATGGGTTTTCAAGATTTGCTTATATTTATAAATATAAAAAATCACAATATGTTATTAAAAACGATTTGTATTTGAACGAAATAGATGAAGATAAAACAAATGTATTTACGCTATATCAAGACAATTCAAAATATTTATTTCAGATCAACGATTTAATTAATATAATAAATAATAATTTATCTAATTCGCCCAATTTTTTCGTCAACCCCAAAGTTTCAAAAAATCCGTATAATAATATGCCGTTAACGCATACTTCATTATACAATATATATTTTTTTATTAAGAATAGAAATGGCATTATACCTGAATTATTCCATCATTATTTTATGTGTAATTTTAATATTGATTTATTCTCACAAAATTATGAATGTTTAATAAGAAACACCGCTATTAAAAATTATGTAAATCTATCTAACTGCGAGTTATTGTATCCAGAAATAAAAATTATGTTCCGATTGTATGCTAAAAAATTACGACTTCATAAAGATTTCCCAGTTGAAAAAATAGTAAATATAATGCGTCCTTATTTACACTTGTATTATTTAGAAAAATACGCAATAACTGGAACAGCTAAAAAATATGAATCCCAGATTTTACTTGAGAAAAAAATGCGTTTATTTTACAACTTTAATCCACATTTTGGACGAAAATATATTCGATTTCTCTCTAAACCCGTTTATAATTTTGATAATAAAGACAATACAAACAATAATACAAACAATAATACAATCAATAATACAATCAATAATACAATCAATAATACAATCAATAATACAAACAATAAAATAAAAAGATATCCATCTGTAACTACATTTAATGATAAACATATTTCGTTTAGTGAAACACCAGAAGAATTAGATATTATTTCAGAAAATCAAGACGTGAGAGAATATGGATTCAATGAAATAGCTAATTATGTATTAAACCCAATAGAAGTTTTAAGGTTCAATAGATATTATATTCTACTTAATGAGAGAGATGTAGAGGTAGATGTAGAGGTTGATGCTGATGCTGATGCTGATGCTGATGCTGATGCTGATGCTGATGCATAACGATAACCTAGATAACTAATTCTATGCTAAGACAAATGATTCTATACTATCAGGAGATATCTGTAAAAATGTTTCCTCTTTTTTCGATGGTTTATGTATTGTTTTTTTGGGTTGTTTTTTTGTTTTATTCTGTTTTGATTTAATTTGTTTTGATTTATGATGTTTTTTAGATGTCGTTTTAGGTGATGAATGAGAATGAGAATGAACAATTTCTGGTTCTGGTTCTATTTCTATCTTTTCATCAACTAATTCTACACGTTCTTCTTCTTCTACTACCGGTTCAGCCTCTTCTTCGATTATAAATTTACGCACAGGAGCATAATATTTAGCTTTAGGTTTAATAAATGTGCGAATAAATTCACCAATATCTACTTTATTTTCAATAGCATTAACAACATATTCTTCATTTGTTAATATGCTTGTATTAAAAAATATGTCTTTTTCAGGTGCTGCGGATTGTATTAATTTATAAGACGGCACATGTTCTGGTCGAGGCGGAGGCACCATAATAAATACAAAATTATCTTCTGTAGAACCATACACCGCAAATATATTAGTTGTATTCATGGTTTCTAAAATAGATTTACCTGAAATTAAAATGGACGGCACTTTATGACGACGAAGTAATAAACACAAGTCCAGATTTGTAATGAAATAATCGTTAGCCAGTATGAAATGTCGAAATGAAAGTGTCTTCGATTTTACCTGATTACTCAACGTTTTCTTTCCTTCTTTGATTAAAATATCCAATATTTGTTTTTCATAATCTGGTAAAAACCTAGAATATTCATCATATAATTCAAGTTTAACTTGTTCAAATGTTATAGTTGTTCCGCTGAATCTTTGAATAATATCAATAATTAAATTAAATCCACAACTGGGTGAATTTTCATATTTCAATTCAGTAAAATTAGATGGGAAATAAGGTTTCCATTCCCCAGACGATATATGTATAGATGAAATAGGCTCACATTCTATTTCTTCATGTTCCTCATTACTATTATCGTATACTTGTGATATATTCGGTTCGGCATTATCATATGTATTGTATTTAACATATTTATTTATAGGCATCGGTATTAATCCATCGAAATATTCCGAGGTTAATAGTGATTGAATCACTATGATTTCATCTTCTCTCAAATTATATTCAAGTGTTCCAAATAATAAATAAGATTGCGGTTGAAATATAAATGTTTTAATTCTATTATAACGAATTAATTCATCTGCCATTCTACCAAAATAATATATTTCATTATCATTATTTGTAATTAAATTCTGCTTTGGAATTATTAGTTGACACATGTTCTCATCATTCATGGCACATACCGGATTTTTAGTATCGCACTTATCATTTGGCACAACTATACAAGTTGAAATCTCGCTGGTTCCTAATGTTTTATAATCAAACACATCCGAAAAAAGAATAGAATTGCCAACTAATTCTTTCAAATATGATATTACTCTTTTAAGTTTAACATTATATAACATGTATGGTAAATTGATTTCTTTTTCTATTTTCTCTCTTAACTTCAGATAAGCATATTTATTCAACAATATACGAATAGTATTTCTAAACACATTAAAGAAATTTGTCTCCAATTTAATTCGTTTAATATAATCCACACGTTCTTCGTCGACGTTGTATGATATCGAGGTTTCTTCGTCAGCTATAAAATAATTGTTATTATTCATCGTTTTAATAGACGTGTCTATTTCTGGGCTGATGGATAACATCGGATTATTTATTTGAACAAATTGATTTGATAAGGTTAAAAACCCGACCACATGATCGTCTTCCACTATTTGAAATGTCGGTTTACAAGGAATCTCCTCCTTGCTATCTTTATATAACGCCTTCAAAAAAGCGATAGTTTTTGAATAAGTGTTGAATAAATTATCATCATTCATATAAACATAATCTAAGGATTCGTCCAAAGATGCTGGGTAACATGGAACATATCCTGTCAGTTTTGTTAGCGGATTGACAACTATAAGACTAATAACACGCCCTTGAAAATTGACAACTTGTTTAAGTATTTTATAATTTAATTTATTTAAAGTAACTATTAATTTAGATAACAAAATGGGCGATTTGAACCGGTATTCGTTAGGCATGCTTGCTAATGGACCACACTTGGAACGAAGAATAGGTTTAATAATTTTCTTAAAAATAGCATTCATAGACGACGATATTTTGCCATATTCTGAAAATTGTGTCAGGACACTGATTTTACCTTTATTGTTTACATGATACGCATAAATGGGTTCATAATAGTTTTCGTGTTTCAAAATGAATAAAGATGGTTTTCTGGCTTCAAAGAATTCGCTTGAATAATGGTTTGTTGGACATATTATTTCTACATTATTAGTCGTGTCATTGTCTGGAATATCTAATATAATTAAGTTTCTGCCTTCTGGAAATAATTTAGAATTAGGTCTTGAAATAATATCCCACAAATATCTATAATCTATAGTCTCATTTTTATCACGCAAAAAACTTTTAAAATTATCAAACGCGGCCACTAATTTTTTAAAAAACAAGATTTTTTCATTTCTTTTCTTTTCATCTGATGTCCGTTTAATTTTATTATATATTTTCGAGTTTATTTTTCCAGTAGTATAATCACTAATATCGACGCTATCTATAGCAGCTCTTTCTGTATTCATTCTTTCTGTTGTAAACGTTTCTATCAAATTTCCATTTTGAAAAGTAACAAAACTATCAATATCGATTGCACCAATAATCATTTCTTTCATTTCATCGATACTTGGAATTTCAGATTTCCCATAAAAAATCGCATCAGCAATACATGCGATAAAAGACTGGTTAACATTTTTTTCTACACCATGTCTCAATAAACATGTATGGTTCGGTTTAATATTAGTATTCGATTTACTAATTTGACAAGCGACACTCGATTCACGTAAAAATAATTGGATGCTCATTGGCAAATATCCCCATCTATTCATTTCTAATGGGTATTTATCTGGGCCTTTTACATAATCGTCCTTTTCTTGTTTTTTAATACCAGGCGTAGCTGGTGTGGCCGGTGTAGCAGGTATAGTAGGTATAGTAGGCATAGTGGGCGTAATCGCAGTCGCGCGCGGCGATGGTGTTACTAGGAGTTCTTGTCTTTCTTCATCTACTTCTCCTTCTTCTACTCCTACATTTTTCTTAACTTTTGCCGCACACTTCGCACGCCTTTCTGTTTGTTCTGGGGTATTCCATTTTCTGTAACAACAAGGAAGACAAGAATTAGTAACAAATCCTGGATAATTTTTTTTATAATCCTCTTTTTTAATACTTTTACCATGCTGGGTTGGAGCAAAAAATACATATATATATTTTCCTTTGGGGACTACTTTCGCATTTTTAGGAATTAAACTATCTCTGCCGCCGCATGCTCCCGCATCAATTTCTTCGTCTGTTAATGGTTTTTGTGTTTTCAAGCACCAGTATTTTGGACAAATATAATTAAATTGATTATCAGGTTCAGAACCATATTTTAAGACATCACCTTCTTGTAAAAATCCGGGATTATCTTTACGGATTTCTTCCAATTCCTCATCTGTTACTAATACAGGTTGTTGCCTTGTAGTCGATGAACAAGCACGAGAGTATGATTCATATGTTCCATCAGGATTTTGATGGACTAATACTTGAGGATCATGCTCTTCAATTCTATTAACAAATGGATTTGAATTATTTGTTAATGACATACCATCAATATTTCTAATATCTTGTTCTACTTCTTTCTTTTCTTCTTTATCTTTCTTTACTTTATTTTCCTTATTTTCCTTATTTTCCTTCTTTTCCTTCTTTTCCTTTAGAGGAACGGATACTGGCCCTGGCCCTTCTTGAATCTCATCAGAACCTAAAATCTCACCTTCTTGAATCTCATCAGAATCTAGAATTTCTCCCTCTGAAGAAGTGGGCTGACCTCCAATAACAGACTTTTCACTATTACTACTATATTCATCATCATCGTCATTAAACCCAAGCAAAAAATCTATTTTTTCATTTTCTTCCTCTTCATTTACAGGTTGTTCAACAACCAATTCGTCATCAGAAACCGGTGTTTCAGTCGTATTTGATAAAGAATCCTCCGCCGATGAGATGGTATCTTCCATAATTATATCCTCTTTGCTTCTTGTAGAAGAACAAATCGCACGAATACTATTTAAAGGAACGCGTGTTCCAGGATTTTTCTGTGTCAACCGAATAAACGAATCCAAATAAATAGGAATCGTATCTAAATAACTAATATCATCTATATCTTCCACACTAATCGTTATATTATTATTAACACTAAGCAAAGTATTATTGGTTTTGATAGTGGTTTTAAATCCAGGATTCACTTTAATTTCAATATCTTTACCTCGTTCAACTTGTAATTCATTCGCCATTTTATTAATCAATTCTCTCGCTTCTGTTTCCGTCATTTTATAATTTTCGATTAGAGCTTGAATAAACGAATCCGCACCTCTCACCCCTTTTTTCTGCTGTTCAATAACAAACGCCTCTTGACTCGTCATTTGATTAAAATTAGATACACGTTTAAATCGCATTTCTATTCCTCTAGGTTTTTGTAAATCTTTCGATTCGATTACAAAAACACTCGTTAGACAACCCGTAATACTATCTGTAATATTAAACATATTTTCAACACCAATTACTGCTTGATAGTTCAAAAGCTTTACATCTACATTCTCATCGTATAAACTTTCAAATAGATTAATTTTATATCCACTTTGCTCTAAATAATTTTTTACATAACTTATTATAGGGTTAACCGCCATTTTCAATAATTCGGTTACTCCAGTAATATCCATTATTTTTTCGAAATCACAACTAACAACAATATTTCCATTCTCTTCAAACTCACAAACGAGAGAATAAGTATTCCCATTAAATTCTTGGGTAATATAAACCGCAACCGATTTAGATTTGCCAATTTCTCGTTCAAGTTTAAATATTTTTGATTTGGGTAAATACGGGATTTTTCTACCATCTACCGCTAATCGATTCGCATAAAGTCTATATACATTTTCCTTACGTGATGCCGGATTGAATTTAATCAACGGATTTAATTCTGTCGCATGAATCAATTTAAAAATAACATCCAACGGAATTTTGATTTTATATAAAGGACGCATTGCTACTTTAATGTATTTAATCCCGCTATTTTTATATTTCACGCTTTTTGTAGGATTACTGAACTTATACACATCATAGAATAAATCCACGCTTTTAAATGTCTCCATAACAGCGGCAGATAATAACCTACTATTTCCTTCAATCAACGTTTCTCTCTGACTTTCCAATTCTTCTAATGAATTAATGTTGAATTTTCTAGATAAGACTGGATAATACAACTTTATTATATATGATTCATTAATATCTTTTTCTGATGATGCGCTGGTAATAACCTCTTGTGCGGTACATAGATAAATATTATTTCCCATTATTTGACCAGTATTCAATAATAGATTACTATTCAGGGTAGTAAGCGATTTTGTAGAAGCACGTTCAATAAACCGGTCATACTCGCTAATATTATACGGGTTGCTAACAAACGGATAGTCATTCGAACTAATAAAATACTTTTGCCCTAATACTTTCGCAAGCCAGAATTTTTTATCATTTATATCGAGCGCTAAAATATCATCGTAGCCATAATCATCAGGACCTTTATCCGATTCTGGAAGCGCAATAGTTATAGGTCGTCCATTTTCATCCCGTTTAATATTCAGTAAAAAACTATCTAGTGCTGCTTTTGTTAATTTATATTTTCCGTTTTGAGTAAGTGTTTGAAAAACATTTTCCGAATTTAATAATTCTTCTTTTAAACAAAATAAATATATTTCTTCTAATGAAATAGAATGACCAAATTCAATCGCGATTTTTTGTTTTATAGCACTGATAGTATCGTCATAATGTATTTGTTGTGTTGAAAATTTAACTCGAATGTTGTTAGCAGTATCGAGGATAGTTGCTAATTCATCGCGACTAAATACATCTCTAAATGCCTCATTGCTAGGATCTCTATCGAATAATTCTTGAGGATCGCCTGCTATATCCATATTCATTCCAAAAAATACATAAATAGTTCCAATAGTATCATCGTCTATTAAATGATTTACTTTATATATTGGTCCCATTGTAGCCATTTAATATATACTCTTACTATTATTTTATCTTGAAATTTCAGCGAATAATAAATATATTATTATGAAAAAATATATTTATTAGAAAGAAGAACGATAAATCTAATGTAATATGCTGTCATTTATAAAACATACTTGTATAATAAAGTCATTCGCGTATTACTTTCAATAATCCTATCCCGTAATCCTATGCCGTAATCCTATGCCGTAATCCTATGCCGTAATCCTATCCCCGGAAGCCCTTTTTAAACCCCTTGGGCACAATTTGTTGTTGACTTTTTGTTCCAGTGCGTCAGGGTTTTATTCTTTTTTTATGTCCAAACTCTTGCTGATTTTTTGCTATAGTATTTGTATCATCGTGCGAATATTTGTTATTGTGTGTGCTTTGAGCTTTGTTATCATCAATAAAATCTGCTAAACAAGCCTTACGAGAAAAGGTGCGGGGTTCTGACATGTATTATTAAATCAACCAAATGTTTATATTGTTTTATCTGATTTAATTATTATAATACGACTTATCTAAATACCAAAATTGTTCTCCATATATCGTCTAATAGGTGGTCCGCTTAATTTCTCTTTATATATTTTCCAATTATCTCTAAAAATTTTAGACTTTAAAAAAGTGCCAATGACCGCATCAAATCGGCTTTGTAATTCTGCCAAATCTTCTTTTGACGAATAATTTGACGATGTTTCAAGATAATACGCAACAGATGCTAACCTAGAAAAGATAATATTACTAATTTGATTTTCGACCATATAATCTCGTTTATATCGTTGATTATATCTGAATCCCATTAATTCCGCATAATAGTAATTCATATGTGGATATTTGATAAATATTTTAATATTGTCATCCAAAAAGTTTTTCATTAAATTCGTAAAAAAAGAAATCTCGTCGTTATGCGATTCGTCTTTATGATAATTGATTTGTAAATATATAGCATACGCGGTTATTAATACACTCACTGCCATCAATATTCTTAAATATATGACAAATTTATGATTTTTATGGATAGATGACTTCCAATATATATATGTTGAACCAATTGTAATAGCTACCAATATTAATGTTATAAATAAAGAGGTATAATCACCAATATTCATCTTCTTATAATATATACTTAAAATAATTTTACTAACATCTCTAATATCAAACAATGAGTATAACAAGACGAGTAATGAATGAAATAAACGAGCTGGTTCCCATAAATAAAAAAATAAATATTACTTTTGAAGAAACATGTATTACTATAATTATAAATAATAGAACAATTATATTATCACCAGCGTACCCCTTTAAATCCCCCGATGTATTTATAAATAATAATAAATATACGCGGTTTTTATATCCACCGACCAATCGCATTTTCAAGCATATGAGTGAATTAAATATCGGTTGTGTATGCTGCTCATCTATCATAACGAAATCTATAAATTGGGTTCCGACTAATACAATTCAGCATGTTCTAGACGAAGTTGTTCGAGTAAACAATATAAAAATGAAAGTGAAATATTCAATTGCTATTGAAGAAATATGTCTTCTTATTCAAAGAATAACAAGAAAATCTATTAACATTGATAGGGTGTTTTTAGAATTTTTATTCGATTTTTGATATAGCATAAAGCATAAACAAATCAAATCAAATCAAAAAATCAAATCAAATCAAAATCAGATTACATGTTGTAAAGCGGACTATCCGAAATAGTCATTCCACAATAATCTTCCGGTTGTTTTTTATAATCCACCGGTTTATATATTCCCGCCTTTTCTGCGTTTTCCAATAAAAATTTGAAATTCTGCCAGAATTCTTGTTTATGTCCTATGGTAGTTGTCATGATATGCGACAATTCGTGAATCGCAACAAATGTGAGCGTATTCAAATCTATTAATTGTGTTCCATTCTTTTTTTTATTTAAACAAAATGCGATTTTCTCGCCTTTATTTTCACTATACGCAGTAAGTTCGCTGGTAGGCAATGTCTCGCTAATCTTTTTGGGGTTAAATCCTTTCACTAATCGCTTAACTCGCTCATCATTCGGGTGTTTTTTATCCATATACTTTACCAACTCTTTACATTTCCCTGTAACTTCGGCTAATAAATCAGCAGCCTCTTGTTCCATTTCTCTCTCTCTTACACAATATTTGTTTCCATCGATTGTTGAAACAATACATTTTAAATTATAAACCCCCGATTCAGAATATACTTTTAAACAAACTAATAGTATAAATCCAATCATGACATAAAATAAAATATTTTCTTTCATTTTTTTCCTATATATTATTGACATTTTTTATTTATCAATAATATAATCAACCTATTAGTTAGTTATAGTTATATTTTTTATATTTTATATTTTTCTTAAGAACACAATTATAAAATAAATTATTGAGGACCAGCCCCAATCTCCAAAGGCACTCGAAGAAAGTCTGGAGAAATAGTGCTGGTATTCCAGGGTCCAACATAAAGCTGAGGATTAGGGGGTTCAGAACGAATTTGTAAATTGGCGTTTCTTAAAGTTTGTCCGATCGTGTCAATACCAATATGGTAACCAGCCTTCAATAAGTTAATATTGGCGAGCTCACCCTTTCCAGAGGGGTTAAGTTGCGCCCACTGGCTATTGTTGTCCTTAGGCAATAAATCTGCCGGGTTTTGGATATTTGGCTTGGAACATGATGTGGGAATTCCTTGAGTAGGTGTTCCCATACCACTGACGGAAGCGAAAACCTCATTTTGGCCTAAAGGTTCAGAAGGCTGAACCCCGGTATTTGGCTGCTTAGGTTGCCCCTTACTTTTGCCGTTTTTGTAAGCGGGATTTTGACCCTGGCTCATGTATTCTGACCCATAGCTGCCCTTGGAGGTCAAATATTTAGAGAATAAACTAACTCCATACGCGACTATTAAAAGAATGACGATAGTCCCAACACCATAATCTTTCCATAGCTTTTCAAGTGACGAGCTCATTATATAAAATTAATGATAAAATATTTTTTTGGATATATTTTAATTAAATGCTAATTATCCTTAATTACGTTAATTATTTTCAAGTTCTTCAGTTTCAGATTCAGCATCCGAATTAGAAATATTGTCTAAATCACTATCATCGCTATCACTTTCATCTAAATCATCCAACATATATGTTTTTTTAATATTTTTGGCTTCTAAAAAGGCGACAATAGCTTCTCTCTTTGCGCTTTTCGCTTTTTTTCTGGCTTCTTTATAAATTTCATAATATACTTGATTCGGTTTTTTCAATGTAATTGTTTCTAAACTATTCAAGTTTGTATTTATATCGAATTCGCATAATTCATTTAAATTATCCTGACTTAATTCCTCAATATTCAAATCGTCGATTGGAGGACTAGGACTAGGATTATTTGCGGAAACATCAATTATGAATGGTATGGTTGGTTTTTGTGTTTCTTCGTTTATGATAGAATCGCTTAGTTTCTCTAAAAGAGAGAGTGAAGACAAAGTATTCTCTAAAGTCTTGGTTGGTTCTTCTTCTAACATTGGTTCTTCTAACATTGGTTCTTCTAACATTTGTTCTTCTTGAATTTTCATAAAAACATTATTATCAATCGCCTGTATTTTGTTATTGTTTCCAGTTGTCTTAATTAAACAACTATCAAAAATAATATCAGTATTCAATACCATAAGTTGCTTAAGTTCCAATTCGATTTGAAAATTACGACTAGTAAATTTAATTCCTTGAACCTCCATAATTGAAATCACATTTGTTTCAACATTAACATCATCAATGGTAAGCGCAGTTTCATTTTCATTGTAAATTTTAATATGAGGATTATTGGTGCTATAATTCATTTTTACATTAACACGCATTAAGTAGAATTTACCAGATTTGTAAATACGCAAAGGAGATGTAAACGCGGATTCAATATCATTCATTTCTAATTTATTTTGAAACCATACATCGCTTTTATCATAAATTAATTTCTGACATTTTACTTCTAAATTTTCGATCCAATGAATAAACTCTTCATCGTTAATATTAAACATTAATTCGGTATACATTTTTTTTCCATTTTTAACAAATCCTTGTTTAGTTAAACATTTGGGAGCTTCGATATATAATGGCTTATTTTTTTGTAAGATTTTAGTAAAATACGCACCCCCTTGTATGGATGTAGGATGCGCTAAAGTTATATCTGAAAAATCGAATAGTTTATTAGGATAACATATATTTTCCATTATTATTTATTATATATAAAAATTAATATTTATTAACACGCACAAGTTGGAAAAAAACTAGTATAAATAGTTTGTATATAATGAAAGAATCGTTTGTTCAGCAATGTTTAGATATTTTAAAGAGAGATGATATAAAACATGAATTAAGACTATTATTTAGGCCAATTGTAGATTTGATTTTATATGAGATTAATCCGTATATTTATATAACTATTATTTTGGTTTTTTTAATATTTATAATGATTTTAGCAATATTGATATTATTAATTTTAGTTTTGCGTAATAAAAGTTTAATCTCAAAAATATTTTAATTATATTCTTTTTATATTATATAATATGGTCGCGAGAAGCAGAAGCATGAAGAGAAGCATGAAGAGAGGTATGAAGAGAAGTAGAGGTAGAAGCAGAGGAAGAATGGGTGGTCAAGGTTGGCCCCCCGCTACTGGTGGTAGAAGCAGAGGAAGAGGGAGAATGGGTGGTCTTAATCTACCACCCTACCCCTATCGTTCCGTTATGGGTGGTCGCAGTAGAGGAAGAGGTAGAATGGGTGGAATGGCAGAATCACCAGAAGCTGTGTTTAAACAGATGGGACAGCCTTTGATGAAACCAATGTTTGGAAACCCAAACCCACCTCCTCGTGGAGGTAGCCGAAGAAGTAGAAGGGGGGGGTGGTGGAATCCTACACCTCTATGAGGCGGTAGTAGAAGGGGTGGAATTTGGCCTCCTGTTCTTTAGATAATTGTTTAGCAATATGATATAAATTATATTTTTATATTATATAATGGCAACTCGCAAAAGAACTAGAACTAGAACTAGAAGTTTTAAGAAAAGTAGAAAACAACCAGTAAGAGGTAGAAGTAGAAGAGGTGGGAATTGGTTTAATCCTCCGATACCAGGAGGCAGTAGAAGGATGGCAGGAGCAAAGTCTATTTAGCAATTTTATTAGTTTTGCGTAATACAAAATATAAATAATCTAGTAATATTATTTTATTTATATTTTCTCATTCCAATATATAATGACGGGTAAAGCATCAATGAAGGGCGGTCGCCGAAGAAGCAGAAGCGCAAGTAGAAGTAGAAGCAGAAGCATGAAAAGAAGCAGAGGTAGAACTAGAAGTGCCAAAAGAAGTAGAGGAAGAGGTAGAACTAGAAGTAGAGGCATGAGAGGCGGCGGGGTTGCTACAAACGCAACTGCCCTCGCATTAACCACTGGCTCTACCTCCGGCACAGATTATGTCGGAAAATTAATGGGAAGTATGGATACCCAATGGAAAAATGTATTTGTAAATACACCTGGAAATGTGCCAAATGGAAATCTATATGAACTTATAAATGGCGACACAATTCCTACTATTCCTACAAGTATGACAGGAGGACAACGAGGGCAAAGACGTAGAAAAAATGTAACAAAACGCCCTCATCAACAAGATTGGTCTAGTTCATCTCCATTGAGCCATTTATCGTCGCCTTTACATCCTAATGTTACCGATAATCGTAAAATGAGAAAGGGTAAGAAGAAGGGAGGAAAATCTAATGGTGGTTTTTGGGGTCCATAAACCAATAAAAATTATCCCCGGATATTATAGAATGAGTTCTAATTTTGAATCACAAATACAATCATGGGTCGCGCTAGATAACCAATTGAAATTATTGAATGAAAAAACACATGAATTGAGAGAAAAAAGAAACGAGTTAAGTGAAAAAATAACTAGACATGCTCAGAACAATAATTTAACTGGTGCAACGATCCAAATAAGTGACGGCAAATTAAAATTCGCCAATACAAAAGTAGCAGCACCATTAACATTCAAGTATTTAGAAAAATCTTTAGGTGAAGTGATTAAAAATGAATCACAGGTCAAGCAAATAGTAGATTATTTAAAAAAAAATCGAGATACCAAAATCGTTCCTGAGATAAAGCGTGTTTCAAAAAATTAATTTATATATAAATAATGTATAAGTTAATTATGCCACATTTCAATCCTAATGAATTGTTATTTACTACAGGTGATAATAAAATTATGGGAGGAGGGTTTCAAATAAATTCGTCCATGTTAAGAGAAGGTATTTCTCCCATGTCAACTATAAATAGCAATAATAAAGTCGGTGGTAAGGTATCAGATATATTCCACAATTTAGCAGTTCCCTCTTTTTTATATATGAAACCGGACACTCGTGGTGGTAAATCGAAAGAAGAAAATGATAAAGATGAAATGTTAAGTGAAGATATTCACGAACATTTTTTAGAATTAATGAAAACACCCATTTCTAAAAAATCAAATAATGCGCACACGAGGAAAAAAACATCCGCTGGTAAAAAGCATACAAGGAAGAATCTATGATTTATACCATTTTTGAACCAGCAAAATACCACAACAATATAGAAAGAATACTTCCAACTAAAAATCCATTACCTGCTGCCTGTAGCGTCTTACCAAACAAATAATAAAAAATAAGAGGACCAATTAAATACGATAATAAAATGTAAAATCCCATAATGCCTAAAAACGTCGTCAATTTAGAGTTCATCGGTTATACAATAATCAATTATTATATTTTACTCCACGCGTTATAATTAAAAGGCGACACCAGAATTTCATCCAATTTAGTCTTCCAATATTCCACACGTTGTTCCATCGCAATATCTTTTTTAGTAATAGGGTAAGGACTATTTGTCTGCATCATCTCCTCTTCTTCTTGTGTCATTTTAGGTTTATATCCATAACAATTGACACCGAATTTGACTTTAGGATTGGCTATGTATCCCCCATTAATCCCTGGGCGCCCACAATCATGTTCATGTCCTTTAATATTTTGTAAATTATCAAAAGTAGCCTTTTGAGTTGGGTATAAAGCCATTTGCTTATCGGACCATCCATAATTACACCATTCGCCGCCCTTATTATATGTATCTTCGACCTCATCATATGTTGCTAAACGAGAACCATACGCAGCACATAGAGTTTTAGCATCTTCATATCCATAATAATTTCCAGGAATATTGAATACTTGAGTAGTATACTTTATTTCAGGAACTACCGACCCACCAGCAGCACCAGCAGCACCCGCAGCACCCGCGGCACCCGCAGCACCAGCAGCCTGTGTTTGGTCTACTTGTATACCAATGACTGGCTCTCCGCTAAATAGATTGGATAAAGACGCAGTAACATCAATTCCAAAAAAATACTGAAGCCCATTAAATAATATGAGCACAATTAGCATTCCAATAACTACTACAAAAATCATATTGGAACTAGAATTTGTATCAGAAACAGAATCGGAATTATTAATCGATGTCGAACTAGCCATTGTCGACGAATTTCCTAAAGATAAAAAGATAACTATATACACTACAAATACAAGAGCTAATATTATAAACACACTTGGATTCATTAAGAAACCATTAATATAATTATACATATTTTGACTATCTGTAGCCGTAGAACTTGGGGGCATAGTTGATGTATAAGTTTGTACTTCCATATATATTATTCAAGTGTTTTTTTTCTATAAAAAAAGCAATATGCGTTTGGACTGATTATTTTTTCGGGTAATATTTCTTTAACATGGGTGTCGTTAAATTCATACCATTTACCATTTGCGTTTTTAATATAAGCATAATAATGACCGCCGTAAACACCTCCATGATGATTACAAATTCCATATAAATCGTAAACATAACTATTCTTTTGATACCCCACAACATATTTGGATAAATTGAAATCATCTAATGGAAATGTTATCAAAATTTGATTCTTACGATTTTCGGAATTGAATCGTTTAATATCAATCACTAAAATATTCGGCAAACTCCAATAAGAAATTCGTTTTTGAATATTCTGTTTTTGTTTGGTCGCATCATTATACCACGCATTTTCTCCTTCTAATACCTCGCCTTCGACATATAAATCGAAACAATCTTCTAAACTGGGATTTTTATTATTAGCAGGAATAGGCAAATTTATCATAAAATAAGGTTCGGGGGAAGAACTTAATACCTCGTGCGTTTCTAAAGAGATGATTTGCGAAACGTGGATCCCGTAAAACATATTCCAAATTTCAGAGTATTCTTTTGAATACATTTGTTGAACCATTTTAAAACATTTGGCAGCCATTTCATCTGTTGAATTTTCAATATTGCCATCGATGCTCATATTAACTTCTCTCGATAAACTCGTATGAAAACAATCAATCATGAAAAGTAGAAACTCTGCGACATCATTTTGCGCATATCCTGTAAAAATATCAATTTGTTTAATATGAGCCAGTTTTTGGATAGTTTTTACAAACTTTCCTGGCGAAATAATACAATTTTCACTCCACATCATAGTGCGAAGATTGTCCCATTCTATTAATAGCGCACTTTCATTCCTATTCTTAAGTTTCTTTTTATAAGTTTGTGAATTTAAGAAATCATTTAATTCGTATGTATGAGATAATATTTGAACACACGAATTCATAAAACATGTGTTGCCTAAATTGGCCAGTCCTGTTAATCCTTTATTTTTATAAATTTCATATTTATCTATTGAATCTGTAATTTCTATTGTTGTCATTATTATTAATAATTAACATGTATTTAAACATATTTTTTATATAATATTATGCCCCGAAATCGAAATAGACAAAACAACCATGACCATAATAATAGTCAGGAGTTCAGTCAACGTGAATTGTTAAATTTATATTTGAATTTATATAATGACACATCTAGACAAATAGATTTGTTATACATATCTTTAGATGAAATTAGAAATATTATAAATAATATTAGCGGAGTGAATAGACCAGTAACTAGCCCTAGACACATACCTAGTTCTCAGCCTTTTTCTAATGACCAACCTAATCCTAGATCCAATCAACCTAGGTCCAATCAACCTAATCCTAGGTTTAATTCTAGAAGTAGCAGAACCAATCCGACTACACGTTATGACTACAATTATGTAATTTATCCTGAAAATGTTAGATGGATAAATAATGAAAGCAATCCTAGTTATAATAATAATTATTTAAACGATATTTTACAGCAATATTATAATAATGTTCCAGTAACACCATCTCAACATGTGTTAAATAGAGCAACTAGAACATATCGCTATTCGGAAATAACAAATCCTATAAATACTAATTGTCCGATTACTTTGGAAAGATTTGAAAGTAATAGCGATGTTACCATGTTATTGGGTTGTGGGCACGTATTTAATACATCTAGTATACATTCATGGTTTACAAGTAATGTTCGTTGTCCTGTTTGTAGATACGACATTCGAGATTATATTCCTACAACAACTTCTACAACAACTAATGAAGAGAGAAAAGAAGAAGAAAGACAAGAAGAAAGTAAACAAGAAGAAAGACAAGAAGAAAGTAAACAAGAAGAAAGACAAGAAGAAAGTAAACAAGAAGATGAAAGTAAACAAGAAGAAAGTAAACAAGAAGAAAGTAAACAAGAAGAGAGAAAAGAAGAAGAAGAAGAAGAAAACCTACCAAATAATATTGATACAAATAATCTAAATAATTTAATAAGTAGTTTATTTAATACACATAATGATAGCAGTATTGCTAGTGGTTTATTAGGATTGAATTCCATAGGAATAAATAATGGTCGTTTTATGTTCGACGCATCAAATGACGAAATCGTATTTGAAGGATTCATACCACCAAGACGCAGTTAAGAGAATAACAATAAATGTAAATAATATAAAGATGTGTTACTAGATAATATAATAGACAATTATGGATACATCTAGACACCGATTCCCATGGGCAATGAATGAAATTAATCGTCTGTATAATGAATATGAAATTAAGCAACTCACTATTAGTGAAATTGCTATGATTCATAAGAGAACAGAATTGGCTATTTTATATAAATTAGAAAAGGAAAAGATTATTGATACAAGAGATTGGAAAGGTTACGATAACAAGAATTATCTTAAAAAAAATCAGCATAATTGTGAGGAAGAAGAGGAAGAGGAATTAGACGATGATGAGGATGATGAAGAAGAAGAGGAAGAAGAATTAGACGATGATGAGGATGATGATGATGATGAAGATTACGTAGAGGAACCCAGTAGTGATGATGAGGAATTAGATAATAGAAATACATCAAGAATGACTACTTTTTTAGAACTAGTAAATTATATCAAGGAATATTTTCCATCGAATGTAAAAAAGTCTGACCATTTTACATCATCAGACGCATAATAATAATATAATATATCGGCACAATACATATCCCTATAACAATAAATTATTTTATTTCTTTCTTTGAACTAAAATACTTTGTCAACGGCTGATTCTTATCTTTCTGATTATTCGTTTCCCTCAAAAATTCGTCAAACAACAACGCTTTCACTTCTTTCGCTCTTAAATCATCTAATTTCTCTTCAAATTTCTCTGGACTCGTTTTTTCTTTCAAAGTTTCAATAGCTTGATGAAATCGTGTAATTTTCGATTGTTTCTTCTGCATTATCCATATTTTTTCAATAACTAATGCGAATACTTGTGCTACAGGTTTCATAATCTGATTCGTGATATAATGCGAATAATCGATTTTCAGTTTATTTTCTTTAATGTAAGTAGGTGTTTCAATCCGGTCGCCTTGTAACGCCTTTTTATTATTTGAATGGATAAACATATATGGAATTCTGTCTCCAGAACCCGGTTTATTACCAGGGTCACGAGCCGTTATTCTATCCGCTAATATTTTATGCGCCGGATTATTTTTATACCCTGAACGCAAAGATTTTGTAATAATCAATTTGTCAGCAGAACATTTCTCATCTACTATATCTTTCAAACAACTTTTCAAAAAGTCAACCGCTTTTTGAATATCTTGTTGCTTCATCAAAATGTCAATAATCCCGCCATAAATATCCTTCACTATCGGCGCATTATCTCTTCTTTTCAAAACAATTCCCATCTCTTTTCGTTTGCCCTTTTCCGCATCGTGTTCATAAAGCATACCAACATATCTTTTTTTAGATAGTAGGCAGAATGGCATAAATGTTTTCTCATATTCTAAGTCGTGTGGCGCTTTCAAGAAACTAGACGCCAAATGCCCTGCCTCTTGTGCCAATTCAATCGTGATTTCTAATGCTTCTTTTCCTTTGATTTTATTTCCATCAATAGTGTGTAGATTAAATGTAAAGAATACACTATCCGTGTCACCATATATGTATTCAGCTTTTGTCAACACCGGTCCATGACTACTCGTATTACATATTTTATTTCCATATGTTTCTTCAATTACTCGTTTGGCATAAGTCAGCAACAGACGTCCAGTAGCAGTAGTAGCAGACGCTACATCCTTCTCATAAAAGGTGCTTGTTTTCGCACCACACTGACCATATAACGAGTTCGCAGTCAATTTATACGCCAATTGTCTTTTATCCAATACATTTTTCATAAAATCATCTGTTTCCAATGGAATCAATTTTCGTGTTGTTTTACGAGCCTTTAAAAGCTCTTCCAAAATAGAAGGCATAATAGCCCTACTACCCTCTGGGAATTGAACAAAACGACATATTTTATGTCCAGTTTTGACCTTGATAAATGAAATCGCACTGGGTGTTTTCTTGACATCTTTATACATATCAAATTTAACATCCACATATTCATAACCAGGCAGATTATCATAAATAAACAAACCTGAATCATTCATATCACCGGTTTCACTCCCTTCAATCAATTGTCCGTTTAAATCGTATTCTTTAGTCCACACCTTACTATCATGTGATAAATTCTCGCTAATCATCGACGACGGATACAACGACGCATAATCCACACAAGCAACCGGATTATCCAAATATAAGTCGCATTTGGGGTCTAAAACAATCGCGCCCTCAAATTTCTCGCCGCTTTCCAACTTTTCAATGACAGGCATTAATGTTCGTTTTTCACGACACTTTTTGGCTACATAACTGGTAAGTTTAATTCCTTGACCTCGCAAAACCAAGAAACTAATGGGAACACTACATAATTTTGCCATCTCGCTGAATCCAGTTAGAATATCCACTTTATTCATCAAATAATGGACCAAGTTACAATCCTGAATACAATATTTCGCAATGACAGCACGATCCTCTGCGGAACCATTCGTCATTCTAAAGATATCTTTTGGAGTGACATCGTCCTTGGCCAAACACCATCTTACTTTTTTACTCATATCCGGTGTCAAATTTCCATTGACTACGAACGACCCTGCTGATTTATCTACTGCTAATACTACAAATTTGTCGCCGTTGCTATAATAATTAATAGAATGTCCTATTTCTTCAATGTGGATATAACTTCCAGGTAATAACCCGGTTAAATTGGAACTTTGAACTACGCTTTTTTCTTGCTTTTGTTCTTGCTTTTGTTCTTGATCTATATGCTCTATTTTTTTAATATAATCGCCGATAAAATGACCAGCAACTGAATCCAATTTATAAGATACCAAATTCTCTTCTTTTCTGAAGAAATTGAATAAATCGATTTGAATACGCCCAGGCATTTTAATATATTTCAAATCATGCTGACCACTCGCCACTTTAGTAGTGCTTTCTTCAATATTATATTTGTTACTGGCTGAATCATAATTGCCACAAATTTCTTCTTTATTTTTTCCCAACTTTAAGAATTCGACTACACATCCTGTTTCTTCTGCACGACGAAACATGAATTGGTAATCAAAACCAAATATATTATAACCAATAATAATATCTGGGTTTTCTTTCAATATCAAATCTTTCCAAGCCAATAATAATGCTCGTTCAGTATCGTGCGTTTCAATAACAGAATTTTCAACGGAAACATTAGCACAACTATTCAATACGTGACAATGATTTAAATAAGGTTCGGCTTGTCCTGATAATAAGAATGTAGAACCAATAAATGTAACCTTATCTCCTTCTAATTTTGGAAAATGAGCGCCGAGAGAATAAGTTAATTCCGTTAATTTCGCTTCTCTATCGAATTTCGCATCACACAAAATATCCAAAATAGTAGCATCTTTTGCGATATTTTTTTTGGCTTGATGATTAGCTTGTTTATATTTATAAGAATAGAATGCTACCCCCTCACCATCATCATCACCCTCACCACCGCCCTCACCACCACCACCACCATAACCATAACCACCATCAACACCATCAGCACCCTCACCAAGTTCCATAGCCATATTCTCAAACATGCTTTCAATAGACATTTGATTGCTTAATTCATTATTTTGTTTATAATCGCGAACCTTTGTTAAAAGCCACTTTTCAATCAATTGCTCAATTTCTTCTTTGTTTTTCCGTTGTTTTGGATATACTAAATCGATTTTATCAACCGCATCACCAGGTAAAGCATAATTAAACGCAGTTAATAGCATCCGCCTGAGTAACGCAGGATATTTATCTACAATTATTTCAGACGCCGACTCAATATATTCTACCATATCAATCGCTAATTTCTTGTAAGATTTAATTGGAATTGGGAAATCGCCGTGACTGCTACTCGCCTCAATATCAAAACTACATATTTTATAAGGCACACGAGTCTCTTTTTCGTTCAAAGGAATGATATATTTATTCGAAACAATAAATTCATGTTTACATGTCGTTTTTTTATCGGCACCTGAAACAACTATTGTTTTTTTAATTGGAAGCGCAATCCATCCAGAAGGACTAATATCTTTGATATGAAAGAATCGCAAAAGTGGTGGAATGTTCGCCTCGTATAATTTTGTAGCAGTGCCTTTCCACTCTAGACCATCAGATAACAGCTTGCGTTCTCTTTCATTATTATCATACCATAAATTTTTAACCTTGTTATAAACTTGAATATTATTGAATGTGATTAATACGAATTTATGCTCTTTACTGCCGTCAAACCCATATAGCTTTTTTCTTTTAATAATTTTACATTCGCCGATATTGTTTGCGTAATAATTTCCTACTCGTTTTTTTATGTAATCGATAAATTGGGTTTTGGTATGAATAGTCCAATCGTCGTCCACTTTAACATAAAAGAAGGGTTTGAAATCTTCTACCATGATAGAACATTGTTCACCCTTGTCATTTAGTCCGAACATTTGAATTATAAAATGTGTTCCTTTATTTCCTCCTCCACCACCACCACCACCACCACCACCACCTCCTCCTTCTCTATCTTCATCACTACCGCTACTATTATCGAGCGTATTTTTTTTATTATAAATGTTAAAATCGGTTAATCTGAAAACGTGTTCCATCTTTTTGTTTATAATTAAATATAGTATTTCGATATATTTAATTCAATTTTATTTTAGATATTTTATTCTTCTTCCGTTAGAGGCGATAATGAATAATCTATTGCGTTATCTGTATAAGATAATGCCGAATCTGTTAGAGGTGATACCTCATCTTTGAAATTAAGTTCTATTTCAGGAGGTATATCATTCGGTAATTTACTTTCAAATCCTTTTAATCCATCTAATTCAAATAATTCTGGTCTTTTTTTTCTTAAATTTTCAATATCTTCTTTAATACCGCGAGCAATTCGTCTATGTCTCTTACTCTTTCTCCTCTTGCTCTTTCGTCTATGCTTCTTGCTCTTTTTACTATGCCTAATGCTATGCCTAGAAGCCATTTTCTTGCGTCTACGACTACCGCCTACGTGTCGTGTTACTCCTACGTGCGATTTTATCCATTTAATAAAAGCATCCTTTGTTCTCTCTCCATCATACTCCTCAATAATAATTTTGGAACCTTTTTTATAAATGTAACGCATCGTAGGATACCCCTTAGGAGAACCTCCATAATTTTTTAGTTCAGGTAATAAATCACTATTTATTCTGGCTACTACTAAATTGTCGTTATCAGGAAATTCTTTTTCTAACATATCCCATTCAGGTTTTGTCATGTTACAAGGCGGACATCCAGTTAAATAAATTAATAAAAAAACATGACTACCACTATCTATATCTTCATTTAATAATTTAACTTTTTGTTTAGATGATCCTAACTCATCATCAATAATAACAAATTTCATTGATTGTCTTATAATAAATACAGAAAATAAATCATAGTTTTAGCATTTCATAAAAAACATTAGCATCAAATTTTATCACAATCTAATATATATGTCATTAAGAAACGCAATTCCAGTATTAATAGTAGTCGCATTTTTATCTGGACTCTATTTTTGTATAAAATACAACTCACCTAAATCATTAGAAGGATTAACAAATATGGACCAACCAAGATGTCCAAATATACTAGTACAAAAAGGGCTAAAATACTATCTCTACAATTCTAAAGTCGCAAAGGTTCCAGGAGTTAATCCTATCGAATTCGCAAATTTAGAAGAATATGTCGAATTCATTGATTGGCAACGCAGTCAAGGAATTAGATGTCCTGTCTTATATCTTCAGCATACTTATGACGCACAAGGAGAATCAGTATATAAAGTGAGACCAGGTGTTACTGAATTACAAGGCGGACTTCCACCCAATGTGTCAGTAGAACAAGCGGTTCAAGCTACTCTTTCACAAGCAAACCCGACGCTGAATCAATTACCTCCTCCATCTCCCGAGTCGCCCAACCCAACATTATTAGTCGACGCAACACAAAACGATATGCCATACAATACTAATTCGGTTCCAGCTTATGACGCGTCGTCTTATTATGTAGGCACAACGACGCCATTAGATCAAATGAATGAAGCGCAAGAAAATCTATTATATAGTCCCGATCCAATGTCCGATAATTGGGGCGGGGCTAATTATACCGACGCACTAGTCAAATCCGGTTATTACGCAGGAAATGAAGTGTCATTATATATTCCATAAAACATAAAGTCATAAAACATAAAGTCATAAAACATAAAAATGCAAATAATTATACTACCCCATCAATAAATTTCATCGTGCTATTGAGCGCCACTTTTGCGCTTTGTAAAGTATTTAAACTATTAATAGCAGCAATATTAGTAGCCGCACTATCAGAACTAGTATCTAAATTCAACACTGCTTGAAGCATAAGTAAATTGATATAATCATCCATATTAATAATAACATTTTCATAATCGGTTCTATATTTAGTTATTAAAAGCACATCTTGCATCTTAATCACTTGAGCTTTAATAGCAGCGGCATAAGCGTTTGCTGTTCCTGCCTGTCCATTAGTTACACCTGTGGTAAGTGCACTGGTATCCGCAGGCATAGTTAAACCTTCAACCATATTTCTATGTATTTTCAACGATTTTGCTGCTAAATATATAATGAATCCTAAAACGACTACTATACCAACAATTTTAAGCCATTCGTCATTCATTTTATATATTATACACGTAAAAATAATATATCAAATACAACCAACTCATCATTTTTATCATTTCAAAAATTTAATAATATTTTCGACCACATTTTTACCTATTTTACGAGTCTGATTTTTCGAATTGACATAACTAATGTCTTTCAAACACGAGTCGTTCTCTTTAAGTTGTATAATTAAATTTGGCAATGTTTTGAATTTAGCCAATATGGCTTGTGCGGAAACAGAACTAATTCCTGGAATTTGAGACAAAAGAATCTCACCTATATTATCAGGTGTAATATTCTCCTTCTTTACTTTTTTTACCACACTATTATAATCGTCCTGCTTGTCAGACTCCTGCTGTTGTTCAACAATTACTTTTTCGTTGGACTGAGCATCAGCTGTAACCGATGGTAATGGTGGTGGTAGCACCATTGTGTTCGAATAATACGCCTTCTTATTTTCAGAATCTCCCTTTTTGATTTTATAAGCCATATTACAAATGACTGACGCAGTCTCATCAATAGAAAAACTTCGCAAAACAGAGAATCCCTTGTAATAATTGAGAGAAAACATGGCCGAATAAAGTGTAGTATTATCCATCCGGTTTTTAAACATATTAGAACGATTCATATCTCCTTCGATCAAATAAATAACATTATGATTATGATGATTTATTCCATTCAGACGATAGGATTGCTCATCATATCTGCCGTCCTTAATACTCGCCGCCAAATCTCTCAAACTTTTTCTCTCTATAATCACATGTTCACTCAATCCACTTGCGTCGGTAATAATAACATCACCAAGAGGCAGCGATTCTACTTTTAATGTAATTCCACTATAAGTTAAACTATTATTTAAAATATTGGAACATAAAGTAATCAATTCATGCTCTCGTGAATCGACTTTTATAATCATGTATTATATAGATATTAGAGTAGTCATTAAATACTTTTTTTAATATATTATTATACTCGTCTTCTTCTACTAATTTGTCTACTCTTTTTATGCCTTTTATGACTACTCTTTTTACTCTTTTTACTCTTTTTGCCGCTTGTATTACGTGTTCTTCTTCGTCCACCTTTTTTACTTGTTACTCTTACATATGGGCTAAATGCTGATGTGCCATTTTTAACATTTGTCATTATTCTTTCTCTAGCTGCAGCATTCGTCGTTTCTATCTGTCTTTGTTTCTCTGTTTCTTTCTGCCGCATAGCATTTAATTTTTGTTCGAGTGTCCATCTATCCTCTACCATTTATATAATATATTCAAACAATATATATTATATAAATCATTATTATATCTATAACAATTATTTATCCCAACATACCAGAGTGGGTCACAGAGTATCCATTTCGTCTTTGTTGAACAGGGTGTCTGGTGGTATTAGCAAGAGAGAATGCTAAAGTGGGTTGTCTTTGGGGCGCACGCCAAAACACTTGATAACCCATATTGCCCACAGGCCATCCAACACTTCCACCGAAAATACCCGCCTTCTTATTTCCACCCACAGACCCACCACTTTGACCAGTTCGACTTGCTATAAGATCTGCTCGCGCAGTTAACGCATTACTTCCAGACATGAGTGCCATTTTATATATACTTACAATATTATTTTTTATTTAACCGGTCTAAAAACAAAAACAAAAACAAAAGAAAACAAAAAGAAAACAAAAGAAAACAAAAAGAAAACAACAAATAATATAATAAACAAATATAAAAACAACTCTTCTAAATATAGTAACCAATGGATAATATGGATAACAAAATATTTCACGACGAGGATATTATTAAAAGCGAGGATGGCTTAATATTTAATCCATTCAATCCTTTAAATGTAGAGATTACATTGAGCGATGTTCAATCTATTCTTACTAAATATGGTGTTCCGGGTATAGTTAATAATCTGGAATTATATAAGCGCGCATTTGTTCATCGGTCTTACACTAAGCGACCACATATTGAAAACGCCAGTCAGAACATTACTATTGCCGAACAACCGCCCGATTGCCTCCCATTAAAAACAAAATCCAATGAGCGATTAGAATTTCTAGGTGACGGATTATTAGAATTAGTGACTAAATATTATTTGTATCGTAGGTTTCCTAAAGAGAATGAAGGGTTCATGACAGAGAAAAAAATCGCCATAGTAAAGAATGAAGCGATTGGTAAAATTGCGCACGAGATGCGGTTGTATAAATGGTTGGTCCTATCTAAACATGCTGAGGAAAAGAAAATTCGCACCAATTTAAAAAAGCTGGGTTGTTTATTCGAATCATTTCTAGGCGCTCTTTTCCTAGATTTCAATAAAATCCAGGTGAAAGATGAAGAAGGCTGGTTTACGAATATTTTTGTAACAGGACCTGGGTTTCAAATGGTTCAGAAATTCATTGAAAATATTTTCGAAAAACATATTGACTGGATTGCTCTTATTCAGAATGATGACAATTATAAAAATATTCTACAAGTGAAAATTCAGAAGGAATTCAAAATTACACCGAATTATTTAGAAATGGATCACGACCCAGATTTAGGTTATAAAATGGGTGTATATTTGTGTATTGGACAACCCATTCATAATATGAAAATTAATGATGCGATTCATATATCGCAAATTAAAACATTTCAAGCAGTTCATGAGCATCTAGCAGTTCATAATAAAATATTTTTATTTTTGGGAGAAGGACAGCATAAGATTAAAAGAAAGGCGGAACAAATTGCTTGCGAAGAAGCATTACAAAGAATAATTAGTAATTCTACATAATGGATAAAGGATAAAGGATAAAAAGATAACAGATAAAAAGATAACAGATAAAAAGATAACAGATAAAAAGATAACAGATAAAAAGATATAAGATTATTATATTCAAAAGTATATATAGATAAAATGGATGCTTTGAGAGAGAAAATGAGAATTAAACAAGATGTAGGAAATCCTCAAAAAACGCATCAAGTTATTATTCCAACACCTTCTAAACCAGAAGTTATTAATTTAAATAGGATGACTATTATTGATGATCAGGGACATTTTGATATTGCGGATTTGAATAAAAAATTGGAAGAAGGTAATTTAAAAAAGGTTACATTAAAAAATCAACTTCCTAAAAGAGATGACGCAGAGGCTATTTCGGAAATTCAAGCTCCTCCTAAGAAAAAGGCTAAAAAAATTACAAATAAAACCCTTTTAATGTTAGAAGAAGAAGGAGTTGATATATTTCCACCAGGACAACAACCAGGACTAGAAGAACAGCCAAAACAACAAGAAGAACCTGCTCCTAAGCCTAAAGCGAAAAGAGGAAGAAAGACGAAAGCACCAGAAAAAGGAGTCTCAGTATTAAGCCCTGAAGAATGGGTTGAAATTGGCAATGTATCTACTAGAGAACGATTACCCGAAAAACTTCCAAAAGTAAATTACAAGGTTAGCAGCTATTTTATGAATAACAGGGAAATCTTTATCAATTCGGTCAATTCTTTATTTGAACCCTATAGAGACCAAATATTAGACGACACATCACAAATTACATGTGAAAATATAGGCAACGATTCTAAAAAGTTCTCTCTCTTAATCCATCAAATGGTTGTTCGAGATTATATGAATTTATACACGCCGTATAGAGGTCTCCTTTTATACCATTCATTAGGTTCTGGAAAAACATGTAGTTCCATCGCACTAGCTGAAGGTATGAAAAACAATAAAAAAATTATTGTCATGACACCGGCATCTTTAAGACCCAATTATATTGCCGAATTGAAAAAATGCGGCGACGCGCTTTATAAAACTAACCAGTATTGGGAATGGGTCGACACACAAAAACATCCCGAAGCCATAGATACCTTATCTAGCATGTTAAACTTATCCGTTTCTTATATAACCAGACAAGGCGGCGCATGGCTAGTTAATGTGAGTAAATCAGAGCCGTATCCTGTTCTATCCCCTGCTGACAAAACCAAGTTAGACGATCAGATAAACGAAATGATAGAAACCAAATATAGATTTATTAATTATAATGGATTACGTAGGTCCAAATGGAAGGAAATGACAGATGATTATAAACTAAATGTTTTCGACGACGCAGTCATAATTATCGACGAAGCGCACAATTTAATTAGTAGAATAGTCAATAAGATCGCGAAAGAAAAAGAACTTCCGGTAGACAAACGAACCGGAAATATTGAACGCAGACCCTATTCTCTAGCTCTAAATTTATATCAAGATTTAATGAGCGCCAAAAACGCACGTGTTATTCTTATTACCGGCACACCTATTATTAATTATCCTAATGAAGTTGGAATACTTTTCAATATTTTAAGAGGTTATATCAAAACCTGGAATTTTTCATTAGAAATTAAGACAAGTAAACCGGTGAATAAAGAAACACTTCATCAAATGTTTATTAGAGAGAAACTAGTAGATTTTCTAGATTATACCGATAAGCCGTCGCCCCGATTAACGATTACCCGCAATCCATTTGGATTTGAAAATAAAGAAAAGGCTGACGGATATCATGGTGTGACAAACGAGGGTAAGAAGAGAGATGAACCGGGTAGCACCTATATATTAGAACATGGATTAATAAGCGACGAGGATTTTCAGCGAGAGATTACTCGTATTCTAAAAAACAACGAAATAGATGTTCTAGGTAGTCCAACTATCGACAACTTCAAAGCATTGCCGGATAAATTCGACGACTTTGTCAATCAATTTATGGATTCAAGCACAGGAACACTTATAAATGTGGATATGTTGAAAAGACGTATCATGGGATTAACCTCTTATTTTAGAAGCGCACAAGAAAAATTGTTACCTAGATTCGATAAATTGACCGATTTCAAAGTTATCAGAATACCAATGAGCGATTATCAATTCACTATTTACGAAGAAGCACGAGCAGAAGAACGTAAAGTAGAAAAAAATTCCAAAACAAAAAAGGGAAAAATAGATGAAAATGGGATTTATAAAGATCCCACATCTACATATCGTATTTTTTCTCGTTTGTTTTGTAATTTTGTTATGCCTAAACCGCCAGGTCGTCCGCTCCCTATTGAAAATAGGGAAGTTGCAGCCGCAGCAGCAACCGAAGCAGCAACTGATGGATTAGAAAAACTTGGACCTAGCAAACAAGATGTTCTAGAACAAGTTTATGAAAGGGCGCAGAAAAGATTAGTAGAAGAAGGGAAAAACGGGGACGAAGATGATGAGGAAAAAAATGGTAACGTCGGCGAATTAGAAGGCGACCAAGTTTTAGATACTATAGGGGACGCTTCTTACGAAAAGCGAATGAAAACCGCGATTGATTACGTGAAAGAGCACTCAGCGGAATATTTAAGTCCAGAAGGATTGGAAACATATAGTCCTAAATATCTACATATACTCGAAAATATTCAAGATCCTAAACATATAGGTCTTCATTTAATTTATAGTCAATTTAGAACATTGGAAGGGATTGGTATGTTTACTTTTGTTCTAGAACAAAACGGATTTACACAATTTAAAATCAAAAAGGATGCTAGTGGCGAATGGGAAATGGATATTAGCGAAGAAAATCGTGGTAAACCGACTTACGCGTTATATACCGGCACAGAATCCAAAGAAGAAAAAGAAACGATTCGAAATATTTATAACGGGGATTGGTCCAGTCTTACACCGGCTTTAAATGCGGAATTAAATAGTATCGCTCATAATAATAATGTGGGCGAGATTATTAAAGTATTTATGATTACGGCTGCTGGGTCAGAAGGTATCAATCTTCGAAATACAAGATACGTTCATATTATGGAGCCATACTGGCATCCCGCAAGAATAGAACAAGTTATTGGGCGCGCTAGAAGAATCTGTAGTCACAAAAATTTACCAGATGAATTACAATCCGTTGAAGCATTTGTTTATTTAATGACATTTTCGAAAGAACAGATTAAAAGCGACGCATCCATTGAATTAAAAAAAAGAGATTTAAGTAAACGCAAATATAGGGTGAGTCCTGATAAAGAAACTATGGAATATGTTCCTATGACGAGTGACCAAGCATTATTCGAAATATCTACTATTAAAGAGGAAGTCAGCACAACTATGACAACCGCAATTAAAGAATCGTCTATAGATTGCTCGCTCTATTCTAGGGCAGGAGCTAAAGAGCAACTTCATTGTTTGTCGTTTGGCAACCCGTCGCCGGATAAATTTTCGTATGAACCGGATTATAAGAAGGATAAACCGGATTCAAGCGCAGCTATTAATAAAGAAAAAATAAAATGGGAGGGAGATGAAATAACGATACGTGGTAAAAAATATATTTCGAGGGCGATGCCTGAAAAAGGGGTGGGGGTTAAATATATATACGATTTAGATAGTTTCAAACGAGCACAAGAAAATCCTGGTGTTGAACCAGTATTACTTAAGATATTATCGAAGAATGAAAAGGGTGAAAATGTGCTTAAGAATGTGTAATACGCAGTAATAATTGTTCTATTCTCTCCATTTTTTCGGTCAAATTATCAATTTTTGTGTTCAACGAAGATAAGGATAAGGAATCATTCTCAGGAGGGGCTTTTCGGATTGACTTTAATTTTGAAAATATATTGTTGTCTAAATTGTCTACATTGTCCACATTATTATCTTCTGCTATCCTTAATTGAATATTATCAGGTTCTATCTCTGTAGTTATTTCAGTAGCCCATGAAATATTTTTTTTGGGAGAGCTGAGTGTAAAATCCCCCGATTCTATTTTATCACCGATTTTATATTTAAGATTCTCCTCTGTTTCTACATTTATAATATTAGATTTTTGTTGTGCCGTTTCTGCTTTAATAGATGTGATTTCTCCTTTTAACCATTTGGTTGCTTCGGATGATACCGATGTTTGTGAATGAATTTGCTGTATTTCAAAATTCCTTTGAGCTAATGTTTCTGCTACTAATTTTTCCATTTCACTAATAGGTTCGTCCCTTTTATCAGAAAATTTGGGCGCTTCAGGAACTCGCAAAGTCATCGCACTATTAAATTCATTTCTTTTAGCTGCTAATTCGTTATCAAACGCGCTTTGTCTATCCGCATGTAATTCTTCAGCAGTAATTAGTTCGGTTGATGGCATATTCGACAAATTTATTTTTTTAAGTGGCTGCTGTTGTTGTTGCTGTTGCTGTTGTTGTTGCTGTTGTTGCTGTTGTTGTTGTTGCTGTTGTACATTCATTATAAAATTGGAAATAAATATTTGGTTTAATTGTAATAAATCATGAGGGTTTGGATTTGTTTTCTCTCTTTCATAAAAATTCCTAAGTTGATTATTAAAATAATTTTTCATTTGTTCTGGATTAATAGAACTAATGAGATCATCATCTTGAATAACCTCCCATAATATTTCTGTGTTATCATTTGAAATAAAATTGGCTGTTGAACTATTCATATAAGTAATTAACTAATAATTATTTATATACTATTTTTGGTAATATTACAACTCATCATTAAAATAGATTTTACGAAATTTCTCCATATACTTATCATAAAGAATATGCTTTTTAAAATATTCGCCAGTATGTCTATCTTCTAACATGTGCGCAATAAAATATAAACTATAAATACCGCATTCTGTATCTCCATATTGATGTTCTACAGGATAATTCTGGTCAAGTTTAAAAATAATTTTTGGATTTAATTGTTGTCCTTGTTTTATTACTCTTTCCGCAAAAACTTCCATTTGTTTAGGTATTTTATCACCCGCACTATCGAAATAATATATTATTCCCTTCTTAATATTGATAAACATAGAGACCCAATGACTGCCTCCTAAATTATGCGGATCTAAATTAAATATGATTCCAATTTTAAATTTCTTATTTTTAATTTCATTTTCTAAGCTGAAATGACACAATTCTTCCCAAACACATTCGCCATACATTTTATGTGTGTCAAAGTCGATAGGCGATGGTCCAATAAAATCAAAACATTTGTAGGCATTCTCATATTGTTTCATTACATCCAATATATCTAAACTAGAAAGCCACTCATTAGGTTTTTTCTTCCAACTTTTAGGCGCTACTGGAGCAAAAGAAGTTTCTAATTCTTTATCTAATTTTCCATTTACAAATTTCTGTTTTAACCAGCACGACTCTTTATTACATACTCCACTCATATTTTTTTTTAATGTTTCCCATATTTCATGGGGATCGTTAGACGTTATCTTAGAATCAGGATGTCGTGCATTCCACAATTCTTTTAATTTATATAATGTATCATCTTCTAAACAACTGAACCCATTTTTATGTTCTTTTGGACTACATCTTAATTGAACCAATTTTGAATATTTGTTTATTTTATCCTTGAATGTGAGCACTTTGGGTTTACCATGACGTTTAGTTTTACTTTTATCTCTTCCCTTTCCCCCCTTATCTCTCCCCTTTCCCCCCTTTTTTTTCCTTGTTATTTTTCTCATTCTCCTCATTCTCCTCCTCGTCATATTTATTAGTGATATTTTTCTTTTTACGAATACCTTTATTTTTCAAAATAGGGTCTTTTAAATTAATATCTTTTTGTTGTGGTATAATGGGTTCGACTTCCTTTTTTGTTATAGTTCTTTTCACTAATTTTTCAAGAGCATTAGGTTCTGTTATTTTAATAGAACGCATCATTAATTTATCATGACTATTGTCTTGAACATTCTCTATAATCTTATTTACATCATCATCTTGCTCCTCATCCTGCTCCTCGTCCATACCAATATAATCTTCTTGAATGATGTCGGATGTGTCTAAAACTTTAAAATATTTTATACACGTTTTAACATAATTATCAAAAGCACATAATACTTCTGGAAATATAACAGGCGGTAATTCATTATTTAATAATGATTTTGTTAAATCATATATGCGCTTCTTATAAAATTTTTTATCTTTTTTACTATACATTTTAGGGGCTGTCTCTGTTTTTGGATGTTGTCTTTTATTGAATAACATTTCGAGATTTATATCGGAAATAGAAGATGTAGGTTCTTTTGTTTCGTCAGTATTAGCCATAATATTATTATGTATGATAATTTATTAGCAAAACAAACAATATAGTCAAAACAAACAATATAACCAAAACAAACAATATAGCCAAAACAAACAATATAGCCAAAAATGGTATTTTATATGTAAAAATGTGTAAAATACGAATTAATAAGACCTTCTTGCGTTTAAAATATTTTATATTATTATTTCATATATAATAATAATATATGAATAAAACAATTATTCAAATTGGTTCTCATATAGGAAATACAAGTAATGACCCTATATTTAATACTATTGATAATGATACTACATTAATATTAGTTGAACCAGTGCCCTTTTTGTTTGAACAATTAAAAAATAACTACAAAGAAAAATTAATAAACAACCAAAATATATTTTTTATAAATAAGGCAGTTAGTAATTTTATCGGAGAAATAGAAATGACAATTCCTTCAGAAAAAAATGATTTTTCTAAATTACCCGTTTGGGCGTCACAACTTGGATCTGTCAACCCTACCCACGCTTTAGGACATCTTCATCATTTATTAGTTGACAAAATAATTGTTAAAACTACTACAATTAATGAAATAGTAAAAGATTATAACATAAGACAAATCGATTTATTACATACAGATACAGAAGGTCACGATTTTATAATTTTAATGAATTACAATTTTGAAATTAAACCTAACAAAATTATGTTTGAACACGCACATATGGATGGGTTATTAAAAGTAGGTGATAAATATACAGAACTATCAAATAAACTATTGTCATTGGGATATAAAAAAATACATCAAGATAGTGAGGATACAACTTTTCAATTAGAAACATTTATTTCGTACTAGATCAGTTTTTACAAAAACACACCAATAAATTAATATTTACAAGCATTTTCGGGCTTATCTGTTAAATCCTTAATCTGTTGTCTCGTACAATTATTAAATAATCCTTCGCCAATATTTTCAGGATTCGGATTAAACGGGGCAAAATGTTCTTTCGCAAATAATTCTGGAAAAGGTTGATTTTTTTGTACATCTTGTTTATTCGCTTTAAATCCGAATTTGTATAAATCACTATTGCTATTTGGAACATAAACTGCTTGACTACATTTTTGAAGAGCATATATTTGATTTCTCAATTCAGATTCCACATTGACATTTGCGGCAAATCCAGACCAAGGCGCTTGTGCGTTCCCAGGATTAAATACTTTATGGATGTTATAAACAGGCAATTGTTCTAAAGGAACGTTTATTTTCGCTCTGGGGTCAACTATTGGCATGATTGAATATTTTGTCATGACTGGTCTAACGTCTAAATAGGGTTGTAGAATTTGCGATGGAACATTGCGATCATACATTCGTCTATTAATTGAATCGGATATTTGAGAAGTACATTCATGTTTACCAAAAGAATATGTTGTCATTATATTTAAGTAATATAATATTATTTTATGTAATTATAATATATTACAATATGTTCAAAGACATTCACGATTTTCAGTATAAAATGTTTAATCTATTTATTATCATAACATGGATTACATATGGATGTATATTGGTAGGCATATACACTGGTGCACCAAGTTATCTAAACACTTTGGATTATTACGTTAAAATTTATATTAGCTTATTTTTATTATGGCGGTTCAATATGTTTAGAACTATCAAATTTACTGAACTGGATAGAAAAATCGCATTTAGTGCTGGGTTATTTTTATTAACTACGACCGCTATAAATCAATATCTCACTTCCTATTTGACCACTATACAAGCATCTATCAAACAAAAATTAGGATTGTCTTAATGCTTTCTTATTGTTTTCTTATTGTTTTCTTATGTTTGCTCGGTTTATTTGCGTGCTTTTTACTTTTATGCGTATTTTTAAATTTACTTTGTCTTCGTCTAACAAACAATGAACTAATAGAAGGAATGTTAGGATAAGAAGGAATGATCGGGTCTTTGCTAAAAAATTGCTGTAAATGAATCATTGTTTTTTTTGTCACTATCTTATCAATCTCCAACTCTTCAGGACTTTTCTCCTCGTAAATATATTTATATTGTTGAATAAAATGCTTCATAAATGCGGCAAAATGAGTATCACCATCCATAATCTTTTTCCCAATATTACTTGAAATAAATCGTTCAATTAATAAATCAAACGATAAATCATATGTATATGGTTTTACTTTTATATAATAAACATTGTCATGCTTCATATCTGGGTAATAAGTGTCGTCCATAAAACAAATTTGCGTATCGACTGGTAATTTCGTGCATTTTATTAAATCTTTAAACGTCTTATCATGAGTGGTTCTACATAGTTCTACGTGTTTTCCATTAACTTTAAATGCTAAGATTACTTGATCGAATAATGGATAGTCTATTTTATTTTCAAAGTATTCTTTTATATATAAGGTCCATTGTTTAGGTCCTTGGTTATTGGTATAAATCATAATTTTATCACATTCTTTTGATATTTTCTTTTGTTTTAAATAATTTAATAAGGCGGTTATATTTGGACGGATAAATTCAGGATATAACTCCAATATCTTGTTGAAGTCATCTTGTTTGAGATGATATTCCTTGTTATATTCTTTAATATATGAGAGAAGTGCTTCCCAAAATATACTAAATTCCACAAAATATCCCAATGTTTCATCCATATCAAATACAACCACCTTTGATGCTGAAGGTGGAGTAGTCATCTAAAATAAATAGATATTATTTAATATCAAAATATTACAATCATACAAATTATTACAATCATACAAATTATTAAAATATTTGTATAATTTAACAGAACAGGTTATGTCCTTTCAATTAACTAAAGCGGATTATATAAAAATACTTAAATATTATAACCTTGAAATACCCAAAAATATCAAAGATATCAAATTAGATGCTGAACATATTTTAGCCAAAAAGTTATGTTCGTGTATTAAAAAAGTGAGTCCAGATAATGAGCCCAAAGCCATAGGCGTTTGTACACGAACTATTTTTAATAGAAAAAATTTGACCCGCGGTAAATTCAATTGTATAGGAACACGGAAAGTAGAATTCATAAAAAATATTAAAAAATTCAATATTGGGCGCAAAAAAACAAGGAAAAATAAGATTTAGTTCAACCACAACTTAAAACTTAAAACTTAAAAATACGTATATGAATAAACAACCTATTAGTGCAATTGCTGTTTTCGATGATAAGAAAATAAAAGGGGTCGTTAAATTTACAGAAGATAGTAAAAGCAATTCTGTTAGAATCGATATTCAAATTGAAGGACTAAAAAAGAATTTTTTACATGGGTTTCATGTTCATGAATCAGGCGATTTAACTGGTAAATGTGAGAGCATGTGCGCACATTTTACACCTTTTCTCATTTCAAACGCCCATTTTGAAATAAGATTTATAAATAATCCTTTTTAACTTTTCGTGTTTTATTCTTTGGTATATATTTTTCTGGTCGTTCATAAGCACCTTTGAAAATATTTTTATATTTATCTTTTGGTATTTTGTTTATCACATTTTCTATATTTTCCTTTAGTTTTGTTTTGTATGAGTTAATCCATCTAATTTTTGTAATCGTGATTTCAACATACTATATATGATTAAATTATAGTAAGTATTTATAATTTTATTAAACATTTTCCAGTTAAACTATATTTTTGTGATAATTCTTCATTCTTATTTACAAAACAATCACGGCATAATAATCTTCTTTCATTACCATATTCAATACCATTATTTTTAAATTCCCCATTTTTATCACACCATACATATTTATTACAAGATACACATTCAGGACATTCATCGTCTATTTCACATTCAACATTATTTAACCAAAATGATTTTTTTATTAAATCTGTAAATGTTTGTTTATAATTAGCAACTCTTTTTTTTTCATCAATTCTAAATTCTATATCTGTAATATATTCCATAAAAAAATTGCATGGTTCATCTACAATATCAAATACATCTTTAAAATTTTCCCACATATTTTTTTTAGCACATCTAAAGAATAAATAATTTTTATCGTCATTTTTTTTAATATCGCAAGGGACACCGCATTTACACATAGGTAATTCTTTTATGTTATTATTTATTGGAAATTTATAATCACAATTAAATTTAGTATATTTTCCACCTCTTATTTTTTCCCAATTATCTTTATTGTGTATCATCATACATTCGGCAATACTATTTTCTGCTTCTAACTTATCAAAATAATCTTTGTATTTTTCATTAAAAGTATTAAAATATGTAAGCAATAATCTATTATAATCAATTAGATTGTTTGCTTGTTTATCAATAATATTATTATTATATTCTAAAAATTTTCCAATGGTATCTACTTTATAAATTGCTACAATTTCTTCAGGTTTAAATATTTGCGTATTTATCCCACCTATTCCAGCAGTATGTTCCCAAAATCTTCTATATAATCTGGCGGTTTCGCCTACATAGAAATAATTATCTTCACACTTTAATATATATATCCATCGCATTTTTATTATGATATGTATCGTGTAATTGTCTTTAAGTTTATTCATTATGTTTCTTTGTTTCATTATGTCTTGTGAATAATATATCTGCATATGTTCCAAAATCGCATTTATCACAATAATACTTAAAATTTATTTTTCTTTCTTCTTTGCTTGAATGTTGAGTTAAATTATGAACCTTCATACAAGTCAAATTATTTGTTTTATATTCACAATGCTTACATTTTGGTTCTAATACCTTATCGCTTCTTGTTTTTCTTTTCCCTTGATTTTTATGTTTTTCACTTTCTATATGTTGCTTCCAATGTGCTGGATATAAACATTTATAATTACAACATTCACAATTATATTTAATTTCATTAGTATTTTCAATTTCATTATCCATTTAATTATAAATATAATAATTATAAATAAATTATATTTAAATGTTTTGCGTTAAACTAACTTAAAAATAAAATATTTATAATATATATAAAATGAAAAAGAAGAAAAAGGATGAGTTCCAAGAATTTAGGAATAATGAAAAGTCGGCATACAAAACTTTCAAAATACCAATAAAATCTATTTTACATAATTGCGACACTACGCAACCTGTTATCAATAATTTAGTTTTTGAAATGAATGATTTAATGATACACGCTTACCAATTTATTCGGTTATATGTATTGAGTTGCTATACTAATAACCAGACATTACCTATAATAGATGATACATTTATTTTATACTGCATAAAAACATTAGGCACTCGTGATAATAGAGGAAAGAAATGTAAAGATACAGCACTTTTAGACACATTAGAAAAGTTTTATTTGGAAGAATATCAACCTTTACTTAACCACGAAAAAACTAATTTGAAAAACACTACTTTTTTATTACCTTATTTAGCAACGCAAATTCATACTTCCTTATCCAACAATTCACAAGAGCATTTTATTCAACATTTTTTGAGATTTATTAACAAAACAACAACTGCTATAACCGAAGATAAATCCATTTTATTCAAATTGAAACATCAATTGATGATTTTAGATAATGAAACTAATGAAATATTTAATGAATGGAAAACCACTCATTTACATAATATTTTTCCACAAAACATTAAAAAATCAATCCACTATGATGTGAAAGTTAGACCATTTGAATATTTGAAAGGAATGTTGTATATGAATGAAGTATTAGAAAAAGAAGAACATAAATTATTTCAACCCTTACCGCTACGTAGTAATATTATTCCAAAACATATTATTATAGATACAGCAAGTTTGGTTAGTTTGTTTTGTCCTGAAACAGATAAGGATGGAAACAAAAATAAAAAGGGGAATTTATTAAGTAATATAAAAGATAATCAACATGATATTTGGAATAGTTTTTTGAACTTGAACCATAAAATATTTAGAAACCAATATTATCAGTTTCACCATCAAATACAAACGGATGGTATTTCGTGTTGCTTGTTGTTTATTAGAAAAGATTTGAAAGATAAAAAATGGGGTTCAAGAGTTCCTACTATTCCAGAACAAGATTTTTACAACATTGAAGATTTATCTAAAGAGCAATTGGATACACTGAAAGATAGAAATATAGTTGGTTGCGATCCTGGTAAGCGTTCGTTA